ACAAAAAGAATAAATACCTACGATACTCCGAAAGGAAGATAAGTATGGTAAGGCGTGAAATTCGCCATTGCACTTTTGCATATTTTTTAGTCGTTAAGTCGGCGTTTTAAATGTGCAAAGGTGTAAAGAGTATAATCTTAATGACATAGATGATAATGAACTTTCAAATATAACAAAGAATGAAGAGACATCGAACTAATATATATTCAAAATGTAAATATAAAATATTTATTTGATAAATACTTAAATGTATAAGAATATATAATATAGAATGTCAGGAAAATATCCCTCAATGAACCGTCACAGATATAATAATAGTAATAATAGTAATAATAGTAATAATAGTAATAATACGAATAAATATAGAAACGATGACTCAAATAAAGGGTCTGGTCCAGGGCAAGGATTTGCGAATAATTATGATAATGGAAGCGGCAACGGTAACGGCAACAGCAACGGCAATCGTCGTCAGAATAGAAATAATATAAGAAATGATATAAGAAATGATAATAGTTATAGTGTCAATGACTATCAAAATAGTGGTTTGAATATAAATAGGAATGAGGTTATTTCAAAAAGAGATAATGAAAATGTAAATATGGGTGTAAGTGAGGTTGGTACCAACGTGACATCTACCAGTATACCAGTTGTAGACAATTATACTCCAAAAGAATTCGACAAATGGGAAGACTTGGAGGGTGTTATAAGTGAAGACCTTATGCGTGGAATTTATGCGTATGGTTTTGACTCACCCAGTTTGATTCAAAGAAAAGCGCTTCTTACTATATTTGATAAAAAGGATATTATCGCACAGGCACAATCAGGTACGGGCAAAACAGGCGTTTTTACAATTGGTGTTTTGCAGAAAGTAAATACGGAAATAAATAAAACACAGGCGATGATTTTAGCACCAACACGTGAACTTGCAAAACAGATTTATGATGTGATCACATCGATTGGGTCATTGATTAAAAATATGCGTTTTCATCTTCTTATTGGAGGAACCTCGACGGATGAGGATGGTCATCAGTTGAAAACTATCATGCCGCATATCATTGTAGGTTGTCCTGGGCGTGTATATGATATGATGCGTCGTAACAACATTGTTTCAAAAGACATCAACTTGCTTGTATTGGATGAGGCAGATGAGATGCTTTCTGTAGGATTTAAAGACCAAATCTATAATATTTTTCAATATTTGAATGCTGATATTCAAGTTGGATTATTTAGCGCAACACTACCAAATGAGTTACAACATCTTACAGATAAATTTATGCGAAATCCTGTACGTATTTTGGTAAAGTCAGAAATGCTTACTCTTGAAGGTATTAAACAGTATTATGTTGCTCTTAATGATGACACACAAAAGTATGCAACACTAAAAGATATTTTCAATATTATTTCAATGTCGCAGTGTATTATTTATTGCAACAGTATTAAGCGTGTAATGGACTTGACAGATGCAATGATTAATGACGGATTTCCAGTATGTTGTATTCATAGCAATATGGATAAATCGAAACGCGATGAAGCATATACGGATTTCAAAGCAGGGAAACATCGTGTATTGATATCTTCAAATGTAACATCTCGTGGTATAGATGTACAACAAGTTAGAACTGTATTAAATTTTGATTTGCCGAAGTGTGTATTTAATTACTTGCATCGTATTGGGCGATCAGGGCGTTGGGGTAGAAAAGGAACTGCAATTAATTTTGTTACTAGATGGGATATTAAAACAATGAAAGATATTGAAAGACATTATCAGACAGTTATTGAGGAGTTGCCTGCAAATATTACAATTGATTAACTTGCAAACACCCAAACACCCAAACACCCAAACACCAATTGAAAAGTGATTTAGTAATAAAATAAATTCGTATATTTATTTTATTATTTATATGTTAAGATATAAATATGTTTGATCTTGAAAAATATTTAACAGAATTAAGGGATGCACAAATAAAAAAGCTTGAAGCTTTAAATGAACATGTAAATAACAATGCTACGGGTAATAATGCTACAGGTAACAATGCTACAGGTAACAATGCTAAGGGTAACAATGCTACAGGTAATAATGCTAAGGGTAACAATACAAGTAAAAAAAATAATGAAAATAATAAAAATAAAGATAGCATTACATCATTCACTTCATTTAAATTCCCTATTTCTTATATTGATAACAAACAAGAGATTAATGATAATATCATAAATGATTTAGAATTAGTAGAATCGAAAAACCCTGGTGAACCATCTATGTATAATCATATATTAAAACCAGAATCAATATTTAGCAAAAAGTTTTTAAATGAGTGGAGCAAATATTATACAACGGATATAGCTTTTTTGAAAGATTCACAAGCATTTTATAAGGCTTATGTTAATCAATATGACGGTGATTTAAAGGCGAAAGTGACAATGACTACTAGCACAAATGAAACAACAATAGACCCACATGATATTTTTGAAAAAATAGATAAATTATGGATTGATATTGCTGGGGATAAAAATTTCAAACAACGTTTTAACTACATCGATATTCCTGTTTTAGATAGACTTAACAAGTCGCCTGGTTTTTTACAAATACTAAGTATTTACAATCTTACATCACCTGTCATCTCTCTTCTTTCTCCACTTATACTACTTATCATACCATTTTTTCTTCTTAAATTTCAAAAAGTAAATATTACAATAGGAGGTTATATCGCAACACTTAAAAAAATATTTGCTACACACCCAATCGGGAAAATGTTTTCTTTACTAGATTTTTCTAGTATGCCATGGGATAAACGCATATATGTGCTGATGTCATTTGTGTTTTATGTTATTCAGGTATATCAAAATATAATGTCATGTTATCATTTCTACAAAAATATGATTCTCATTCACAAAAATATTTTTATTCTTCGCGACTATTTCAGATACACTTCTCGTAATATGACCCATATTATAAACATATCGTCTAATTTAGAAACGTATACAAATTTTACTGCCGACCTTGTGAAAAATAAAGATAAACTAGAAAAAATGTGTAAGTTATTTGATAAAATAAAACCTTTTTCATTATCATTTGGTAAAATGCTCGATATTGGTAAAATAATGAAAATAAATTATGAAATATTTGTTGATAATGATATAAAACAGTGTGTTGACTATAGCTTTGGATTCAATAGCTTTTATGAACACGTCGACCACTTGAAGCAAATAATAGATAGTGGTAAAATAAATATGTGTTCATTTATTGAGGCAAGTAGTGATGATGCAAGTAGTGAGGAAAACGTCGAGGAGACTGTAGATAACGGAGAGACCAAAGAACCAGAAGAAGCAAATGTGGAAGAAAAAAAACACAAAAAACGTAAGTCCAACAAATCCAACAAATCCAACAAATCCACAACATCGGAGTTATCCACAAAATCTAAAGATACTGAATATTCGCATAAAAAGTCAGAATCAAAAAATGTTACAAAATTTAAAAATTTGTACTACCCACCACATGAAACTCCGGTAAAAAATAATGTTATTATAGATAAAAAAATTATTATTACAGGACCAAATGCTGCAGGTAAAACAACGGTTATTAAATCAACACTTATGAATATTATACTATCACAACAGATAGGTTACGGATTTTATGAAACTGCTAAAATTAAGCCATATGATTACTTACACTGCTATTTGAATATTCCGGATACATCCGGACGCGATAGTTTATTCCAAGCTGAATCTAGAAGATGTAAAGAAATCCTGGATTGTTTAGAAAAAAATAGCGACAAAAATCACTTTTGCATTTTTGATGAACTATATTCAGGAACAAACCCGTATGAAGCAGTTGCAAGCGCATATGGGTATATCCACCACTTGTCTGGTATGAAAAACGTTGATTTAATGCTTACTACACACTATATCGAGTTATGTAAAAATTTGAAATCAAACGCTAATGTTAAGAATTATCATATGAGTGTAAAACTTTTGGATGACCATAAAGTAGAATATTTATATAAATTCAAAAAGGGAGTTTCAACGATTAAGGGAGGAATAAAAGTTTTATATGATTTAGAATACCCAGAGTCAATTATTACAAATACTAAAAAAATTCTTGATTTATGTAATTAAGGACATTACAAATTAACAAACAACAAATAACAAATAACAAATAACAAAAATAAGATTAAGCGTTAAATATTTTATTTTTATTTATGTATAAAAATAAAAGATGTCTCTACTTAACTCACAAACTATTTTTAGTATATTATTTACATTATTGATTGGCGTTGCTCTATATTATTATATAAGATATAAGACACGTGTGTTAGAGCTATCTGTTCGAGAACAAGCAAAAGTATTGCAAAGTGTAATCATGAATATGAATAATATGAATAATGAAAATATAATGAATACGGTTCAAAATAGAAGTCATGAAGAAGCTCTAGAAGATGCTGTTACCAACGATATGAAAAAATTTCGTCAAGTAACTTCAAACAGTGAGTTAATCAATGTTTCGGATGATAGCGAGAGTGAATTTGATGATGATGATGATGATGATAATGATGATGATGATGGTGATAGCAGTAGCAGCAGTGATGATAGCAGTAGTGGAAGCGAAAGTGGTAGTGACGATGACGATGACAATGATAGTGAACATGGCGACGAGACATACAAAAAACCTCTGGAGGATGTCACAGATAATAGTACTAGAAAAATAGTTTTTAATGGTGGGAACGACTGTCACATTATAGAACATTTAGATGGACCTGATGTAAAAGTAATCGAGTTAACACATCCTTTATATCCCAAAAATGAGAATGAAGTTATGAATGGACATGATGATGATGATGATGACGAGGATGATACAGAGGATGATGGTGATGCATATGCCGATGAAGAGGAAGGTAGTGATAATGAGTCTATGCCATCAGAACTAGATATAGAACATGAGAATCATGAGAATCATGAGATTAAGGAAAATGTTGTTACAAATGAAGTTACAAATCAAATTCAAAACCACTCCGATTTAGAAACCGAAACTGAAACTATTTCAGCAGATACTTATTCTTTAGATAACATTTCTGTAAAAGCGGTCTTCAAAACGAAAGAGAATAAAGATACAAAAGATACAAAAGATAAAGAGTCTGAACCATTTTCAGATTATAATTCAATGAATGTACAGTCTCTTAGACAGCATCTTAAGAACAAGTTATCCAGTGAAGGTTCACATATGAGTGAAGCTTCTATTAATAAACTTACAAAAAAAGAACTGATTAAACACCTATCCCAAATGTTATAAATATTTATATCATTCATGCCGTTCATCTCGTTCATGCCGTTCATGACGTTCATTTCATTGTTACACTATTAAACTATATTGAACATTAAATAAAACAAATAATATCAATATGAATTTGAATGTTAATATTATTTTTATCTAGTTTTAGTATATATTATATAGTCGTAATATCAATGTCTTGGGCTACTTGCTATTCAGGTTCAAATAACATTCATTTTAATTTCCCTCCTATTATGATGGATGGTCGCAACTTTGCAACCTGGCAACCAGGTTCTGTTGTAAATGAAAAAATCCGCGAAAATAACAACATAACTTCAAACTGGGATTACAGAACATTTTTGCAGAAAAATGCTGTCAGTATAATGAAATCAAATTCAGAATCAGCATGCAACAATTGCGGTGCATGTCCTACCCTTTATTCAGGACCTCAAAATCCCGAAGAACAATCAAATTCGCCTTTTGTCTTCTCATCTCCTCTAGATAATAGTCAGCCATTTGGTTACGAAACAAGTGACCTTAAAAATGTGTATCTTTCTAGACACGAACTTCAGAGCCGTATGATGGCACCGTCTCTAACACAGTACCAGTATGTAGTTGATAGTGTACCTAGGTAGTTTCTCTAGGTAGTCTAAAGTTATGAGTTATGAGTATGAGTATGAAAAATTTTTTTACTTTTATAAGTTAAAATATTTTTTACCTAATACAAAATTAATCCCCTTTTGTATATTATCAATCTCGTAAATAAAAAACAGCCCAACAAATGTTGACGTAATACAGTCGATAGTGTAATGATTTCTAGAAGCACATATCAAGGTAAATCCTAGAACATATGCAATGATATATAATAACCAGTATGCTGACCCATAGTACCGGTAAATAAGTCCCAATTGAAATATAAGATTTATAAAGTGTCCACTAATTCCGAGGTTATTGCAAGACCCCATGCTCAATGCACTTTCAAAAAAGTTTGAACCATATTTACACGTTTTGCTACTATCTGGAAGAGTTGTAGATACATAATAAATATACGTAACCAAACGCATTAACAAAAATACAAAAAAGTAAAAAATAATATACTGATATTTTCCATTGATAATGAAAATAATGTAAAAAATAAACATAACAAATGAAATAAATAAATCACTTATAACGTCTAAATTTCTAACTATTGGTACACTTTCCTGTATAATATCGGGAATTTTTACTTTATTAATTTCTTTACCTTTTTCATACGAATATTTGTTTACCTTTTTTTCTAGAAACCAACATATCATAAACAATACTAAAAGAGCACATACTATTTTAAAGTATATATTTTGTATCATTCCAAATTAGTGTTCTTTATAGTAATATTAGAATATAAAACAAACATAAAACAAATATAAAACAAATATGAATAATATATGAATACAACTATAAAAATATAGAAATATAGAAAAAAATGAAAAATGTTATTAGTTTTGATGTAGGTATGAAAAATTTGGCATACTGTTTATTTCAAGTAGGTGACAATGACACTTGTGACATTAATAACACTAATAACACTAATAACACTAATAACACTAATAATTTAAAAGACTATAAAATACTACGATGGGAAGTTATAAATTTGTGTACACCTATCACTAGAAAATGCACCAAAGGAGGTTTACAACCTTGTTGCGAAGTGGCAAAATACTGCAAAACATTCAAGACTAGTGAGGCTATATCTGGTGTAGGCAATGAAAATGAAAACGAAAACGATAACGATAACGAAAATGAAAATATAATTATTGATTATTATTGTACAAAACATGCAAAAAAGTGTAACTTAAAAATACCACCAAGTGAACTTGATATTAAAAAAATAAGAACGAAGAAGTTAGTCGATATCCAGAGCATTATTGATAAATATAATATTAAGCCTATTTTCGATAAATCTCACGAATCTCTTACATCTCATATGAATAAAGAAGCCATCGACCTCACTCTTCCTCTAGCGATTGTGCATTCAAAACGACAAAAAAACACAAAAGAACAAATGATAGAAATGATACAATCAGAACTAGATAAGAATTATTTAGAAAATATAGAAAATGTACGAGCAGACCAGATTGACTTAATCACTCTTGGTAAAAATATGATGACCGAGTTGGATAAATTTATATCCCCTTATACAAGTGGTGGAGATACAGTGCATAAAGAAGATGTAAAATTAATGGGAGGGCTGGGACTGGGGCATCAGGTAGGGCTAGAAAAATACAAAATAGATATTGTAATTATAGAGAATCAAATTAGCACAATTGCGAGTAGAATGAAAACACTACAAGGAATGATAGCACAATACTTTATAATGAGAGAAACACCGTGTATAGAGTTTATATCGGCAGCAAATAAATTAAAAATGTTTATGACTAAAAAGAAAACAACGTATACAGAACGGAAGGTTGAAAGTGTAGAAGTGACAAAAGAGTTATTAGAAAAATTACCACAGTTTAAAAATTATAAAGGAAGTTTAGAGAAAAACAAGAAAAAAGACGATTTATCAGACTGTTTTTTACAAGGAATCTACTATCTTACATTAAAAAATATGATAGATGTCAACTTATATTTTGAAAATGAACAATTTGAAAATGAAATACAATGATTTAATTACAATGATTTAATTACAATGATTTAATTACAATGACTTATTTATAATTACAATTACAATAGTTCAATTATAAATATATTTATAATGCGCACAAACTTAAAATTAAAGTTCTAGGTTATAAATAATATGGCTGACGAAATAATTGATCTTGGAAACTTATCCGATCTTGATAATAGTTTTATAGGAGGTGGTAAAAGGGGCGGGGGTAGCGGTTCAAAGTCTGTAAACTTTGGAGGAGGTTTAGAGCTTTTGATGAACGATAAATTAAAATCAGGAAATAAAAGTGGAGGAGATGGTAATATTGATTTGGATGACCTGAATGAACTAGAGGATGAGTTAAATGAGCTCACAGACTCTATCAATACAAACAAAGTAACTAAAAATTTTAAGTCTGATTTTTTTGGCGGTTCGGGTATAAAGTTAAACAACTACGACAATGCAGATGATCAAAGCGATAGCGGATTTTCAGACAGTAAGCATAATTTGAGTGGTTTAAGTGGACCACCTCTTAGCGGAAGTAATACCAGTGGCGTTGGCGCTTCCACTGCAAGTACTGACACAGATAAAAAAACTTGGGATGGTTTTGGTAAATTCAGTAATGTACCTATGAACCCCGACGCTCCACTTGACACAACGCCGCAAATGACAAAAGAAGAACTACTTCGCGAGAAATTTAAAATCCTTCAAAAGTTAGAAGAACTAGAGTCAAAGGGAATTCGTCTTACTAAAAAGTATACCATGGAGTCATCTCTTTTTGAAATGAAGGGTGAATATGAAACGCACGTGGAAGAGAGGGAAAAGAAGAACAGTATTAAGTTTCAGCAAAAGTTGCTTATGACTGCAATTACCGGAATAGAGTTTTTAAATAACAAATTCGACCCATTTGACTTGAAACTTGATGGATGGTCGGAGCAAATCAATGAAAACATAGATGACTATGATGAGATTTTTGCTGAACTACACGAGAAGTACAAGTCGAAAGCGAAGATGGCACCTGAATTAAAGTTGCTTTTTCAACTTGGAGGAAGCGCGATTATGCTTCATATGACAAATACCATGTTTAAATCCGCGATGCCTGGTATGGATGATATTATGAGACAAAATCCCGAACTTATGAAACAGTTTACACAAGCTGCTGTAAACACAATGTCACAGTCATCACCTAATTTTGGTAACTTTATGGGGGATATGATGGGTGGTATGGGTGGTATGGGTGGCGGACCACATCAACAACAACCGCCTAGTAACTTCAATAACCAGCGACCCCCTCCTCCACCTGTAGCAACAAAGGGTCCTAATTCAATTCCTCCGCCTAGAAGAGAAGGCGATATTTCAAACCGCCCCGATTTAAATTTTGGGCGAGGGAGTATGAATGATGGTGTAAACTTGTCAGACAACTATATAAATCCATATGAGTCAAAGCGTGGTGCACCTCCTCCTCTTCCGCAAAACCCGCGCCCCGAAATGAAAGGACCTTCAGATATTAGTAATATTTTGTCGGGACTAAAGACGAAGAATGTAAACATCACACCGTCATCCTCGAGCGCCAACGCAAATCAAGCTTCGGAAGAAAAGGGAAGTACAATTAGTATATCCGAATTGAAAGAACTGCAAAATGACAACATGCCAAATAAGACAAAACGCAAACCTAAATCCGAACGCAATACGATTAGTTTAGATATTTAATAATGGAATAAATATGGAACAGATTACATATTCAACGGGTTAAAATTATAGTTTTTTTCTAATCCCTGATGCGATAATCCGTGTAAACCTATTACAACTGAAAACATTAGTATTAAAAAAACTAGTTTATATGGTTCTAACCTACTTATCTTTGAATAATATTTATAAAGTACTATTATAGCTATTAAAATTAAAATGCCATTTATAACATGAGCATAAAATGAAGGAACGAAAAAAATACTTTGCATATAATTATATAATATAATAATATAATAATAATAAATATAATAATAATAAATACAATATAGTATTATATTATATTATATTATATTATATTATAATAACAAATGAGTAATTCTGTTGCAATAGAATCCCTTAGTTTTAGCGCATCTGTTCCTGATGAGAAGTTGAGGTTAGGTAAAACATTAGGCAAAGTTGTTAAAGTTGCTGATAGAGTTCTTCCTGTTGCATCTACACTTGTACCTGCTCTTGTTCCCATCAACACGGCTGTCCAAGCCGGAAAGCAGATTGCTGGTGCTATTCGTCGGTAGAGCTATAAGAAGTATTATATAAATTATATGATACTCAATATTTTGAAATATAATACAACAAATTTAGATAAATATTAAATTAAATATTTATATATAAATACTACACTAGAATAGTATTTATATACATGATTTCTATTATAGCTATAGTAGACAATACCAATACCAATACCAATACCAATAACGCAGAAAAAGTTATTGATGATTCTATTACATCAATTATAAATCAAACATACAAAGATTGGGAACTAAAAATTGTTTTATACAACATAACCATCATAACTGAGGATGATAATAGCGTAATACAAAAATATAAAAATATTGACCCCCGGATCCACATTATAAAATACGATAACATCCAAACAAATACTCTATCACGCATACTTACAACAACAGCTGACCAGCATTGTAAATATAACTATATTGCTCTGTTATACTTAGGTGATATATGGCTACCCAATAAGTTAGAGCTGCAGGTAAACACGATTTCAAAGTATCACCGTATTGAGATTCTAGGAAGTAAAAGTAGTTTTAGAGGTGAAGTATCTTGTAACCCACAAGGAGAATTGTATCATTACAATATACTAAAAGTAAACCCTTTCGTAAACTCGACGGTTGTTATGAAAAAGAATATTTTACATTTATTGGATTTATTCGAAAATCGTAACGTGTTTATAGGATTTGATATCATGTTGAATGCATTATGGGTACATGCAGCGATTCAACAAACTGTTTTATATAATATATCCGACGTAACCTTGAAACACACTGATAATAAATCTTTTTTACACTATACAAACTGCTATGAAACAAACGAATTCAAAAAAGTGTTAGACGATTTTAGGGCGAAATATATAAGAGTTAAATTTTTTAGCGACTATTGTGTATCCGGACACTGTAAACAAGAGTACGAAAAAGCATGCGCTGTTCAAAATATACACTATTACGGTAAAACAAAAAAAATATATTTTACTGTAACAGAAACATATACACACGCAATTTTATTAAACTGCCCTACTCCACAAAATCTTCAGGTACCTCCATCAAATGTTGTCGGATTTGCTCAAGAGCCGCACGATACACCGTTTCTAAAAATTTATCAAAATAATTTTATCGAATATGCTGTTAAAAATATAGGAAAATATTTCATTGGTAGCGTTCACACGTTTCCAACACCAACGTTTGTAGGACATCACGGTTTTCTTTTTTATGAAACCCCTAAACATATGCCTTTTACACCACAAAAACCAAAACTAATGTCAGTTATGGTATCTCGCAAAACATATACACCAGGTCATCAGTATCGCCACACCATCGCCAGTCATATTCTTAAAAATAACTTGCCTATCGATATATGGGGGAATGGTGTTGAAAATTATAAACGAAAATTCCCGAATAATAAAAATATAATGGGTGGTTTTAAGTCGATGGAGGAGATGTGCCGAGATTATTTATTTACGATTGCGATTGAGAATACGAGTCACGACCATTATTTTACGGAGAAGTTAATAAACCCTTTTATAAACAATACTGTTCCACTATATTGGGGGTGTAAAAAAGTGGAAGAATATTTTCCCAAACATACAATTCGATTGACTGCAAATATTGGGAAAGATATGAACACTATTTACGACGTATTAAAAAATCCAAATAAATATACTTCGGAGTATAAAATAAATCAAGAAATGGTACTAAATAAAGTAAATCTTGTTAAAAATATTGAACGAATATTTGAATGTTGAATGGTGAATGTTGAATGGTATCATTATGCACGTGTCGTCTGAGATGTTAAAAAAGATGCAAATGATAACCAAATAACGTATGGTACGAGACAGTAACTGGCAATATTGTTAACAGGAAAGAATAATACTGTAATAATCAGAGCAAAAATAGCTAATAGTATTAGAGTTACTGTTGCGAAAAATTTGTTAGGATAGTATACAAAGTAAGGCCACCACGACATGACAAGTAAAACCTGAATAGCATATAAGGTTAAATAAAACTGTTTGTTACCTATACTTATATTCGTACTATTCCATATAAGATAAGAAGAATAGCCTAACAGAAGATATAGTATGGGCCACACAACGCCAAATAACCAGGAAGGGGGGTTTAGATAAGATTTTACCTTTGGTATTCTCTTACGAGATATAAAATATCCGGAACCTAACCCTAAAATAATTGGAGCTGTCAATAAAATATATGATATAATGTCGTTATTATTTTTACCTTTAGACATTTCTAATTTTATTTTGTAAATTAAATTATATTATACTATACTGAAATATATTATTTATATTACATCAAAATATAATATTTGTATTATAAATGAGTTATAAGTAAATTATAATATTATTTAGATAAACTAACGGTATATAAAAATAAGTCAATATGAGTGTAAATCATAATAATATAGCATTAATAGAAAATGTAGAACAAAAGAAAAGTAAAAATAATTCTGAAAAAAATGAAATGAATAACTATGATTTTAAATCTGTTTGCAATAAAGAAAATATATTTCTTAAAAGAGAAAAATCTTGTAATATATTTTTGTTACAGTTTACATTGGATAATAAAAATAAAAATTTACACGATATCATAAATATTAATATGTATAGTCTACTTTTTAATTTAAACAAAGATAATTTTGAAAAAATAGAAATAAAAAAATGGATTTCACCTAATGAAGTAGAAGTACTTTTTTTATTTAAACCTTTTGGTAAAGAATTAGGTATTAAGCCAAAATATATGTATATTAAAACAGTTGGAGAAACTACAAATGAAAAACATGTATATACTAGTTATGATATTGACTATCCGAATATGGAAGAACTAAGCAAATATGATAAAGTTAAAAACATGATATCAACAATGGTTGTAAATTTCGAATCAAATTTCAAAGTAAATATAAACTATATTTTTAAGTTTGACTTAACACATACTTTGCCAATTTATATGGAAAACATTCTAGGGCTTACTATGAAAAAAATGTTTCTAAGTTTGAAAAATTTTATAGAAATGCTCTAGTAAATTATAAATATATATATGCTGTAATAAGTTATAAATATATAAATATATAAAGCTTAAAATTCATAATACTATTATAAATAATATTATGTATCAAAGAATAAAACAATCTATATATCATCACAAAGACTCTCATGAGTTAGAAGATGTAAAAATAGATAAAGTTGAAAGTGTACGTATATACGAAGATGATGCCGATGTAGATAGTGACACAGGTAGTGATAATGAGACATGTAGCGATATAAGTAATAATAAAAAAATAAATATTTTAAATAATTTTTCAAATATTTTTAAAAGTTTTGCATCTCATGTAGTATCAGGTGTATCAAAATCGTGGTTTATAACATCTTGTTTCGGTATATACACAAAATATTATTTGATATACAAAATGTCAAAAAAAACTCCAGAAGACTACAATACTATGATAAAAAATATAGCCTCTAAAATGTCCCATAAAAATATTTTTTTTACAAAAATATTCCAAGCATTCGCAAATAATAATAACTTGGTAGATAAAGAATTATTTCATCACTTTATTACATACACGGATAACGTTACATATAACGCAAACGAAATTGACTATAATGGACTATACGACCTCATAAATATTGCCAGAAAAAATAATGACAACCTTTCTATCGAAGGCGAAACTCCTATCAAATCAGGTAATATCGCGTTGGTATATAATGGAAAGTTAAATGGGAAAAGTGTTATTATTAAATACCGTCGTAAAAATATTATAGAAAAATTTAATAAGTCAATGAGTGAAATAGAGTTGTTGGTAAATATATCTGGTAAAATACCGTACTTACGGGACTTAAATATAAGTGATTTATTTGAAGAGAATCGCGAAATAATGATAAATCAGTTAAATTTTTCAAATGAGGTAAAAAATATAAATACATTTCGTGATAAATTCAAAGATGTACACAATATTTGTATACCCGAGGTATATTCTTATTTTACAGATGAAAATCCGTGTGCTATTATAATGGATAAAATCGAAGGGAGTCGCATTGAAAATATTTTAAATGATGATAAATACGAATATTCTAAAATTTTGTCACGATTTAACTTAAAATGTGTATTTTATGACGCAATTTACCATGCTGACTTACACTCGGGTAATGTTATTTTTATGAAAGAACATCATAACCGCAAAGATGAAAATAATAACATCACGACAGAACCTGTGTTAAAAATTGGTATAATAGATTATGGAATTATAGGAACAATGACAAGAGAAGAACAGAATATATTTTTTACATTTTTTAAAATTCTTGTTAGCAAAGACCATAAAGAATTGTCTACTTTTATTACTGAAAGTCTTTCTGAAAAGATAGATAAATCGATGCCCGATATAACTGAAGGAGACAAAAATATATTAGTTAATAGAATTTCCACTATATGTTGTTCTGTTTTAGACAGTGATTCAAAGTTTTTCGGCGGCGAAGAAATATACGAAATAAATAAAATATTAAAAACACAAAATTTACAGTTTTCAAAATTCTTTTGTCGTGTTGAACTTGCAATCGCTATTTCTGAAAATGTTTGTAATTCACTGGCAACAAATTCGTCGTATATAGAACAAATGATGATAGCATTTAAAGATATTTTTGGTAGTGATATTTTGTAACAATTTTATTACAATAAATTTTATCACGATGAATATTATTATAGATAAATATTATTATAATATATTATACACTCTGTATTATAATATTATTATTGTTACATTAGAATGGATAGTATAAGTATCAAAACTTCTAGCCTATCTAAAACTATTAAAGCTATTAAAACTATTGTTGTTTTTATTATTTTTATCTACATGGTCGTAGTAATGAATAAACATTTTTTTCATATATATGAAGATATTTTAAAAAATACTGACAAAATATTAACAAATTATACGAAATATATTTACATATATGTTCCATTCGTATTTTGGCTCGCATCAAAAGCAAGATATTTCAAATATACAGATGGATACTTTGAATTATATATTAAGAAAATGCTGGAAAGTGTAGTAGAACACAAAAATTATTATTCTAAAACACATTTTTTTCATGGTGCTTTGTCAAATATAGCAATATATATATTTTCTCTTCTTGCCGTGGCTTCAGGAGCCGGACTGGGCGATGAAGGTGTAATAATTTACTCCTCTATTAGTTTACTGTTATACTTTTATTTTAAAACAAAAGATACTCTTGGAATACATAACATATATACAGAAGTAATTATATATTTAGGATACGCAATCGGTTTCACAATTATTTTCGGTTCTGCGATAACAACTTTATTTTATATTTTAGAAACAATGTTTCATTATAAAGATGCAAACTTTTTTTCAAATTTTGGTATTATGATATGCGCAATACCATTTATTAAATTTTTAGTCAAAGAAGAAGAAAATCCAATAAAAGTTGATAAAATTTCATTTCAAAACAAGAATATTGGTTATATTTCAATTTTTTCTGTATTCATGGGCGTACTTTCATTCATTATTTTAAAAAATATACACTTTTTATTTACATTTATTAAAAATTCAAAATTCAATAATTTGTATGTTATCGGATCTGGGTTTTTGCTTGCATTTATGATTAAAAAATTAGGATTTTCATCCATGAGTTTTGGATTGTCAGAAATAAATGACGGATTTCAAGCAACCATAAATAAACAAAAATTGAAAAAACTAGATGAAGATAAAAATTATAGCGAACTCAATAGATTAAAACAACTAGAAAAAGAAGGTAAATTTGATACTAAAGACCGGTTTAGTGTATATAGTGTTTTCGGAAGAATCATAAGCGTTATTATTTCCATCTCCGCGGGATTAACCGGAGGTCTCGTAATACCCGCATTGACAATCGGCTGCGGTATTGGTTCTTCACTGTCTAAATATACAAATATGGACCAACATAAACTTATGTTTTTAGGAATGGTTGCTTTAATAAGTTCGTTTTTAAATGCACCGGTTACTAGTGCAGTACTTATCAATAAAATATGCAATCAACCCTATGATTCTATACCATTATCACTATGTGTTTCATTTATTTCCTATTTTACATGTCGTTTTCTTCAAAATAAGTTTTAGTCATATTCCCTCACTACTTCCCTACTATTTATTATTTTACTATTTATTATTTTACTATTTTTTGTAAATAATAAATAACTATTAGTGCAGTACCCAATATACAGTACCTAAACACAGTACTTTTACACCATTTTATAAGTTTACTATTTTATAGGTTTACTGTTTTATCGTTTTATTGTTTTTTTTAATACGTTTTTTATTTGTAACTTGTTATCATTATTACCTTTATTATCTTTATTTTTATTTGCTCTTCTAGTCTTTTTATGTTTTTTCGTTGTTTTTGACGACGATGATGATGATGATGACGGCAATGACTCTTTTTTATAATATTTATTTTTAATCTTTTTAGTATTTCTTAAGTTATATGATGCATTGCCACCTGAACCTCCATTTGTGCTGAGACCTGCAGCACCCTTTTCAAGTAAACCCACATTCACCGCATATGACCAATGCCCTCTTCCACCTACCAAAAAATACGAACCCGGTTTATCAAGTAAGAACTTAGAAGTATCATCGATATCATATGAATGCTGTATATCTTTGGTGATTAAAAAGTCTATTACTCCTTGTATTCCATCTTCTCCTATTTCATCCTTACTTTTTTCAATATACTCTTTAAACAACACACGATTTCCATCTTTATCTTCTATAGAATAAGTTTCCCAATCAAATATATTAAACACTGTAACACCGGATATTCCTGTTACTGTAATTATTGGTTGTAAGTAAAACAAAGATGCAAAAGGTATCTCTTCATCAGAACCGTAGTATTTTTCACCGACCATTTTAGATATTTTACGAACGTACTTGAATTTTTTATCACCCTTACCATTTCTTATTATATACTTTAAAATCGTAGAATTCTTATATTCTGAACTATCCATATCCACTTTACCATTTACTAATTCATAAATTTTTGTCAAAAATTCTGTAAGTTCTTGTCTGACCCTAGACTGTTCTTGGAACTGTATATCACATTGTTGATCTAAATTCATTGTTAAGTATTTATTATACTCTTCTTGCGTAACCATATATTTAGAAGATAACATTCCAATAGAATTATAAAAACAGTTACCATCACCATTTGAACTTTGTTTGACATATTTAACCGCTTGTAATAATTGTTTGGGACCAGCAGGTGCTGTTGCTGCTTCTCCTGCTGGTGCTGTTGCTTCTCCTGCTGCTGTTGCTGTTGCTACTTTTTTCAGTGACTCCATTAATTTTGAATTTTCAGTATTTTCAGGACTAATACTAGTTACCAAGTTTGTAGTTAAATTACTGAATACAGATTCGACTTTATCATTATTTTGACTTATTACAGTTGAGTAAAGACTTACTATTATTTTCTTGCCTTCAACTGGTTGTGGTTGTTTATCGTCTATTAAATATAAATACAAACTATACCTTTCACTATCATATAAAAATCCTAATATATCATCTACCATTTTTTTATCTATTGTCTTACCATTGTAGTCCGTATACTTGGCATCATCTATGCTGCTTAAATATGTATCTTTACTACTTATAAGAGTTGCTATTTTACTTTTTTCATCGTCCGTTTCAGCCAAATATTCACGATTAAACTCTTGAGTAGTTAATAAACGCATATTCTCTAATAAATTTGTATTACCATATCCGTTTGAAAGCAAATCTTGAATAAAACAGTGCTGTTTACCTATTTTATAATCTTTAAAGTAACATAAGTCATTCAGTATGTAATATAGTTTTTTATTGTATATATTATTTAAAAAATTTTGTATTTTTTTTAAATTTTTTTCAGTAATTTGTTTACCAGAACCAGAACCAGAACCAGAAGTAGAATCACAATTTATTAAGGATTTAATTTTAGAATCATCCATACTTAAGTATAAAGATTCGTCGTTTATGCCGTTTAACATAAAATTTAATCTATTCATTTTTTCAAGAAATTTAATACCTTGCATAAATTGACTAGGTTCAGTAGGTTGAGAAAGTATTTCTTTAAGAGGATTATAAAAATTTTGTATTGATTTTCTTAATTTTGAATAGTCATTATCACTCACCATAATTTTTTTTAATATTTCTTTAAATTTTTTATTCTCATCCTCACCACCCGGAACTAACATATCTTCTACTTTATCATATAGTGCTTCAGTTATTGTCATATAATTTTTCATTAAAACTTTGTCTTTTAAGTAAACCGGTATTGTTATCGTATTTTTACCAATTTCATCTTTATTCGCATCTGGTCCTATTCTAAAAAATGTAGAACAACGTGTTTGTGTAGGTAAATCTGATGGAAAAATATACCACATCCAATCTGTTTTTTTTTGTCCAGCATTAATCTCTTTTAACGCAGTTTCAAAATTTGACCCATCTACCTTATATGTGATTGTATCATCAACACCTCCGGGTATTTTATTACCAGTTTTCACACCGTTTGCATGCGCTTGTTTAAATTCTTCAACCGTCGCTCTCTTTATTATACCATGTATTGGAAGAACGTGGGATACTTCAGGTAGCGAAGCACTAGGTCCTACCTTGGGGTAAAATACAGTAAAGTCTATATTTGTTGGGTTATATTTCCCTTCATTTTCTCCACCAAAAGATGAAGGCGCGTTATTTTTACTTGTATATATGAATGTTTGTTGTCCTGCAACACTAGTACATTTTAAGAAAGTTGGCTGAACATCTGTTGGGAATGGTTGCAGTAAGTTGATATTAAAGTCACCACTAAAAATAATATCATAGTATGCATAGACAGAGTCTTGCCTGAAATAAGAAACTACCGTGTTTAATAATATATATATCTGTCGCTGTCTTACATACATCTTTGGCGTATTTTCTTCATCTAGTGACAAATGTGTAGATGTAAGTATTTGTTTATTTTTTGTATTTACAAAAAACCATAATCTTAAACAGTCCTTTGTAATAAATGTCTCATCATATTTTTGTATATTTTGGTTTTTTACCATACTTATTATAGCATTGAAAACTGTTTCTGCATCATTATTTGAAAAGATTTTTTCACCACTTTTATTTTTTATTAAAAATCCCAAACTTTTTATTTCTTCGACATTTACCGTTTTTTTATTCACAACCAAATAAAATTCACCAAAGTAATTAGTATCGTCTGTTATTTCTGAAGGTACAATATCCAGATTAACACTACCATCGCCACCATCTCCACCATCGCCACCTTCCTTATTTTTTATAGAAGTAGTTAATAATTCTTTGTATTTAAAGGGTTGAAATAGAGCACCTTCATTTCCAGACGATGCTGTCGACGATGCTTTTGCTTCTTCACTATTCAGAGCTATTTCCAATACAGATGTGGGTCCTTCTTGAATTAAAGTATAATCATATCCACCTTTCATCATGGCGCGAATAGCCCGCGCATTATTTGCTAACCGCGACTTATAGTGTTCTATTCCTTCTTTAGATTTTCCATTAAATTTATGAAAATAAATGAGTGTGTTATCCTTGTCTTTTCCTTCTCCACCATGGCTAGCAATATTCCATGTTATTAATTTTATTTCTGCTGGGAATGCACCTCCTTCCATTTCTGTCGCGTTATCATATCCACCTTGACCTTCCCCACCCGACATAGCACTTGAACCGGTAGTAGCAGTAGCAGTAGCAAGTTGTGGTCCGCACTGGCTATTATTTGTATTATTAATATTGTACATAATGGGCGAATGATCGGAATATATTTTGTCTTTATTTTCTGGTTTATCCCATTCTGACATTTCTAAACTTGTCAGGTAGTTATAGTCTGGTTTGCCGGTTTCGCATATAACTACTGACTTCTTATACGGAGAACCTTTAACTGTTTTAGCTTTTGATACAGTATATTCATAGTTATTCAACTTTTTCAAATCATCACCTGCTATTTGTATAGCAGGAGGAATAAGTTCAACGGAGGTGGTACTTAGGTTTCCTGATGTAGACTGTGTCCAGTCGGGAATTTCATCTGGTTGTGGTTGTGGTTGTGGTTGTGGTTGTGGTGGTGGTTGTGATTGTGGTTGTGATTGTGGTGGTAGTTGTGATTGTGGTGGTGGTTTTTTACCTTCATTTCCCAAATTGGATGTTTCTTGTACGGGTGAAATAGAACCTGGTCTCCCCGTAGATGCCCCCGTAGATGCCCCCATAGATGCCCCCGTAGATGCCCCCATAGTTATGTCAACTAAGCTATTTATTATACTTCGTTTTGCTTCATTGTCTAAAGCAGCTTGTTGATTCTGTTGCTCTTCAACTTCACTTTTTGCTACTTGTTTTATTACCTCATTGACAAATGCTGTGTCGAGTTCAAAAACACCACCAATTGCTTCACTATTAGACGGATTCGACTTATTTGGATAAATAGGCAATCCTTCTGTTGAATCTGAATTTACTATTTTCTTCATTTCTTCTTTTGGGCAAAGAAGTAGTTTACCCGTTGTAAAAATGAGACCACTTTTGTTTATTTTATCAGGGTTGGTTAAAGAATATTTATGCCCAAACAAATTTGGCAGGGTTTGGCTGTTTGTGTATCCATTTAAACGAAGTCTTCCATTCTTACCTTTACCACCATATAGATATGTTACTATTTTGCACGCTTTAATAAAATATGATATTTCTTCCGCATAATCTGATAATAAAGGATAATTTTCAGACTTAAATACGTTGTTACTTCTTGTTAATAGTAATGCTAATGCTGGTGCCACTGAATATACCTTGCTTATTTCACTTTTGACAACTTGTTGGTCATATGGTATATCAAAATTGAAATCCCCTGACATAAAATAAGGGTTAACATCAGTTGAACTTGAATAATAATACCTTACTCTAAACTTGGAAACAAATGCAGATACTAATAAAACTTCTAACATTTGTTTTGTTATTTTTTTATCACTTGCATTAGCTTCATTCTGCTTTACAAATTTAACAGACATTGTTGTTGAAGCTTTTTTTGCTTCGATTTTTTTAAGTGTTTCAGCGGTTTCTAATTTTATATTTATAATTCCAAAAATTTGACCTCCGGGAATATAACTCTGACTCATATATTTTTTACACAGCTCTGCTTCTGGTTTAACTTTAGACTGTTTTCCCACACTCGTTTTACCAAATAGTCCTGAAAACAATCCTGCTTGTTCTGAATTATCTTGGGCATACCATTCACCGCCATCAGCGCCATCTCCACCGACTTGACCATCTGCACCATCTCCACTATCTCCACCATCTCCACCATCTCCACCTACTTTAACCGCATTATTTGTAGGGGCAAATTTTACTTTTTGAGGTTCTACTTTTTCTCCTCCTTCTTCTTCATAATCATTGATTCCTTCAGCATCATCTTTTTCACTTCCTTCATCGGGTATATTATCATCATCTTCACTTATTTTAATCATACCACTATATCCTGGAAGTCCGGGTAATTTAGGGCGCGTTGCATCTGCCGGTTGTGATGTGGTAGTAGTCGTAGTCGTAGTCGTACTCATACTTGTTTTAATAGGCGATAAAGACATAACACTACCTGGCATTTGTCCAGGTAAAGAAGCTGGTTTTTTATACACACCACCTTTGAATGTGCAATACGTAACTGTAGCAAAAGAAGTATTACTGTAAATTGGTTCGATGGAGTTAATATTTTCGATTGATTTTCTATTTTTATTTATAAAAGCTCCCATTCTTATATCAGCTTCGTCTTTTAGTTCAAACTTGTCAATTTTGAACATAGTCAAGTTACCTAGTGCAGTTTTTTTATCGGGTATAGTCAAAACGCCTCCAATAAAACTCTGTTCAAAGAAATAGACGAAGAAATATTCTTGTTTGTAACGCTCGTATATTTGCGCCAGTAAGTTTAGAGGGTCGTCTACTTTTTCTAGTAACTGATTTAAAACTTTTCTGTGTATTTTTATTCTTTCACTTTGTTTATTTGGAGTAGTTATGTCTGCCAATATATATTTTTCTGAATCTGTTAAGGATTCTATAATTTTTCTATATGAGTCTAAAGAACACTGTACATTTTGGAAACAGTATATATCAGAACCACACATATCCATAGCATTAAATAATATTTCTTTACGTTTACTCCAAGAATTTTCATTTTTCCAGGAAACACCAGCGAATGAGTTGTCAATACTATTAAAATCTTGTATTAGTTGGTCTTGACCTAAAAAACAATATTGAACAAAAGATATCTGATTTACACCAGCATTTATCTGCGACATAATTTCGCTCCCCCCAACATTCAAAGCTTTTTTTACAAATCCAGGGAGGATATCTGTAATCGAAGGTGTGCTTTTTATCTTAATAGAGTTCTTAAGCTGTCTCCCCACTTTTGACCAATTTTGCTCTAAGAAATTACGTCTCCAAAAAGTTTTAATTTGTGAACCTCTTACGGCACAAGATGAAAATAAAGTTCCATCGCGGTCAATCGCAAGTTTTCCTTTTTCTAACTTTTCTAGGAATAGTTCTAACTCAATATAATAGCCGACTTTATAGTTTTCTAATACTTTTCTCAGCTGTTTAAACGTATTATTCCACTCTAAATAGTCAATTATGTACTCAACTCCTTTATACATGAATGTTGTTTTTGTAGAAAAAAGTATGTCTAAAATGAAACGAATATTATGACGAATGACACCATCGAGTTCATTTAAAGATGACTCTGATAACTTTTCTCTAAGTTTACTAATTCTATCTTTTTCTTCATAAATTTCGCCTGTTTTCTTTTTTTGTTTTGCAGAAATAGATGATAATAAATTTTGCTTTTCTAATATTCTAAAAAGAAACTTTAGTATTGTTGCGGTATTCGGATCTAAGTCTATTCTTACTTGAATTGTCTGTGTCTTTCCACTGAGTATATTAAATAACATGATTATTGGAACTTTTACTATATCGGTTGATGATACTCGAGAGCTTTCAATTATAGAATCCATTTGTGAACTTGTAACTTGTCTCGTATAAATAACACTTTTTAGTTGCGATATTCCGGACTCAGCATTTACACTTTTACTATTTGATGATTTTGGTTCATATATAAATCGTAATCCTGTATTTGAAACAGCAGCGGGAAGAGTGCTTTGTCCTGTTATTTTTCTATACTCAGAATTTATTTGATTTGCAACTGTACTCTCATCAGTGTAACTTTTAAATTTGCTTGATGATACCGTAGGTAGACCATAAGGTGTAAACATTTTTTCTCTGTTATCAACAGGACCGCCAATAAGTCTATAATTATCTCCTTCTTTAATCATTAACATAGAAGGTTCGGGTATTTTTTTCCCCATCTCTGAAATTTGTTTTATTTCTTTTTCTGATGGCGTACTATAGATAAACGCATATACGGAACCAATCAATTTTTTTTGTTCTTGTGCAGGATACCAGTTTGTAATAAAACTTCCTTCTGTTTCTAGGTCAGTTTCAAATACTTTTTTTTTACTATCATCTTTTTTTTGATTTATTGGTTGATTTAATATTTCAATATCATCTACAGAGACAATCTGACTGTCGTTTCCATATAGTTTTATAGGTTCTCCTAATTTTTTTACAAATGCTTTAAATAAATTTATATTAAAAAATGTATCTACGCGTGCTTTTATGGTAGCATTATTAGGAAAGCCGGAGTTATTAAATTTTATTAATGAAGCAATAAACGGTTCTGCATCATTTGTTGCACGACTTAGTAAACTCGATGCAGTAATAGAAGAAAATGTTGTAGGTTGAATATTGGGTCTTGTTTCCGTGGCAGTATAAGGGTTGAATCTATCTCTGTCTCTTCCATAAAGTCTATAACGATCGTCGTTAAAATCGGAATCAAATCCACCTCCAACCATTACTTGTTTTTTCGCATCAATAGCGGGGGGTAAGGGTGGGGGTGGAGCTCGGACATCTTGTGGAACCTGTTGATTTTTTGGGAGGGCTGGAGCAATGGGGGCAGCAGGGGCGGCAGCAGGCAGAGCCGGTGGATTTACTATATTTTCTTTTTGCTCTTTTTGTTCTTTTTGCAAAGCTAACTCTTTTTCGTATTCTTTTTGAAATTTTTGAGATTCGCTTGGTGTAGATGTATATTCTCTTTTGTAGTAAATTTTTTCTATTTTTTTTCTTTCTTTATTTGTCATACTTAAAATTTCAGGATTTATAAACATTTGTAGCGTTCCAATGTTATATTTTTTAATAATATTTATTGTCTTATTTTGTTTTTTTATATACCACGATACATTATCCTTTTCATCTTCTTCATCATTTTCTTCATTTTGATTTTTATTATCTTCTATATTTTTTTTTTCTTCTTCCTCGTTCATTTTATATAATAATGATAATATATATTATAATATTCGTTTAATTATTTTGGATATTACAATATTAATTTTTTTATATATTTGTTGTTGGTATTCATAATGTAATCTTGGTGTTATTTTTAAAATTTATTCATGTTATAAGCATCTAAATAGTTTAGTTGACTACTTTTAGTCTTCTGAGTTTTATATTTTTGTACTATTTCCATTGCGTCATTGAACTCTTTTTCAGTTATAACTTTATTATTTGTATACTCTCCGAGTTTTCGAGACTTTAAAAAGTTTTTGGGAAGGATACAGTATTTACTTTTTTCGTTCAATGCAAAATCTGCTAAAACGACAAAAACTGCAGTTAGAACAAGTGCGTGATATATATTTCTAGTCGCCATCCAAGATATTGTAAAAACTAATATTTCTTTTGTAAGCGCGTATTTTATATAAGACTCCGTCGACTCATCTAAGTTAATTTGTATATACCTCGAACCAATATTTAAACATATCATCATTATTCCAGCAAAAAATGTACTTGAATTTAGAGAACTTACAGCTTTATTTATAACGTCCATAGTCTATTATTGTCTAATTTTATGAATATTTTATATTATATATTTACAACACAAATAAAATTTGTAAAATTAATAAATTTGTAAAATTAATAAATTTGTAAAATTAATAAATTTGTTAATTCCAATAAAATGCTTCCTTAATATTGACTCCACATTTTCATAACTCTAAATTGAAAATCCTTCATATAACGGTATCGATTTTACGATTATAATCGTTAAAAATACAAGTGCTAGATAAAAGTTTACTTTTGAAAAATAAGCAATAAGAAGTAAGATTATAATCCTACCTATAAATGAAGTATACATATAGTTATAAACGCTTGGTATGAATACGCATAAAAGAGCAAATAATAAAATATTGTAAAATATTAAATTTTCTATTTTACTATTCATTTACGTTCTGTTGTTTACTGTTATTTACTGTTATTTACTGTTATTTATTATATATTTAGAAATAAAACTATGTGGAAATAACAAACTATTTATTTATATTATATTATATATATTCAATGCGTGTGACTAGATTAACCGAGATAATACCACATATGTCATATAAAAGAAAAAATATCCCTACACAACCTTTATTTTTTACTTCACATGCAACGTATAATGCTTCAAAATCAATGCCAATACACTCTAATAGAACATTACTTCAGGTCACTTTTCCACCTATTCATTTAGAATATAAAGAGAATGAAATCTTGCCTACAATAGAATGGAAGCCTTCATTTGTGGTTGACTCCACTTATAGAGAAATAGGTGTACCAGAGAAGATAGGATTTATAATTTTACGACACGTAAACTCCAGTATAACGAATCACTACTGGAAAGAGTGTTACAGGTGTATTAAAAAATTTTATCCGAGAAATAGAATATTAATAATAGACGATAACAGTAACAAAACATTTCTTACAAACGAGCCACTAGATAATACGATGGTAATACAAAGTGAGTTTCCGCGAAGAGGAGAATTTTTGCCATATTATTACTATTTAAAAACAAAATTTTGTGAAACTGCCGTTATCTTACATGACTCGATGTTCATAAAAAAATATATAGATTTTACCGTAAACAACTACAAAATTATCATAAATTTTTATAAAAAAGATATTTCAGATAAAGAGTCGTTTCAATATCAAATGAATTTATTGTCTGCTATTAATAATGAAAAATTAACTAATTTTTATAATAAGAAAGAGTTGGACATGTGGAGTGGATGTTTTGGCTCTATGGCAGTTATTAAATATGACTATTTAAAAAATATAGACAGTGAATTTCGACTAGCTTCTTTAATACCTCATATAACATGTAGAACAGCTAGGTGTGCATTTGAAAGAATAATCGGATGTCTACTACAAGTAAATATGAAAGAAGAATGTTTGCTTGGTTCTATTCATATGAACTGTATGTGGGGTTTAACTTATCGCGATTACCTACATAATAAATACAATCATAATTTACCATTAGTAAAAGTATTTACAGGAAGATAAACTTGCATTGTAATTTGAATATTATTGTTAATATTGTTGTTAATATTGTTGTTAATATTGTTGTTAATATTGTTGTTAATATTGTTGTTAATATTGTTGTTAATATTGTTGTTAATATTGTTGTTAATATTGTTGTTAATATTATTGTTAATATTATAATTTAATTTCCGTTTTTTTTTTAAAATAATATCTCATTTTTTTATAGGAATGACTATACCTTTAGCGTTATTTGCTTCGTCATATAATGAAGAAGAAGCAAATGGTTCAACAGTTCAAAATTCAAAATCATCATATACTCCAGTAAAAAATAATAAAAATAATTATATTTTAGGCAATAATGATAACAATGACTACTCGAGAAATAAAACTACAAATCTTAGAAAAACAATAAAACATAAACCAACAGCCCCTAATGAGTCGAAGCTTGCAGCATTATTAAAATCAATGGACGAATCGAGTGATTCCGAAAATGACGAAGAAAGCGGGAGCGGGAGCGGGGGCAGTGGTTTAGCAAATTATAAAGGTAGCGATACTCGACGTTCTAACTCCAACATGTTTCCTCCATTCCCCGAGTTAAACTATAAAGGACCGGGTTCTACTATGTCTACATCTAATGAAAATTCTGGGTCAGGTCAAGCTTCAACTACACCATATACTCCTGATATACCTACATCACCACAAGGTGCTGTTTCAAATAATGCATACAATGATATGCCTAGTACATATGCTAACCAATACTATAAGCAGTTTATCCCATACTTGAACCAAAATTCATCGGAAATACCAGGTCAACCGAAAGGCGAATTAATAGAAAAGTTAAACTACATTATAGACTTATTAGAAGACCAGCAAGATTATAAGACGAATTCTATTTTTGAGGATTTGATTCTTTATGCTTTTCTAGGTATTTTTGTGATTTTTATCGTAGACTCATTTGCCAAGTCCACCAAATACGTAAGATGAAAACATGAGATGTAAGAGATATGGTGAGATTTGCGTTTATTCATAAATCATAAATCATAAATCAATAATGCAAATCTCTATATTTATCGAAAAAAACTTAATTCATTATTACAACATTTTCCGGTAATAATGTTTTACATATATAGTTATGAATCAATAGAGTATTTTTTTCCACCAAAATAGGTTTAATACTCGCTAAAAAATAGTCAATTATCTTTTTATTATGCGATAGTGTATCGATAGAGATACACCCAATCTTGTTATTTTTACGCTCTATTTTGAGTGCATTAATAAAACCACAAATAAAGAAGTTGTCATGCGTTGACGGCATTTGAATTGATATTTGTAAATGTAAAATATGGTTTGCATCTTTTATGGCATTTTTACTGACAAGTATTTTATTTGACTTGCGAAACATATAGACCGCGTGTATCGTATCGTGATTCGCACCTACTATTCCCGTATTGTTTTTTTGTAGAAGCACATATACCGAATATATCTCACTCTTTATGAGGTGAAATACATGAGATACGGATGGTAGTATGGATAGCTCAAATAGTCTAGCGTATTTATTACTATCTTTGTTCATTGTGGCATTATTTGTGTGATATAGCTTCAAGTAGTCTAAAAGTATATTTATATTTTGTGTACCAATCCGTATCAAGTTTATACTGCCATGAAACTTATACTCTATGGTACTCTTCCAATCTAGTATAGGAATATAAAATGAATGATATTCCAAAAAAGGAACAACTAGTTTGGGGACATTTATTCCCGTATATATAAAAATCGACGAATATATCTTTGCTTTATGTCTTGACATCTTTAATCCATTTTTTTCGTATATGTTTTTATTCTTTGTGGATTTTGTGGATTCCAAGTTTTTATTTATTTCATCTGATTTTCCATTTATCTCACGCATCTGTAACATCTCATGTTTTTCGGATTGTATATAATCTTGCTCTCTTCTTATCACTTCGTCCCAATCATGAAACATTTTATAGTTATACGTCTTCATCATCGTCGTAACATCCGTTTCATCCACTTCCTGATAATTATAATACACTTGTGAAAAATAAATCGGCATCGATGACGCTTCCGCTTCTGCAAATTGTTTACTACTGTTAATGTCACCCTTTTTACCACCCTTTTTACCACCCTTTTTACGACCCTTTATATTCTTAAAAAAACAATAAAACGGTATTGAAATAATAACGCCAACAATATCCTGCACAGAAATCACTTTCGATGTATCATTGTCGCTTTTATATATGTTTTTATAATTTACAGTTACTATTGGGTCGTAATCGTGATTCTCCAATACCGTCTTTAAAAAAGACTTCTCCATCTTTCGACTCACATCCACAAATTTCATATTCCCATTGTTGTATTTTTCATTAAAATAAGGATAATTATTCATCAGTGATACTATATCTTCGTAATTTTTCATAGTCGTATCAATCTCATTTATATATATGTTCCCTACTTTTGCAGGTACATTCGTGTGTGTCACATAAGATACGTTGTTATTTAAAAAATTCAAATGAATCGTATCTGCTGGTTTCTCGTCCGATAGTATAGTATCCAATCTACACCAGTTTATGAGATTATACCTATAAAATATAGGCTGTTCTAACCAAAATCGTTGTTTTACTTTATTATATCCGTGTACTAATAGAATACTTAATAAAACGCTTATTATGATATAGTATAACCACATATCATAATAACTATAAATATATATTTTGTTCGTATTCTACGATTAGGTATTATTTTTTTTTATTGTTAAACTTGGGCGCTTTTGGTGCTTTGTATGCCTTGGGAGCTTTTGGTGCCTTGGGAGCTTTTGGTGCCTTGGGAGCTTTTTGTGCCTTTGGTGCTTTGGGTGCCTTGGTTGCCTTTGGTGCTTTGGGTGCCTTGGTTGCCTTTGGTGCTTTGGGTGCCTTGGTTGCCTTTGGTGCTTTGGGTTCTTTGGTTGCCTTGGGTTCTTTGGGTGCCTTGGTTGCCTTTGGTGCTTTGGGTTCTTTGGTTGCCTTGGGTGCTTTGGTTGCCTTGGGTGCTTTGGTTGCCTTGGGTGCTTTGGTTACATTTTGGTTTGGTTGGATTGTATAAGGTTGTGTTGATACGAATGGAGCTCGCACATGTTGCACGATTACTCTTTTAACAACTTCTTGAACAGGACCTTGTATATAGTATGGAACCACTTGTGGAACTACTTGTGTAACCACTTGTGGAATTGATTTTTGTGGTTCAACTATTAAATTATTAAGTAAAGTTTCATTATTTATACTGTTTTGTTCTTCTAGTTGTAAATCTTTTTCTAACTGTTCTGGATTTTCTTTATAATAAGTTATTAATAAATCATATAATTCATTTTTTCTCAACTTACTAAATCCGGAAATACTATTTACTCTACAGATATCTTTTAATTCAGCAACAGTTTTTGTACGAATAAATTCAAAGTCGGTTTCGTTAGTAGTATCCATAATGGTATCCATTTTATTAAATAATATACAATATTATTTAAATAGGTTTGTATTATACTAAATCAGTAGGTAACAAAAAAGTATAAAAACCTTTGCACATACGAAGTATTGAAGTATTGAATTATTGATTTTTGAATTACGAATAAACGCAAATCTCACCGCATCTCTTACATCTCACATGTTTAATAGCATGCATGCATGTCTTGTCATAATGAGGTCGCAAGGTTGCACTGGTTAGTTTGCAGGTTTGTACAATATGTATATGTATTGGAATGGTCTATCAAATGGAAGCAGGTCAACCTGCGACAACATATTAAACCCGGCATCTTTTGCTTCACTTAAAATAACAGTTTGGTCAGGCGTTGTAAATTTGCGTACATTTTGCCGCTTTTTACCATTTTTCCTATTTTTAAATATCTCACGAAACTCTATAACTTCAGGATCATTCATAACCATGTCCGATTTGTATATGATGTCATCTATAATTGCATCATTATTTCCTAAAGCATTATTAACATGACTGCTGTTGAATAAACGCGTAACAGCTGGTGATAGTCTTCGCTCTCTTGCTCCATAAGTCTGTGAGTCAAAAAAACCTCCAACATTTATTAAATGAATCGCTAAAAATCCACCCGGAGATAACCACTTATAACAGTTCTCAAACAACATTCGCCTATTTAAAATCGTATAAATCGTAAAATCCAACAATGTAATAAGTGTAAATTTCTCGGCATCAAACGTAAGCTGGTTTGTTCCGTCTCCTAAAACAAACCTACTATCCGGATATTTTTTCGAAGAAAACGCTACCATATCATTTGAATTTTCCATACCATAGCAATTATACCCTTTCGAACTAAGTGTATTGACATGTTTACCAGTCTTAGAACCAATAACTAAAGCATCGGTCCGCATAACAGGAGAAGCCTTATTTAGAATAACGCCAACTTCATAATCATCGCGAAGGTCACTATAAAATAACCGTTCATACATTCTCGCATAAAAGTCGTCAAGAGAGTCTTCACCAGCCTTTAACGTAAACTCTTTATTTATAGTAAACCCTTCTTTATTTCCTGCTGAATCACTTTCTTTAGACGTTGTCTCTAAAAAGAATAGGCGATAGATGTATACAATAGATACAAGGATAATTAAAAATACCATCATAACTACCCAACATGAAGAAGTATTTATTCTATTAACTGCTGTGTCAATAAATGTCATTACTTATATGTATTATTTATATGTATTATTAATATATATTTTTTATAGAAAAAATAGTATATGGAAACCGAATTTCAAATTAATGATATAAGAACAATCTCCGAATTTAAAGGAGAATCATTTTCAAAATACAAAAAAACGGATGTCAGAAAAGAATTACTAAACTCAATGCTAAACGGAAAAATTGAACACGCGTGTAACTGGAGTTCTGAACTTATTTGTGCTGGGCAATTTTTAGACCTATGGGATATTATACTAACATTTTTAGGAAAACATATCCATTTAGCTAATCCAAAACTAGCAATATACCTTGAAATGCGATATGAAAATTTTAAATCAATTATATCTTCTGGATACAGAGACGACATACTACGACTAAGAAATAACCCCAAAATAAGAAGCATGTTTGCCGAAATAATTTGTATTTTGTGTTCTAGTAACAAAAAACACTGTTTTCAGGGTATCAAAATAAATAAAGAAGAAGAATACGACATAACACATATGTCAAATAAGTTGAAAGCACCATCTATGTCATATGCTCAGTCTATTTATCGAAAAGATGATCCTAAAGAGTTATTTATTGCTATTAACGAGTTTGCGTATCATATATCGCCGGAGTCAAACAATGCACTACAGGCGTGTTTTTGGGTAGAGTGGATAATGGAATTTCAAAAAATCTGCGCTAAAAAAAAAGAGAAATGTTTATGTGAACGCAGAACTAACATACCTATTGATGAAAAATTTCAGATGGACCCTATATGGATTTTATGGGAAATCATACTTAATAACTCAAAAAATGAGGATAATATAAAAGTAAAAATATTGAATAGCATATTAAAACTGTACTGTTTAAAATATACACCAGGTGTTAAAAAAAAACGGCGTTACTTGATATACTACGCAATTTCTATTTTAACCGAAAAATATGATACTAAAATAGAAATAACAAAAGATAAAGATTTAGTAGAGTCTGTTGTAAAAAAAATCAATGCAGTGTACAAACAAATAAAAAAAAATGAAATAGGACCTAAAGTAGATTACTTAATGACGGACTTCCGAAAAAGTTCTTTAGAAAAGTCAATTGACAAGTTACTGTTAATGAATAAATTTGACTTTATGTTGAATGAGTCGTGAGAATAAGATACCTTGTTTTTTGTAAACATGATTAGTAAAATATTTTTGATTTTTTAACATAATACGTAATCGTAGTAACAGTAAAAAACAATATTGCACCCCACAATGTATCAGTAATTGCTGTCTTCAAGTTATACTTTTTGAAAATTGCCATATTCGTAAAGTCAAATATACCATATGTACAGAATCCCAGTATAAAAGCATCAAATGGTGATTTGTTTGCAGATATAATAAAATAGTTAAGCAAAACCGCCATCAAAATATATGTAAAAATGGCAGGTGCCATATTTACAACAAGGGCAGAATTTTGAATTGCTGCTACCGTTTTATCAAATATAGGCTTTCCAATAAAATATAAATAAACAGAGTCAACGAGAACCAACAGTACAGAAGATACAACAAAAGAGTTCATTTAATGTATTATAAACCTTTAGTATAGTATTATGATATATAATAAAAATATGAATAATAAAAATATGAATAATAAAAATATGAATAATAAAAAAAATGATTTAATTAAATATTTTATAGTTATATTTTAATATGATGAAAGAAAAACCTAAACCAAATATGAAACTAAAACCAAAATCCAAATCTAATTCTTTAAAAAGGTCGCTTAGTATATTAAAAGGCGGAGAAGAACAACTCAAGAAGGAGGAAGAGGGGAAGGAGGAAGGGAAATCTTCCTTTTTTAGTTTTTTAAGTAAACGCGATGACATTAAAATTCCAGAAGACTCAAATGCAAAGAATGGAGCTGATATGGATGAAGATAAAGATGCAGACAAAGGAATAACTTTTAAATCGGGTAAACTGTTAACGATTTTATCTCCATCAGAAGAAGTGGTTGTTTCTAGTGAAGCATCTTCTTCTTCACTTTCTTCAACTTTATGGTTCTTATTTAGAGTATTTATCGTTATAATCATAGTTCTTATATTTATTCTTAACTTAACAGGACATTTAGATAATGTTGTAGCATTTATTAAAAACTTTTATGATACAAATATTGTACCTCTGCTTGTATCTACCGGTATAATGAAAGTTACACCGGTTGTAGCAGACCGAAGCACCGGAACACTTCCAGGTAAAGAATCCAAAACTGGTACAAATACAATCGACCAACTCAACAAAAATGTTGGCACAAAACCTGTGACGACAACACCTCCAAATACAACTTCATCGACACCTGCAACTACTAGACCTACACCGCTACCACCAAATACTAAATCACCTACGCTGCCTACGCTGCCTACGCTGCCTACACCACCACCACCTCAAAAACTTGTATTTACGGCTCGTCCACAGCGTGACCCAAATTTAAAACCTATACCTATTCAACCACACGAAAGGCGAACACCGTTAGTAAATAAAGGAGAATCGGCACGTCCTCCTGCATCAGCGCCTGCACCTTATCAAGAAGAAACAACACGTGAAAAACAAAGACAAGAATCTATAAGAAATGCGTTAAAGTATGCTGTTAAAAATCAAAATCGCTCGTCTTATGATGCTATGGGTAGAGTACGAATACCAAGAACAAATTCAGGTTACTGTTATATAGGCGAAGATAGAGGATTTAGAAGTTGTATTAAAGTTACAAGGGATATGAAATGTATGTCGGGTGATATTTTTCCAACAATGGAAGTGTGTGTAAATCCTCGTCTTAGGGCGTAGGTCTAGTAAATCATTTATATTTTTGAAACTATAACACAATATTATAATACAAGAGTATATTATAATATTCATAAATAAAAAACAATGTCTGTGCCACCTCAACCAACAAATTTAGTAGCACTAGCTACCAACGGAGGGGCTGTTTCTTTTACATGGAATAGTTCTGCAACAGCAACATCATACACCCTCGAATATAAAGTAGGCGGATTTGGAGATTGGATGGTCTTATATAGAGGAGCAGCCACAAGTTATAGTGTAGCCAACTTTGAAACAATAGCTGTTGTCAATAATAGTGTTACATATTGTTTCCAAGTATATGCTACAAACGGATTTGGTAATAGCCTACCCTCAAATATCTCACAAGCCACGCCATTTAATAACAATCTACCTACGCGATTATGGTCTCGTTTTGCACCAAATTGTACTAGTTTTAAAATAGATTCAAACAGTATACAGGAAACAAGTTATGACATGCAACGGAAAGCCAGTGTTTTGCAATGTCCGGTGAATGGGAGACTAAATTATACAAAAGCAATACTATGGTCTATGGCGTCGAGAAATGAACTTACGAGGAAAATGGCGTGGGCATCTCAGTCACAACTGTACACATACGATAATACTACAAATATAAATAATGAAGATGGTGTAGGACTGAAAATTGTTAATAATACTTTAACATGTCAGACTATACCTTCTCCAATTGTGTGCAACTCATCGAGTAGTTCAGATGTTCCCGGTAAACCCATCATACTTTGTTTTAACAATGATGCGCCATTTAACAACTATAGAAACCCCAAAACATATGCAGCAGGTGGTACTAGATTTAATATGTTTTAGTTAACTAATGGTACATCGTTTTGGTCAAAATACCACCTATCTGCTAAATAGCGTGGTCTATTAAAGTTACCATCAAAACTTTTAGATGCTGACTTCATGTTAGGTCCAGATACAAGAATATCTTGTATTTCTGCAATACTTATTGCATTGTTATAATATGTGAGGTTTGATAAATACCCAGAAAATCCACCATAGGAACAAATATTTACGTCGTCGTAGTTCTGTTTTACAACATCCTTCATAATGCGTCGCCTCGTTAAACGTCCATTTACATACACATCTAAATTCTTACCTTGTATTCGTATTATAATATTCATCCATTTCGCAATAGGTAAGTCATTTATGTCTATAACATCGCTCATTGGGTCATTAAACGAATTCACTATTACACGAATACCATCATACTTAGGGTTTATATATAAACCAGGAGCATTATTCGGGGAAACAATACCCTCACTATTTGGTTCTTTATTTCCTTTATTAAATACATGATGATATTGAGTATCGTTTGTAAAACCGTTCAAAAATAACCATACTGACCATGTAAATTCTACACCAGTTTTTTCATTGATAGAGCGGACAACAGTAATAGACTTTTTAATATTAGGGTCTTGAGATATTATTGTAGAATCAGAACCATTTATATAACCGTCTACTAAAACGACTTTACCACTGGGAGAAAATATCCAACTAATAAAAGCTACCATTAGTCGAAATAGAATAGCAAAGCCTATGATAACCATTAGTAAAAAAGCAATCTTTGCAACCCAACTATTCGACTCTAAAAAATCTTTAGAACCTTCGACAACACTTGCGGAACTAAAATCTTTGAAACTAGATTTCGAAGCTGTTCCTGCGTTGATGTTTGGTTCAGCATTAGCGTTCATACCTACACCCGTGTTAGCACCAGGAACAGGAGATGCTTCAGATTTGCCAGGTATCAAATTTTTGAGCGAATCTTCAAAACTTTCACTTTTTAATGATGATGGTTGTTTTTCCATTTATATTTATAATTATATTTATATGTATATAATAAATATAAAATATTTATACAGTAGTTAATAATTATACAGTAGTTAATAATTATACAGTAGTTAATAACTATACAGTAGTTAATAACTATACTAAAATAACTATACTTAATAAAATAATTAATCAGACAACGATTAATGATTAATTATTAATTATTCCTATTTTAAATTTTGTTTTATCTAAATGCTGAAACTCTTCATAACCGAGTTATCTTTCAAGAATGCTAACTCGATTTTATAACGCTTGAGAGCATTCAAGTCAAATGCAGAATTCGTGTATCCTCTAGAGTAAATATCCCATACTTCTTTTGGACTAAATACGTTGGGACTATATACCACGCTCGCAATAAAACCGGAAAATCCTGGAACCTGACTATTATTTGGTGTTCTATTTCCTCCTATGAAAATAGCACTATTCTTTGAAATGGGTGATGCAACATTAGTCATGCTACATGTCTTTATTAGTTTACCATCAATATATACATCAACTGCACGATTATACACGCTAACAGATATATTTACCCACGTCTGTAATGGGAAATTGGTAACACTGCAAGTAGAAGAAAGCGAGTTATATACATTTTCACTTTTTCCTACAGTACTTGGATTGGCAGGCTCAATGTATATATGCAAATCATTTGTCGTTTTAGCAAAATACAAAGCAAAAAAACATGGACTTCTTTCACCAGGAGCTAACGCTAAAATATTCTTACTATTTCCATAATTTACACTCCAGTCATCAATATATGTCCAGACAGAAAACGAGTAATTATTTCTAGAACTGTCTACCACATTATTAAGCGACTTATGAAATAATTCTGTACCCCTTTGAAAAGACATCAATACCTCCATTGAAGTGAAAAAGTAACTCCATATAATATATAAAAGTATAACAACTATTACAACACCTAATATTAATTTTAAATCCATTTATAATATACATCTAGAAATTTTTCTTAATAATTATAATTATAATAACAATAACAATAATTATAAATATAACAACAATAACGACATTTATTCTTTAATGTAACAAATAAAAACAAAATAAACAAAATAAACAAAATAAACAAAATAAACAAATAAAACAAAACTACACAGTTACAGGAGGATTCATATCTTTCATAGACTCATACATTAGTTTAATACTCTGTGCTAATACAGGGGTTTTATAATATACTAAATTAGACATTTCACCATATATACCAGGGGACGAACCTATAATTATACCATTTGGATTTTGATAGGGTATTATGTTTTGTTGAGATATTACTAAATCTCCATTTAAAAATATATCAATACTACCATCAATAAAATTTACAAAAACATTATTCCACCGCGAGTGTACGATTGTTATATCTCTTTGTGTTTTTTTATCAGGTACGATAACCGTACGTTTCCCGCCATTTGCGTCTGTAACGTCAACAGAGAATATGAGGGTACTTTTTTCTGCATTAAACTGTATATCAGGTACATTTCCACAGTTTACTAGTGACGTATTTTGAATATATGCTTCATTTGTATTCGGGGGTACTGGATGAATATATATCCATGTAGATATTCCATAGTTTACTGTTTTAACCATATTCTTCATTGAGGGGGGAATCGCCACACTATTCTTTATTTCTAGAGGGTACACTTTATGTGTCAAAACAACACCATTGCTATTTATAACTGTATTAAATACCTTCGGAATCAAAAATTTAGACGCAATTAAGGCTATTTGAATTAGTAGTATAATTACTACAGTATACTCTTTCTTTGCAAGCTGTAGCTGCTCTCTTAATACATTTGAACAGTCGATAATAAAACAAGGAATATATAATATTAGTTTCATAATGAAGTTGAATACAAATCCTAAACCGACATTATTTGATAAAACCAGACTTGTTGAGGTATCAAACTTAAATATACTAAGTATTAATGCAACAAAAACCATTAACAACAAAAAGTTAATAACACTTATAACTTGGTCTAGAGTAGAAGGAATAGACATTACTTTTGCGAGACCATAAATAATTAATCCTAGAAAAATCACAAAGACAATAAACGGTAAACTTATTTTAGATATAAAACTGGCATAAGGTCCAACTTCTTTCAAACCCGAACCTCCGGATATAGAATAAATCGTTAATAGCATCAGTAAAACACCAATCGTTAAAAACCCTATAAGCGACAGCGTTTTATACGTGGTTAAAAATTCAAAACTATTTTTATAATAAATATAAATTGTAAACCATACATAAAATAAAAATATCGCCAACAAAAAATACTTAATAACACCCGTAAATAACGACTTTATTGTTTCACAGTAAAAATTAATGTCAGTCAAGTAAGAAAAAAAGGCATTCGGGGCAGGTTTCTTACTAGAATCAGTAGCTGTACCTAACGTAGATGTAAATGTTTTAACACCCGAAGAACCATAAAACTCAAAAGCGTATAAGTATATCCACCTTGCTAAAAATAAAATGGATAATATTTGAAATACATTTGCCAATAATCCATTATCTGTGTATTTGTATAAAATATAGTTGATAATACCAAAACCAAAAATAACAATTAAATTTATACCCAATGATATACTATTTGTTGCTATATATGCAATGATATTTTCACCATTTATTATGAATAATGCTCCTAAAATTACTGCAACAACAAATAACAGTTTAACTTTTGTACTTATTTTATCCCAGTAAAAAACAACACTTAAAATAATCGTTGCCAATATTAGTCCAATCAAAATAGGCAATAACACATTTGATAATCGCGCTGCCCATCCAATAACAGTACCAATAAACTGTAAAATAGAATCCACACTGAAACTCAAAAACAGTAAAATTGACAGTATGATAGAAAGTGGATCGGTAATATCTCTTGTTTTTTGGGATAATTCATTTCTAGAAATAACCAAAACAATTATTACTGGCAAACACCAGAGTAATGTGAGAAAGTTTATGTTCTGAAAAATACCTAAATTAGCGATATTGTTATAACCGCACATAGAGACGATTAGTAAAAATAAAAATATACCTATCATATAACTTTTTATTACACCACCTGTCGAAAATAACATAACAAATGATACTAGCAACAGTGCAAAAATAATAAATCTTGTTATTGATAAAATAATATTTAATAGCGATGATGATGATGTTGTATTTGCGGATGGTATACTATCCATTTTTATATATTATCCTATTATAATTAATATATAAAAACATTTATTCATTTATTCATTTACTATTTATTGTTTATTGTTTCCGATTCTTTCGTTACTATTACATCTACATCTACATCTACATCTACATCTACATCTACATTTACATTTTTAGGAATGGTCTAATCTATCCATCGCTGTTTTTTTACCATGACAGTCCCGACATAATGCTACTAAATTACCGACTTCATTTGAACCTCCATTATGTAAAGCAATTACATGGTCCACCTCAAACCACGCAGGCAGTTGATGCTTACAGTCTCCGCATAACCAATTCTGATTTGCAGCAACAAACTTTTTCTTCGTCTCGCTTACACTTCGTTTTGTGGTTCCTCGCCCAGACATCATCATTCTATTCACGCTTGGATTATTTATTCCGTTACCAAAACCACCACCACCGCCTCCCATACCGCCTCCCATACCGCCTCCCATAGCATTACTATTGATATAAATATCTTGATTTGTATCTGTAAATGATTTTGTATTTGTTAAATTTAAAAATGGACTAATTAAATCCATGGAGTCACGTGTCATGGGTAGGGTTTTTATCATGTCATTTGCATGCCCTAAAAATTCCCTAGAATTTTCAGGATTTTTTTTTAAAAATAAATACAATGAAAGACCACCAAAAGCAAATGTCGCCATTTTTAAATATTTACTACTTTTTACAGTATTTAATATTTTTACTAGCTTGCCTTCATAATATGTATTTGCAATCAATAATCCCGTTATTATAAATATAACTAACTCTATTTTCATTATATATTGTTAACTATATAATCAACATATAATATTTTTCACTATATAATCATTTCTCTTTATAATCATTTCACTATGTAATAATTTCTCTTTATTTCCTGTATTTTTTTTGTTTTATATCCTCCATTCGCCACAACAGGAACGGGTTAAGGTTGATAAAGAGGCAAATTAGGAATCAAACGATTCTTTGCCATTTCATTTAACGAAACGTGTTTAATATTTCTAACGCTTCTAGCAGTTACACCATTGAGTATATTTTGTAAAACAACGTTATCTTTTTTAGAAGGTATACTCATCAAATACTGATTTAAGCTTTTAATTTCGGACATTATTTTTGGGACATTTATTGGAACATTACCATTTTTAAAGAAGTACTCGGTCAATATATACATCATTTTATTAATAAATATTTTATATTCAGACGAAGTTAGGTTAAATGCTGTTTGGGACTTTTCTATTAAATCAATGTATATCGAGATTAACCCCCAACTGTCTACATTCATTAAATATACTTCATTGAAATATTTAACCAAGTTAAGTTTATAGTCAACCGTATATGCCATCAAAATATCAATAATGTATTCGACAATATAGTACATGGTCATATTATATGTTATAATATTCTCAATATAAGATTGATTTTCTTTTATTAAATTTTTTTTATAACTTTCGCCATAAAAATTAAAAAATAGTTGATTTAAAAAAGATATCTGTCTATGATGCATAGACGCGAAGTTAAAGTATTCTGAAACAGCAAACACGCGCAAACTATCTCTTGTTAATACAAGACCATCGGCTTTTAAATTTGTAATAAATGCATCATATCTTTCTATAACATTTTTTTTAAATAAAAATCCAGAAAATGGGTGTATATATTGAACACTTAACTCACTCAAAGCAGCCGGTAAAGTTTTTTTGTCACTATCAACAATATAAGACAAACCCCAGTCAATTAACACTAATGTATTATTATCAGATAGGTTAAACATCATATTTTCTGGTTTAATATCACCATGAACTACATTGTTTTTATACATAGATGGTATTACAACGGTTAAATACTCAATAATAATATTATTAATAGTTACTATAATTGAAGGAGACAAAACCATTTTTGATATATAATCTTTTAACGTTATACTTAATTCTGGCATATTTATTATTTTAAACTTATTTAAATTATTGTTTATATTACTCGAAGTAACAGGAATATTCGTATTTCTATCATTCACATTCGATAAAACGTGTTTACATACCTCTTCTATCTTTACTTTATCTTGTTCAGTTAATGCTTTTGGGTCACACATTGTAATATTATCAAGTAAAAAATATTTCTTTATGTTCATCGGTAAGTGTTCCAATTTTTTTTTAATATTGAAAACATACATGTATTCTCTTTCACCTACACTTTTCTGAATGAGTTTGCTTACGTAATTTGGTCGAGAGGCTACATCGGAGTTTTTACAACTTAATTCTGGTTTAAAAATACACCCAAACCCACCTTCCGTAAAAGCAGCGCCGCCATTATGTATATTTATTATTTTTTTTGTTTTAGTTCTTGATTTTTGTCTTGATTTTTGTCTTGATTTTTGTCTTGATTTTTGTCTTGATTTTTGTCTTGATTTTAAACTCGTTATTTTATTTTTTTTCATTTTTATAATATTAAAATATTAAAATATTAAAATATTTTATTTTTTATACAAATAGTATACTCCTACAATACCACCAATCAAAATGAGAAAGAATACCAATTTTTCCCTATATTTCAACTCTTCGTGCATCTTTACTGCTTTAGGTTTATAGTTGTAGTAGTACTCTTTCAATGCTTGTGTAAGTGGGATTTCGGCTTTATTCGTCATTTTATTGACACGATTATGTATAAAATGAACCCACTTTATGAAGGAGTCGCGGCTATCCAAATAAGGAGTTACAGGATACTTGTCTATTAAATCACTAAACTTATTACCAATTCTTGAGTCGGGCATAAATAGAGGAAAATTATGAATGAGTTCATAATATTTTTTCTTTGTTACATCATTAGGGTGAATAGGATAGCAAATGGCGATAGACAAAAGAACAAACCAATAGTGAGGTCCCCATACATTCGAATCTAATACCATTTCTAATTAGAAACAATATAAAAAGATAACAAAGAATACATATAATTATGAATTCAAAATCATTAAAATCAACATATAATAATTTTTGCAACAACTGTGGAAAAACGGGACACTTACTTGTTGACTGTAAAAATCCTATAACAAGTGTCGGTATTATTTCATTTAGGTATAATACAACAAATAACTGCCTCGAGTATCTTTTAATACAAAGAAATGATAGTTTTGGGTTTGTAGAATTTATACGTGGCAAGTATCCCTTATTCAACATACAGTATATACAAACACTAATCAATGAAATGACATTTGATGAAAAAAACAAACTTTTAAATATGAAGTTCGAAGACATGTGGAAACTACTATGGGGAGAATACTCTAGTCTCCAGTATAGGGGCGAAGAAACATCTTCTAAAGATAAATTCGAATCTCTTAAAAAAGGTATAAAAATTAAAGATGTCGAGTATAGTTTAAAATCATTAATTGACTCTTCCATTACAAACTGGAATGAACCAGAATGGGGGTTTCCTAAAGGTCGCAGAAACTACCAAGAAAAAGATATTGACTGTGGTCTGCGAGAGTTTACAGAAGAAACTGGTTATGACTTATGCGACTTTAAACTTATTGAAAATATTATTCCCTATGAAGAAATGTTCATCGGTTCAAATATTAAAAGTTATAAACATAAATACTATCTAGCACATATGATAAATAACACAAAAGATATTCAAGAATACCAAAAATCTGAAGTTCGAAATATTAAATGGGTCAGTTTCGAAGACTGTATAAATTGTATTCGCCCTTATAATTTAGAAAAAATTAATATTATTGAAAAAATAAATAAAGTTTTACAAGAATATAGATTATATTAACATTATATAAGAATTACTTATTCATTTATACTATATATTAAATGGATTCGGACCCAAATAAAAAAGGAGACCAAAAGGATAAAAAACCTCCCATTAAAATAAAACAAATTAATATTCCGGAAAATATTCGCACATTACTCAATCGCGGGCAGGGAGAAGCTGTTGGTGCTGCAGCTGCAGGTGCAGGTGTTGGTGCTGCTAATGCTGCAAAAGCCGATGTTTCTTCATTATCAACACTAGACCCTTTTATAAAAGTTGTAGCTGACTCAAACAAGGGTATTATTCTAATGCCTGTTCTCTCCGATGTTAAATTTTCTATGCCTCCTGGTTCTGTTGGTTCATTTATAGGTAGTTCACCTTCGTCTAGTCAAGGTCCAATTTCTGAGACTTCTACATTTTCTGATAAAAAAAGTGGTACGCCATCGATATCAAGTGCATCACGTTTCAGACAAAGTTTAAGTTTCCCCAATTTTTCTAATCTTTCAAAACCATCTTCTGGGTTGCGCGATTCATCTAAAATCCTTTCATCTTCAACACCTAGGAGTGATACACAAGACTTTAATATTTCTCTCCCCAGTGGTAGTAGTAGTTCAGGGTTCAATATATCTATTCAACCAAGAGATGATGTTTCATCTTCTAGAAGCCAACAAGGTAGAAGACAATTTGTAACTAGTGCATCTAGTGGTTCATCAAGTGAGGAAGGATTAGCTGCATCACGTATACCTTCACAAAAAAGTATGAGTAGTCGCATCGGGTACGATATTCCGCGCGATGAGTTATCAAGAGCACCGTCTTCAGAAGTTGAAGCTGCTGCTGCAGAAAGTTTACAGTATCTTAAGCAAAGTAAATTACCTCCATCATCTCCTCCATCGTCTCCTCCATCGTCTTCGTCGTCATCCAAAACGACTACACCAGCAGCTGCATCATCATCCACGTCCGCGTCAGAACAAGAAGTACCCTATATACAAGCACAGTCATCAAAAGAACTAGGAACACCATCGTCGGAAGGTGAAAGCGAAAAAGAAAAAAAAGAATACGAATACCAAGAAGAGTTACAAGAACGTCTTCTTTCAAATATGTCACCTCAACAACAAGAGCAACAAAAAGAGTTTATTTTCAATCCAGATATTTCTAGAAAATCTAAAAAACAACAAAATAGATTCTTAAAAGAAAAAGGTGATGCCGAAAAAGAATCGATTGAACATTTTAATAAACAACTTTCAAATATTGGTTTAAAATTCCAACAGGGAGAAGAAGGAGAAAAAGATAAAACATCGTCTCCATCACCATCGCCATCGCCCGAAGAATTAGAATCACAAACAGATAAAAATGCATATAACTTTCTATACCCAACACTAGATGACCCAATGTTTAACATAAAAATCGCATCTAAAAAAGAATTTGCAGATACAAAATATGACGGTACCATACAAAACAGTTTAGAAGCAATAAAAAAACACTCCAATAAAATGTGTAATGCAGATTTCGAACTATCACCACACCAATTGTTTGTTCGCAATTTTCTTTCTTTTCAAACACCCTATAACAGTCTTCTTTTATACCACGGACTAGGAACCGGCAAAACATGTTCCGCAATAACAATATGCGAAGAAATGCGCGACTATTTAGTTCAAATAGGTATGTCAACATCACAAAAAATTATTATTGTTGCTAGCCCAAACGTCCAGCAAAACTTCAAACTACAATTGTTTGATAAAAATAAACTGAAATTAATCGACGGTATTTGGAATATACGGTCATGTACGGGCAACAAATACCTTAAAGAAATAAACCCAATGAACATGAAAGGTATGGAAGAAGAAAAAGTTGTATCCGAAATTAAAAAAATTATTCGCCGTTCTTACCGCTTTTTGGGATACGACCAATTTGCAAATCTTATTGAAAAAACATCCATCGTAAGCGACGAGATTACGGACAGGTCACATCGAACTAAAATCATGATGCAAAAGTTAAAATTAGTATTCGGTAACTCTCTCATCGTAATTGATGAGTTCCATAATATAAAAAGCACGGATGAAAAAAGTGGGACGCGTGCCGTAGCAGAACAATTAGAAAAACTAGTAAAATTCGGACCCTTCCTTATGACGCGTCTCCTTCTTTTGACCGGAACACCCATGTACAATAGTTATCGAGAAATTATATGGTTACTCAATATTATGCGAATAAATGATGGGAGGGCTGAGATTGATATTCGCGATGTGTTTAATTCTAATCCCGATGAAGGTATATTTGTAGAAACGTCAGAGGGACCAGGACAAATCACTGAAACAGGGCGCGAAAACTTGCGACGTTTTTCTACAGGATATGTCTCCTATATTCGCGGCGAAAATCCATATACATTTCCCTTTCGTATTTATCCGGATGAATTTGCACCCGAACATACATTTTCTGGTGCGGGTGCGGGTGCGAGTGCGGGCAGCGAAGAGAAAAAGGGGACTGGACAATATGAAATTCCAAACATGCAAATCAATGGTGTACGAATCCCCGAACACCGTAAACTCTCTAGAATGCAAGATAAAATATATTTGAACCCGACATCAGAATACCAGCAAAATGTTTACTCCTACATTATTCGACAATTTCTCGCCTTGAAACGCGACGAAATGCGCACGATCGAAGAATCCGTCTCCGTCGGCATCAATATCCTGCGAAGCCCCGTGGAAGCTCTCAATATCTCCTACCCATCCGACGACTTTAACCCAGAAACTGATAATATTAACTATGACATTCGTCTTCTAGTTGGCAAATATGGTCTCAGAAATATCATGAATTATAGCGAAGAAACGAAAACGGGATTTGAATACAAAGCCGATAAACCTCACATATTTTCTAGAGATGCAATAGGCAACTATAGTTCTAAAATAAAAAGTATTTGCGACAGTATATATAAATCGGAAGGTATTATATTAATTTACAGTTTTTATATCGAAGGTGGCGTAATACCTATGGCGCTGGCATTGGAGAGTATGGGGTTTACGCGATATGGTACAAAAGCTAGGTCACTATTTAACAACCCTCCTGATGGGGTAAGAGCGATAGACGGAATTACGTCACGCCAAAGAGGTGAAATGCGCACAAATGAGACATTTTTCCCGGCAAAATATGTTGTCATTTCTGGGGAAGCGTCTTTATCGCCTGATAATATAGGAGACGTAAAAGCTGCTAGCAATGAAGCAAACTTTGATGGACGATTTGTGAAGGTTATTATTATTTCAAAGTCGGGAACAGAGGGTCTCGATTTCAAGAATATTCGCCAAGTTCATATATTAGAGCCGTGGTATAATATCAACTTGACAGAGCAAACGATTGGTCGCGCCGTGCGAAACTGCAGTCATAAAGACTTGGAGTTCGAAAAAAGAAATGTTCAGATATTTTTACATGGTTCTATTTTAACAAATACACCCGATGTAGAAGCAGCGGATATTTACATGTATCGTCTTTCCGAGAGAAAAGCGCGGTACATAGGCGAAGTAAGTCGCGTATTGAAAGAGAATGCCGTAGACTGTCTCCTGAATATCGAGCAAACAAATTTTACGGAAGAAAAATTCGATGAAAAATTAAACAATGAACCCGTGCCGCAAATACTTTCATCATATGACCCTACAACTAAGTCTAACATAGTCATTCAGTATAAAATCGGCGACAAAAATTATTCTTCGGTATGTGACTATATGGAATGTGTTTTTAGTTGTAAACCGGGTATGAATGAAAGTCGCATTGGTTCGAGAAAAGATATTTTCACGGATGCAATCATAACCATGAATACGGATAAAATTGTACAGAGGATACGCGATATTTTTCAAGAAAAATTCTTTTATAAAAGAACGGCACCTGGTGAAAAAATACAGGATATATCGAATGACCTAATATCCACAATCAACTACAATAAAAAATATCCAATCGAAGCAATTGATATTGCCCTTACACAGTTGATAGAAGACAAGAATGAATATATTCGTGATAAATATGGTAGGTATGGAAGGCTTGTAAATATTGGTTCATATTATTTATTTCAACCACTTGAGTTAAATAACCCTATCATACCTATTCGCGATAGACAGAAACCGGTGGATTTTAAACGCGAAAAAATCATATTCAAGCCGAATAAAGAACAAAACTATTTCGAGGAGTTTAAAAAGTCGTATATTTCAAGTATACAACAGTCACGTGCATCGTCGCGTGCATCATTGAAAGCCAAACCATCTATTCAACTAACGATGGGTAAAAAAATGTCAACATTAGAAGAAGGCGCTGAAGGTGCTGAAGGTGCAGAAGATCTCGAACAAGGTGTTGAGGAAGTGAGGGACAAAAGTGATATTGAAAGTGATATTGAAAGTGAAGATGAACTTTTCAAATATTTCTCGACAGTGAAAAAAGAACCGAAGGTATTTATAAAAGCGAAAAAACAGTTTAATGAAGCTAACAAACAAAATAATTATAAGAGGGGAAATAATGATTGGTATTATAACTGTGGTAATATTTTAGAAAAGAAACTATCTTTTATTCCTGAGGAATTATTACAAAAACTGCTAGTAGCGCATATTTTAGAAGAACTAAATATTGATGAAACGCTTTTAATTCTTAACTATATTACTTCTCTAAAACGTCGCAAAACAGTGTCTGAAAGGAGTGAAATACCTCAAAAGTACGTATTTGATGAACTAGTTGAGGAATATTATGAAAATAATATTTTACATAGTAGAAACGGCATGGAAGGAATATTACTAATTAACATAGATGGAACATATCAGTTGTTTATAAAAGATACAAATCTTAATATGTGGAAACCTGCAGGTCCGGCGGATATTGAGTACTTTAAAAAAGATATTTCCGAAAAGAATACAATAACTCCTGAAAATCCTTTAAATAACTATATTGGATTTATCACATCGATCAAGAGAAAAGATTTTTCTTCTCTCGTTTTTAAAACAAAGAAAATATCTTCAGGTAAAGGTAAGGGCAAAGGCAAGGGTAAGTTATTTGCAGGTAGTATTGCATCAAGATGCGACCAAGCCGGTCGAGCAACAACTGAAAAAAATATCATTGACATGTTAAGTCCACCAAAAGTAAATGAAATAATAGACGCTCTACCAGTGGCAAAAAGAGAAGAGTATTTAAATTACGGAATTGAAAATAGAAAAGATGAAGAAGGGGAAATAGTTCCTTTAACTGATAAAGTATTAACTGAAATATTTGTTAATCGGATTTCTTTAGATAACAATAGTCCTTTATCTATTTCAAATAAAAGATTTACGAATGAAATAGAGTTATGTATTTTACAAGAATTTATTCTACGCTATTTTGATGTCATAAGAAAAGACGAAAAACGATGGTTTTTAACTCCTGTACAAGTTTTACTCAACAAAGTAGAAACATTAAGATGATTCAATTCAATTCAATTCAATTCAATTCAATTCAATTCAATTCAATAATATATGTAATTTAATATATATAACATTTATTTACATATATTATATATAAAATCAAAAATATTTAAATCATGAATAGCAGAATATCAACATCTAGTCAATCTAGAAGAAATGCCGTAGCCGGCAAATTATCGCTTTATATTAAAAATATAATTTCTAAAAAAATATCAGTACCTATAAAATACGTCGGAACAAATATTGCGGAAACTCTCGAACAAATTTTAAGTAATAATTTTGAAGGTAAGTGTTGTGTTGAAGGTTATGTAAAACGTGGTTCAGTTAAAATTATTACGTTTTCAAGCGGAAATATTCTAGGAAACTGTGTTATTTTTACAGTTGTTTTTGAATACTTGGTTTGCAATCCTCCTCAAGGTATGCGAATATCATGTGCTGTTAAAAATATAACAAATGCTGGCATTTTAGCACATATTGATGATGGGGAGTATTCACCTCTGAATATTTTTATTGCAAGAGACCATCACTATAATATTCCCTACTTTTCGGAGTTGAAGGAAAAAGATATTATTATGATTCGTGTAATCGGACAAAGGTTTGAATTAAATGACCCATTCGTATCTGTAATTGGTGAACTAGAATTAAAACAAGAAAGAGAATCGAGAAATAGTTTGAGACATCAAATAGAAAATGCACAGAAAAAAGGTAACCCCTTATCGGTAATTTTAGAAGAAAATAGTGATATGTTAGGAGAGTTTAGGATATCTAACCAGGCTGAGGCTGAGGCTGAGGCTACTGCTGTCATACCTGATAAAGAAAAAAGCAAAAAAGAAGCTGAAGAACAAGAAGAACAAGAAGAACAAGAAGAACAAGAAGAACAAGAAGAACAAGAAGAACAAGAAGAACAAGAAGAACAAGAAGAACAAGAAGAATAAGAATGTGAAAATATAAACTAATAATAAGTAATATTCCTAAGTTAACATATTTTCTATTTATTTTGTATTTATTTTTGTAACTATTTTGTTTTTATTTTTGTAACTATTTTGTATTTATTTTATGTTGTTCAGTATAATATAATATAAAATAAAATTGAAACTATTATAAAGATAAATTAATATATTAAAGTAACATCCTTATCATTACGCATCGTAAATATTGAATCATGGCTACATCTGTGTCTACTTCTGAACATTCTCCTATTACATTCACTACTACTTCTACTATAGTTGAGCCTAAAAAAAGAGGTCGTTCTAAAAAAAATGGAAACTCTACTACAACTACGACAAATACTACCACAATTACAATTACGCCAAAATTTATAGAAGTTGAAAACACTGGTCACGACTCTGATGATTGTTTAGGAAATGTTGACCAAAGTTTTAAAAATGAAATTGTTTCTCCATCGGGGGCAGGTGATACTGAAGTATTAAAAACAAATAATTCTGAAAGCAATGGTATTCATAAAGAAGATACAGATACAAGTAAATCACAAGAAGATGAAGAGAATGAAGAACATGATGATGGATTATATAAGTTGACACAGTTTAACTATGATATTTTAATACCATTTATACTCATTAACATGCATGCATCTAGTAGAAGCAACATTCTTGCTCTTCTACATACTACACTTGTAAGTTGTATTGAGGGTAGATGTATTTCAGAAGGATTTATTAAACCAGAAACAGTAAAAATCATTGACTTCAAATGTGGAAAAATAGTCGCCAAAAATGTACAGTTCAACCTTGTAATAGAATGTTGTGTCTGTAACCCTGTTGAAAATTCTATCATTAACTGTATTGCCAATAATATTACACAAGCAGGAATTCGTGCAATTTCAAATGACAAGCATGTACCTGTTGTCGTATATATTTCACGAGACTATAGTATACTTACACAAAACACCTACTACAATACAATTAAAGAAGGTGACAAAATAACAGTAAGAGTTATTGGAAAACGTTTTGAAATGAATGACAAATTTATTCAAATCATAGGCGAATTATTTTCACCAAAAAAAGAGCGCGCTTTTTTGAAAACTTCTAAAAAATCAAATACAATAGCATCTAGTGCTACTACATCTACATCTACTTCTACTTCTACTTCTACTTATACATCTACTACTACATCCGAGGGTTGTATAAATGCAGTGAATGATACTTCTACTTCTACTTCTACTTCTACTTCTACTCCTGTAGGAACAACTCCTACAAAAGTATTCAAAACAGTGAAAGCTCCAAAGGAACCAAAGGAACCAAAGGAACCAAAGGAACCAAAGGAACCAAAGGAACCAAAGGAACCAAAGGAACCAAAGGAACCAAAGGAACCAAAGGAACCAAAAGAACCAAAGGAACCAAAGGAACCAAAGGAACCAAAGGAACCAAAGGAACCAAAGGAACCAAAGGAACCAAAGGAACCAAAGGAACCAAAGGAACCAAAGGAACCAAAGGAACCAAAAAAACCGAAAAAAACAATTAAGAGCAACGTAGATGCATAAAAGCAAATATGTGCGGATATAATAAAATATAATTTTTAAATAAAAATATATAGAAAGATTTTTTTATGTAACTATAAATGGAAGTAAAAGAAAATATATTGTCACAATACCATACCAAAAAATATGTATCAGATAATAAATATTTTGTGGACTCCTTAAAATTTTTGAAAGAACGTATTGAGTCTACTAACACATTTCATCAAATAGAAATTTTAAAAATATTTAACGACAATGGTGTATTAATTAATGAAAATAAAAATGGTGTTTTTATTAACTTAACATATGTTGATTCACCTATACTAGATAAAGTTTATAAATATTTAAGCTATGTCAACAAACAAGAGGACCAACTAAACGAAATTGAAAAAGAAAAAGAAAAAATTGTTACTTCTTTTTTTAAGTAAACTCTTCCATTGGTTATTAGTTATGGGTACTTATTACCATGTCAATATATAATATTTTTAAACTATAATAAAGACATGATTAAGTATAAGTATAACAACTACCTAGACATAAACATTTTAACAAGTAGCAAAATTAACAAATGTCAACAGCAACAGAAAATGCAGGATTGTCATCGTCATCGTCACATCGTGAGTTAAAAAAAACAAAAAATATAAACGGCGAAGAATCTGTGGCATCGTCTTTGAATTCACTTGTAAAAAAACAGTTTACAAATATCACTGAACAATATAATTTATATGCATCGACTATTAACCAAATGGAAGAAAAAATAAAGGAATTAAAAAATATAATGCTTTCTGAGTGTTTTTTACAACATTGTCAAAATTTTACACTCGATACTCCAAAGCATGTAAAAACCAAAACCACCAATAAAGACAAAGTCATTTCTACAGAAAAATCTACAGTGAAATACACTAATATCGACTCTCATAAAAATATTATTATAACACCAAGTAACGTGTTAGATACAACATTTCATGAGTGCGAAGATATACATGAAAAAATAGATGATGTAACTTCTGTAACCCCACTAGACAATGATAGCATAAAATTAGAATACTTCACTCCATCACAGTCGAATTCCCTTTTTTGGTGTTTTTATATTATTTATAACGGTTTCACATCTTATGAATACGAATCTAATTATTTTACAGCCGAACAACAGTTCAAAATTCAAACTATTGAAAGGGTAAAAAATGGTGAAGGAAAAGCGGCTTTAAAGGAACATAAAATATCGAAGTCATGTTTTGAAGGAGGGTTGATGGGTTCTACAAATATAAATGCTAAAACCTTGTATGCTCTTTGTTTATGTTATAACTTAAATATATTTTACATCTATAAAAATACGTACTATGAAATGATTTCAAGTATAGAAAAACCAGTTCATATTGTTAAGTACAATGCAGAAACAAATAATTATTCGATTCGTCTTCCTGTAAATATAAATGCGACGGAAACATTGAGCAAACATTCCGAATATATAGAAAAAATCAAGGAAACATATTGGAAACTTGACAACCTTGAAAAACCTCTTCGCCCTATTACGACATACTCGGTACATGACCTTATTACTATTTGTTCAAAGCTTGAGATTGATGTCGACTTTATATGCGAAACGACGAAGAAAAATAAAAAGAAAACAAAAGCACAACTATATGCAGATATAATGCATAAATTATGAATATGATTATTTTTGAATATGATTATTTTTGAATATGATTATTTTTGAATATGATTATTTTTGAATATGGGTAAATATTGACAAGTATTTGTTTTTTTACATTGTAATATAAAATTGATTACAATTTAAAATAAAATTGATTACAATTTAAAATAATAGTAGGATTATATATACAACACAGATAGAGAGATGTCTCGATCGAATCCTAACCCCAAGCCCAAAGAAATGTTCAATATCATGACACAAAAATATTTAGACAACATTTTGAAAAAGGAAGATGGTGTATCAGAGCTAGAAGTAAAATTTGGAACAAGAGGTGTCAAAGAAATTACGAAAGACAACTTTGATAATGTCGTAAAAAAATTACTCTCTACAGGGTTTAAAATCGCGAAATCACAAGAATACTGTCTCAAAATTCAATCCGAATTCACAGACATCGCAACTGGCAAAACAAAGTTATCCAATATTAGAACCGAAGTATACGGGTTAAGTAACATACAAAAATATTGTAGGAATGATCGCCTCGAAGACATTAATTACCGATTTGTTCAAAAAATGCAAGCAAAAGAAGGCTCCGAAACTATACGCCCCGTGAACTTTGACGACTTCAATTTTCGCCTCAGTTATCAGAAGGAAAAAATTATCCCGATTACTTCTAGTCTCGGACAATCTATCCTATCCACATGGATAAAAGAGAAGAAGATTTTTCGACACATTAACCGCACGACTTTAATTCACGACGACTACCCATTTCATGTAGACATATCCGTTGTCAAAGAATCACACCGTCGTGACGGTCAACTCATCCCAGAGTACTCTTTTCAAGCATCCAAGACAACCGAATGTGAACCGAAATATGAAATCGAAATTGAAATGGACAACCACCTTGTCGGCATCGGCAAAAAAATGAATAATGCCGTTGTAGTTGCAGATATATTGCGAACTGGTATTAAAATAGTATTATCAGGTCTTCAAGGTACAAATTTCCCCGTATCTTATGACGAACTCGCGCACATATCTAGAGACTACTACTACCTACTATATCCAAATGAAAAACCAAAGCATAAGTCGGACAAAGGGGACAAAGGGGACAAAGGAAGCAAGGGTTCCGCTGCCGATGTAGAGTTAACCGACCCTAAAAATATTACACTAACGCCGAACCATTTTATTGGTCCATCATCTTATACACTTCAAGTAGTAAATATTGCCCCCATAAACGATGACTGCTCTATCCCCAATGTTAGAAATAACTACACAGTAACAGATAAGGCAGATGGGATGAGAAAGATGATGTATATTTGCCCGAATGGAAAAGTTTACTTACTAAACACAAATATGAACTTTGAGTTTACAGGTGCGGTTTGTCGCGAAGAACGTGTTCATAATACACTCATCGATGGTGAACATATTCTACATAATAAAAACGGAGAATACATCAACTTATTTGCCGCATTTGACCTATATTTTATAAACGGCAGAGACGTTCGACAAAAAGCTTTCGTGGTTACGTCATCTAGTTCCGATAAAAGAGCAAGCGAAGCTGTCGGTGAAATGCTGGGTGAATATCAAGAAGAATTCGAATCCGAATCGGATATAGGCGAGGGTGCACGTGCGCGGTCATCCCAGAAGAAAAACATGGAACTTCGCGAAAAAGAAATGCCTCGCGGTTCGGCAAAAGGTAACGAAGATTCGCGGCTTTTCTTACTTCAACAGATTATTCATGATATGAATATTCAACCAGTAATCTCCGGCGACAACATTCCTATCAAAGTCACAGTAAAAAAATTCCAGGTCGCCTCCCCAGATAAGAGCATATTCTCCTGTGCAAATTTTATTATATCGGGTCAAAAAGCCGGCATTTTTGAATATGAAACCGATGGTCTTATATTTACTCCATGCAATACTGGTGTCGCCAGCAATAAAGTCGGGGTAGCTGGACCACTACACAAGATAACATGGGATATGTCATTCAAATGGAAACCCCTCAACCAAAACACAATCGACTTCTTAATTACAACCAAAAAAAATAAAAATGGCACTGACGCGGTCGGAAATATATTTGAAAATGGCATTGACACGATGAAGAGCGAACAACTTCAGCAATACAAGACAATCATTTTGCGCGTCGGATATGATGAACGCAAGCACGGCTATATTAATCCCTGCGCTGCTGTTATCGACGATAAGTTGCCTCACGCAGGAGATGTTGACACCGGTGATGGCTATAAACCTGTACCCTTTTATCCGACCAACCCATACGACCCCGAAGCGTCTGTATGCAATATCCCATTGCGCGAAGACCAAAACGGTGTTTTACAAATGTTTACTAGCCAAGACGAAATTTTCGACGACGAAACAATCGTGGAATTTAGTTATGATGCCACGCGTCCGAAACATTGGAGGTGGGTAGCTGAGCGTGTTCGCTACGATAAAACCGCCGAATATAAACGCGGTATTAAAAACTACGGCAACGCCTACCATGTCGCGAACAATAACTGGTACTCGATTCACAATCCTGTTACCTTGGAAATGATAACCACAGGTCAAAATATCCCGGACGAACTTGCCGACGACGATGTATACTATAACAAAACTAGCGGCGATAATAAGACACGTTCTATGCGCGACTTCCACAACCTATTCGTCAAAAAAATGCTGATTACCAAAACCGCGGCGAAAGGAAATACGCTTATTGACTATGCTGTCGGCAAAGCAGGCGATTTCCCAAAATGGATTGACGCAAAATTATCGTTCGTGTTTGGCATCGACTTGTCAAAAGATAATATTGAGAACCGCCTCGACGGCGCGTGTGCGAGATTCTTGAACTATAGGAAGAAGTTTTACTCGATGCCGTATGCACTATTCGTAAACGGAAATAGCGGCGTAAATATTAAATCCGGCGACGCAATGTTCACCGAGAAAGGAAAAGAAATCGTTCGCGCACTATTCAATGATGGACCCAAGGATGCATCTATTTTAGGTGCAGGCGTTTATAGACAATACGGAAAAGCGGTGGATGGTTTTAATATTTCGTCTTGTCAGTTTGCTTTGCATTATTTCTTCGAAAATATCGAAAAGTTAAACCAGTTTCTTAAGAACGTGAGTGAGTGTACAAAAGTAGATGGATATTTTATTGGCTGCTGCTATGATGGTGCGACGATGTTTCATGCGCTTCGTTCTGTAGAAAAAGGGAAGTCGATTGGTTTGATGGTGGAGGATGAAAAAATTTGGGAGGTTACGAAAGAATACAGTCACACCACGTATGACCCCGATATTAGCTGTGTAGGATATGCGATTGATGTCTATCAAGACTCAATTAATAAAACAACTAAGGAATATTTGGTGAATTTTACGTATTTTACGGAACTGATGCGGGGGTACGGATTCGAACTACTGAAGCGAGACGAAGCGGTAAAACTGGGGCTACCGAATAGTTCTGGCATGTTCTCCGAGTTATTCACCGTCATGGAAAGCGAAATACAGCAAGACACTAAACAAAAATCTAGATATGGTTCGGCACCTATGATGACACCGAAAGAAAAACAGATTTCATTTTATAACCGTTATTTCGTATTTAAAAAAATAACAAGTGTCGATGTGGAGGATGTATTCCGTAGCGTGACAGGTCTTCATGTATTTCAGGAAAAAATGAATCGCAAGGATACGTTGGCTGCTCAAATGGTTGCGTCACAGATGATGATGGAGGAGGGTGATGTGGGAGGTCCGGGTCTAGGTATAGGAGCGAGTAAGGGTAAAATGTCGTATCGACCTACGAAAGAGTCGGAGTTGAAATTAATGGCGGAGAAGGGAGAAAAAGAGAAAAGTTTAGGATTATCCGCGGCGGAGGTAGAGGGAGCTGATACGAAGTTATCAAAACTGTTTGGGTCAAAAACAAAGGAGAAAAGTAGCAAAAGTAAGGACAAGGACAAGGACAAGGGCAAAGGCGAAGGTACGGGTGCAGAAGTTGTGCCAAAAGGATACAGCGATGCAAATATAGAAAAATTGGATAAATCGGTTCCACTTACCTTGAAAAAGAAATCGGTGCTTTCAGCTGTTAAGATACCTACACCTAGCAAGAGTGCGGAGGGGGCGGCGGCGGATAAATCTGAAACTACGTCAGGTGCAGCTGCTTCAATCATAGAAAAGTCGAAACTAGGAATGAAAGAATCATCTGCGAAAGTTTCAAGTGAAAAGGTAAAATTGGCAAAGGAAGAAAAGGCAGCATCGGCGGCACTGGCGGGAAGCGAAGCTGATAAACCGAAAGAGAAAAAATCATCCACATCTAAACTTGGTTCGATTAAATTGAATCCTTCGGCGATTGCAAGTGTACTAGATGATAAAAAATAAAATATACTTCTAATACAAAAATGAAAACAGAATATGTTCACTATTTGTATTATACTCTATTATACAGCCTATATGCCTTATATATTATAACGATTTTGAATTTAGCATATTTTAAATCGGTTACAGCATATCTACCTTTAATACAAGACGGTTTAAAATATTTTGTTATACTATTTCTATTGATTCGTTTTAATCCATATACAAACGATAGTTTTACAGCATTTGATAAAAAAATAATATTTTCATCTTCAATATTTTTGTTATCAACCACAATAGTATCCGACACACTATTATCATATTTTGATAATAATATTGGGAATAAAATTGGTATTACCACGAGTGTACTGAAACAAAATTAGTCGAACACATAACACATGTGTATTGCTGATTGTGTATCGCGGATTGTGTATCGCGGATTGTGTATTGCGGTATTAGTATTAGTGTAAATTTTTGAAGTTTCTACATAATAAATATTCATTTTTATTGAAACAATCTAAATATTATTTTTTATTACATATAACTATCTTTATGTCATATTATAATTTGATACCAATTAGAAATACAGAAATACATAATTCAATACAATTTTCTATTCATACAAACACGTCACTACATTGTTACATATCAAACTCGTTGTGCGAATACTTATCAAAATTTAAAAAACAAATTGATGTTTCATCTGATGTGTGGGATAATATTAAAAAGTATACAAATCCATATGAATTTATTCACACATTAATACCAGGTAATAAGTTTTCGGTAAGTAAGTTAAAACCGCTATCTAGGTCTTTTTATAAAATGATAGAATTGTGGAAAATGTTTAAATTGGGTGAAATAAAAAATCTGCATTCTTCGTATCCAATGTACCAAAATGCATCAACACCTATCCAAACATTTCATATTGCAGAAGGACCTGGTGGTTTTATTGAAGCGACATCATATATGCGTAAAAATCCGAATGATTGTTACTATGGTATGACGCTTCAGAACGACGACCCAGGATGTCCGGGGTGGAAAAAGAGTACTATTTTTTTAGAAAATAACCCAAATGTGAAAATCATAAATGGTGATGATGGGACAGGCGATATTCTGAAACTAGTAAACTATAAATATTGTAAGGAACATTTCATGAATTCGATAGATATCATTACAGCGGATGGAGGGATTGATGTTTCGAGTGATTTTAATAAACAGGAAAAATTGGTAAGTAAACTGCTTATTGCCGAAATTATGTACGCTATAACTATGCAGAAAAAAGGCGGGTATTTTATTTTAAAAATATTTGACATATTTTCTAAACTTACGGTTGATATGTTATATCTATTGTCGTGTTTATATAACGAAGTTTACATAACGAAGCCGCATACAAGTAGGTTGGCAAATTCGGAGAAGTATATTGTATGTAAGAATTTTTTATTGGATGATTCGACCATGCTATATGAGGCGTTTTGTAACGAATTTTCGAAACTAGATACACCTGATGACATTCATAGTATATTAAATCTTGAACACGACTATTATTTTTTAAATAAAATAGAAGAAATAAATGTGGTGCTCGGGCAAAGACAACTGGAAAATATAATTACTACGCTAAATATGATAACAAACCGAAACAACTATGAAAAAATTGACTCAATGAAAAAGCTACATATACAAAAATCGATATCTTGGTGTGAAAAGCATGATATTTCATGTGTTAAACTGCATTCTTCGAATAATATTTTTTTGTCAAATATATATGAAGACGGAACACCGATTTCAGTTTTAAAACATAATAATAATAATAATGCATTTTTGAAAAATAAAAGTTCTAATTTTGTAAACACTGTTTATCATGGCGGTGGTGCTTACAATAAACCGAAAATAAATATTATTACTGAACAAGAAAGTAGTACAAATGAGACTACTTTCGATGTGAAGGATGTTTCTGAAATAAACAATACAAATAGTTTGGAATAGAGACAATAAAGTATTATGTAAATGTATTTATATTTAATTATACAATTCGATGTTTGTATAGTTAAATTGTATTCATGATTATATTTACTTATATTTATTTGTATTTATTTGTGTGTTGAGCAATCGTATGTTCTCGATGGTTACCATAAAAAAACTGTCCATCAATGAACTCGATATTGTTACAGTACATTATAAATGATATTCCACAGTCTTCGATTGTGTATGGATAACTTTTTGTAAACGTATCATAAGTAAGTATATTAAAGTTTATTCTCTCCATATGTCGAACAACTGTATCACAAGCTCTATTTGATAAATAAAAAATAATACCAGCAGCACCATAAATATTGGGACGCGTTGTATAATTTGAAAGAGTTGTAAGGTTCATATTTCTCATACCATGTTGAGGGTTTAAAAAATCTTCTTTATGTTTACTATAATAAGTAACCATAAACTGGTCAACTCTTGTTTTTTTTAAACGACTTATATCAGTACATTTATAACTTTTCTTAAATGTCGACTGACCCCAGTAATCAAATTTTTTCGATCTAATAAATTTAATCAAATTATCTTCATTAAATATCAAGTCATCTCCGCACCTTAAAATGCCTTCTTTAATATTAAATATATCTTTAACGGCTTTGATAGATAATGCTAATTTTTTTAGTAGGTGTAAATATGAATCTTCGCATCTTATATATAATATATTACCATCTAGTAAATAATTTTCTTTTAAAAATAAGTCACCAATTACATATATTACTTCCCAGTCATCGTAGTTTGTTTTACATAATGAAAATTCCTTCAACCGTGTATTTCTATGTTTTTGACATGACAATACTAATATAACACCACCTACTGTTTTTTTAAAAGTAGTAGTAGAAGAAAAATTATCTAAACAACTGACTACTATATCCATTTATAATCTATTTTATTATATTTTAATCTATTTTAATCTATTTTAATATATTTTAATCTATTTTAATATATTTACATTTGCATATACAAATATTTAAATATATATAATATTTACTATATAATATTTACTATATACAACAACAACACACAACAACACACAACAACACACAACAACACACAACAACACACAACAACATCAACAATGCAATCAACAATAAATTTTATCTACAGTTCAATGAGAACAAAAAAAAAGAAAGAAAGGTTTGAGACTATATTAGAACCTCTTCAGGCAATACTACAAATTGGTTATTTATCTTTTGCACCCATTGGAACAAAACTAACAATACATAATAATATATTACAAATACAGATTCCAAACTACTCGCAACCAGTAGTAAGATGGTATAATAATGATACTCAAGAAGATTTATTTTACTTGTTTAATATTTTTTATAGATTCAAGAAGTTCTATCACTTTTTAAACGACTCCAAAACCAATGCAGAAAATAAAAAATTATACGACCTTCTTATTGAATTAGCTAAGACTGGGATAGGGAATTTAATTCGAACATATAGTCAAACCGAAAAAATACACATATTACATACGCTTCAGATGTATAAGGGAATGTTAGAAAGTGATGAGAAAAGTACAAAAAATAATGAAATACTTTACCAAAAACGATTTGACAATTATGAGTTATCGAATTTATCAAATTCTCACGCATCTGTTACACCTATAGCATCTATATCATCTATATCATCTATATCATCCATATCATCTATATCATCCATATCATCTATATCATCCCATAACGGAGGAGGAGGAATGTCGCGACATGAAAAGGATAAAAATAAGAAGGCAAAAGGGATGCAAAAAATATTGCGAGATGATTCTCCTGAACATGAAGAGGAACGAGAAACAGTAAAATCAGTTGCATATAATACAGATAGTCATGCAAATAATGATTCTACATCAGATACATCATCTCCTGAAGTAAAAAATATCGATGACGTTTTTATTCGCATCACGGATATATATACACAAGAAGTATACAACATTATATATAACACATTACATATGATTATTAAAAATGATACTTTTTTTAATACCTATATAGATGGGCTAAATAAAATTCTAGAACCGACAAATAGTAGAATAAAAAAGTGGATAGATGAGCATATTGTTTTTTAATGTTGTATATGTGTGTGTCTGCGTGTGTGTGCATATCACGATTTTGAATTTGAATATCCCCTAACAATATTTATAAATTCAAGTATGTATCTCTTTATCGTATCGTAATTCTTTATACAATATACTATAAGAAATGGCAAATATATCAAAAATAAAACAGCAATATAGAATATAAATTTGGCATAAAAGTAAAAAATAGAATATCCCGGTTCTGGATTTTTATCCATACCTAACATTCTAAAAACAATATTATAATTACAATATGTAACAACTTCCGACGCAAAAGATAAATACTTATTTTCAAATTTAGGATTTTTAGAATTTTCAGTATTGCTACATATTTGGTAACACAAAGGTATAAAATAAATGAACCTACTTGTAAAATTAATATTATAGTTAATATCCCAGTCATTTACAAGCAACTTTCTGTTAAAATTTTCTAAAAAGTCATCGCGATGTGCCTTACTATAAATAACAGAGTGTGTTCCCGAAGAACACATGCATCTGTAATTATATGAATCGTACGGAATCAGAAACCATGGAATAGCGCCTAAAAAATAAATAAAATTATCGCCGGATTTTTTTTCAAGAAAATTGTTAATATTTGTAATATGTTCGCTTTCTTTTATCTTTTCACTAAAAACAAAATCATCTTCAAGAATTAAAATATTTCCAAAACTTTGTTTCTGTGCATGTTTAAATATTTGCAAGTAACAATCCGTTAAATCAGAATGCGCAGATGTAATACCTTTTTTGTTACATTTATTGAAACCTTTATTTAGTAATATATAAACTGTTTTTGTAGGTTTATATTTTTCTAGTTGTTTAATAATATTGTCATAGCGTTGGCTATTCTCTAAATGAATAATGTAGGTAGCATCTACGTTTGCATCTAAAAAACCTGACTTGTAATTTAGTTTTTCAAATGTATAACATGGCTCTGTTTGTTTTAATCTTTTATCTAAATCGGCATTTATTTTACTCATATTATATTTTTATCTTATATTATATACTGATTATAAAAATAACAAAATTTCACTATTTTTATAATTTATTTTTCAAGAGGTTCGGGTTCGGGTTCGGGTTCGGGTTCGGGTTCGGGTTCAGGTTCGGGTTCGGGTGTATCCTTTACAATACACTCCTTTTCCTCATTTTTCACACTCACACCTTCCCCACATAATCGATTTTCTATCTTATTGTTATATTTTTTACACTCTAAATGCCAGAGAATAATAGAAGAAAAAAACAGTATCAGAATACCACTAGATAATAATGTTATCAGACCAATTAGTAAACTATCTTTTACCCACTCTGTTCTACATACGTATTTGAGTATGAGTACAATAAATGTAATTATTATTATATTTGGAATATAATGATTTGTATTTTCTACACAGTCTTCGCTACTATGTTTTGTACCAAACATTACGTCACATATATCCGGTCCAAAATTTAAATTCACTTCTGTATGATGTAAGCGGTGTACGCCATTTACTTTGAATATTGAATAATTAATGTTATGAACTGAACAATAAAACAACATAAAATAAAGAATTATCCATGGGTCCAATATTTTTACTCCAAAAAAATACGTTACTATTACAAACGGATACGGTATCGATAACTCTAATAGTATCTGAATAAAATGCGAGAAGAAATTATCATTTTCGTGATGATAATGATGAACGATAGAAAAAATATTTTTATGAACATGCGCCACTACATGAAAAAAATAAGCAATGAATATAAAAACGAAAAATGTAAGTACTCCTAAAAATATATTCGGATAAGAAATGATAGAAATAGTACTTAGTATTAGTATCCACGAGGGTGCATTTTTCTTCAAACTATTCACTACTTTTATGTTTTCCGATAAATTCGGTCTGAAAAATATATTCAAAAATTTATGTAAATCATTCAATGAAATATTTATAATATGATTCGCTTTTTCTAATATAAAATCCATTGTATCTATATTCTAATAATTAATTATATCTACTTAACTATAATATTTAATATTTACTTATAATACTTAATATTTAATTCTTACTATTTTTAATTATATTTATATGTTTATATATTTAACTTATACAACGAAATAATATAATATTTTACATATATTATATAAAATATAAAATATAAAATGGGCGTTTTAAATGAGAAAAGGTGTAATAGTAATGATGTGCGTATATTAGATATATTTATAACAGGTCCTTTACAGATTTATGTCTCTTTATTATTAAAAAATATATTTTTAAAATATTTTATGTTGATAACAGGTATATTAAATATTGCATTTAACGGATATGTGTATTTACTAAAAAATAAATATATACAAAAAAAACATAGGTACTTAAAATATTTCATAACAGAACACGGTAAAAGACAAGTACATCGTCTTTATAATTTAACTATAATGTATCCAATTTTTTTGTATATTCTTTTACATTATAAATTACCCACCTTCGTACAATTTGCATTTTCTAGTAATATAATTATTGGATTTATTTATAACTTATATAACTTTATTATACTAGTACAAAAATATGGTGTTATATAATGATAAACCTATATTATATTACTGCATATATTCAGTGACTGCATATATTCAGTGACTGCATATATTTAATCATTCGAGTATATGTTATTATAGTTGAACAGTTTGATATTAAACATCTTCATTACTATAATGCACATACACTTTGCAGCAACAAGTAACCACACATTGATAAGCAACTCCACCTGTTTCTCATATTCATGGTTACAGTTATAGGATATACCAAGCGCACCCAATAACTCATCACGGTCATCACACGACGACCGCTTAATATACTTTCGTTCTAATGCCGTTAACGGGCATCCGTGTCTAACAATTATTGCAAAAGCATCAAATGAAACAACTATAAAAAGAACAAACATATGTGTTAAATTCATACTAAATAATGCTATAAAAGAAACTAAAAAAATAAATGTGTCATGTACATGACGATAAAATGTGCTTTCTTGTACGTCTTTTAAATTAAATTTTTTATACAAATACATGCAAAACTTTCGAATTGCACTATCCTTTATCATTTTAAGCTTTTTTCTATTTTTAGATGAACTTTTTTTTTCCTTGACAGTCTCTTTTTCTAAAGTTAAAGTACATGACATCTTTTATGCAAAACTATATCGTTACATTATTCCAATTGTTTTTTTTATCAACTATAACGTATTACATTTTTCGGTGAGATGGAGCAACATAGTTTGCAAGCGGTGGGTGGGCAAGGTTTTTTGCACAATGGTCAAAAAAGTGGCAAACATGTTTTTCAAAAACGACTTCCCCCGAAAAAGGACATCAAAAGAATACCCCACCAAAAACTACCTATTTTACCATATTTTTCACCCATTTTTATCACTTTTTTAGTTTCGCAGCATTATGGTCGCCACGTGACCACACCCTTGCATCGCCAACCACAGCATAAAGGTAACCCCGCGGAATTGGGAGGGCGGACGCTGAAGAAGTGAATGATGTTTCTTTTTTTCAAATCTAAAGCTGGATTTTCAAAATTGGACATTTATTTTTGTCCATTTTTGAAAACCGGGGGTAGAAATGTGAAAAAAACATTGCATTCGTCACTCAGACCATAATGCTCTAAATCGTGTTTTTAAGATTGAAAATTTGTTACCATAATTTTTCAACATTTTTTTACATATTGTATGAAAAGGTTTTAGGCGTTTTTTATGTAGTCTATATATATATAAATGGCTAACAAAATAAACGCCAAAAAAACGCCGCTTTTTGTCTGCGAAAATTGTGACTTTAAATGCTGTAAACAAAGTGACTATGATAGACACGTTGTGACCATCAAGCATAAACGACTACAAGGTGCTACAAAAAAAAACGCCGGTCCAAATTCTAATATATTTGTTTGCATATGTGGTAACAAATATAACCATCATTCGAGTTTATCAAAGCATAAGCGAACATGTATTGTCGTCAATACACCCGGTCATTCTTCGCTATATGTCGAGCAAGATAATAAAGAAAAATATGAAATGACTGAAGATGATATATGCTCAGACAATAAAATAATAATAACTAAACATATGTTTATAGAATTGATAAATGACAATAAAGAAATGATGAAAATAATTAAAGGACAACAGGAGCAGTTGAATAGTATAATACCGAAAATCTGTAACATAACTAATAATACCAATAATACAACTAATAATACGATGAATAACAATTTTAACCTGAATGTATTTTTGAATGAGCAGTGTAAGGACGCATTAAATATATCAGATTTTATAGATTCGTTAAAAATAACATTGGAGGATTTACTATTTTCAAAGACAAACGGTATATCGCGCGGTATAACCGATGTTTTAATAAAAGGATTAAAAGAATTGGATATTTACAAACGCCCTATTCATTGTACGGATATAAAACGTGACATCATGTATATAAAAGACGAAGACAAGTGGCTAAAAGATGATAGTAACGAGAAGATGAAAAATACGATTGTAAAAATAGCAGACAAAGAGCGAACTGCGTTACAACAGTGGGCAATAGATAATCCAGACTGGATAGAAACGGAAAGAAAGCAGCTTGAATACCTAACAATGATGCGTTCAATATGTGAACCCATCGAAAACTATAACAACTATGAGAAAAAAATAATAAAAAATCTTGGAAAAGAAATACAAGTAGATAAAAAGAATTAGAAACTTTGGTGAAATGGAGTAAAATAGTTTAATAACATCGATGTATGAAAATTTCAACTCTCGGAGGCCTCTTTTCAAAATTGGACATTTATTTTTGTCCATTTTTGAAAACCGGGGGTAGAAATGTGAAAAAAACATCGATTTCATCACTCAGACCATAATGCTCTAAATCGCATTTTTAAGTTTGAAAATTTGTGACGATAATTTTTTTGAGATTTTTATATATTTTGTGAAAAGGATTTAGGCGTAAAATATATTCTATACCTATAGTATAAAATAGAATGAAAATTACGCCGAATTACGCCGAAAATTTTTGTTGCAATTTATGTGACTTTAAATGCTGTAAGCAGAGTGATTATGACCGTCACTTGATGACACGTAAACACAAAAATAGAACAAACAAGGGTCATATAGAACAAGATTTTACGCCGTCTACTACTTTTACATGTAAAAACTGTAATAAAGAATACACGGCAAGAACTAGTTTATGGTATCATGAAAAAAAATGTAAATCATCGTCATTACTTATAAAAAAAGACAGTGATGTTATTGTAGAAAACGACAATGAAAAAAATACTATTTTATCCTCTAGTAATCATGTTACAATAACAAGCGAGATGTTTATGGCATTGATTAAGAATAGCGAAGAGATGATGAAAGTTATTAAAGAACAACAAGAACAGATTAAAGAACAACAAGAACAAATTATAACAATTATACCGAAAATAGGTAACACGACAAATAACAATAACACAACGAACAATACGACGAACAATTTTAATCTCAATGTTTTTTTAAACGAGCACTGCAAAGATGCACTGAATATCTCCGACTTTATTGATTCGCTGAAGATAACGCTTGAGGATTTACTATTTTCAAAGACGAATGGGATATCGCGCGGGATTACTGATGTGATGATAAAAAGACTCAAAGAGTTGGACATTTACAAACGTCCAATTCATTGTACAGATATAAAACGTGACATTATGTATATCAAAGATGAAGACAAGTGGTGCAAAGATGAGAATCACGAGATGATGAAAAATACGATTGTAAAAATAGCGGATAAGGAGCGAACTGCGTTACAACAGTGGGCAATCGACAATCCTGACTGGATGGAAACCGAAAGAAAACAGCTGGATTATTTGACAATGGTGCGTTCGATTTGCGAACCTATTGAAAACTACGATAACTACGAGCGAAAAATATTAAAAAATCTTGGAAAAGAAATACAGATTGATAAGAAAAATTAAGGTGTAAAAAATTAATCATCTGCTTCTAGTTTCACCCATGTTTCTTTGCGTGTATCATCCGACAAGAACCCTTTAATACGTCGCTTCACTTCGGGGAAAGCAATATTGATTTTGCGTGATTCACCGTCTTTTACATATTCACCAATCTCTTTGTATAGGCGTTTAACAGCAGGATAAGATGTATTCAGCTCTAATTCGTTTAATTTTTGTATTATTGGCTTTATATCGGAACTTCTTTCTTCTTTTGTTTTTTGGAACGGTAATAGTTTTTTTGGGGGATTAGAGGGATTAGATAGGTCAGAAGAAGAAGACGATTCTTGTTGCATTGCTTGTAGTAATAATATAAACTAAACATTTTATATTATTATTTGAAATATTGTTATTTTTGTAGAGGTATTTGTGTTACTGTTGGGGAGGTATTGTTTGAATTGTTGTTGTTGATGTATTACTACGGTGATCCCCTTCCAGGTGAATTTAATATACGAGATGGCGTAAATTCATCTCGTAATAGAGTACCCCCATTACCACGATTACCCAATCTAAATCCCCAAAAAGCAACAGTATTTATCGTCCACTGAGATATATTGACATTAAATGCTGAATCCCGGAACATACTAGTGAAATTTGTAACTGCTGATACATTCCAATTCATTAAATTACGTTGCCATGTAGCAACAGCGGGAGTATTTCCATTATTAAAATTTCTAGTATTAAAAAACATTGCTGCCATATTTGTAACTCTCGATGTATTCCAGTTACCTACATTTTGATTAAAATTAGTAGCACCATGAAACATATTAAACATATCTGTAACTAGTGCTGTATCCCATGTACCTATAGGTTGATTAAATGCATGAGCACCCCTAAACATAAAACCCATATTTGTAACCCGTGATGTATCCCATGTACCTATACCTTCATTAAAATTAACAGCATTTTCAAACATACCACTCATATTCGTTACCTGTGATGTATTCCATCTTGTCAGGTTTCTATTAAAAGCACTAGCACCATTAAACATATTAGACATATTTGTAACACTACCTGTATTCCATTCTGTTCTATTTGTATTTGTATTAATGGGTTGATTAAAAGCTACAGCATTATTAAACATATTAGACATATCCGTAACTCGTGATGTATTCCACATATCTATAAGTTGATTAAAAGCTCTAGCACCATTAAACATACTAAACATATTCGTAACCTGTGATGTATTCCAGAAGCGCATGGGTTGATTGAATACCGTAGCATCCTGAAACATAATACGCATAGTCGTAACCCGTGATGTATTCCAGTTATTTATAGGTTGATTGAATGCACTAGCACCATTAAACATACCTTCCATAGATGTAACTTGTGATGTATTCCAATTACCTATAGGTTGATTAAAAGAATTAGTACGTCGAAACATATTCAACATACTTCTAACAGCACCTGTATTCCATCCAGAAATATTTCCATTAAAACTAGCAGCACTACTAAACATTTCAGCCATATTTGTAACCCGTGATGTATTCCAGTTGCCAATGGGTTGATTAAACCTGGTAGCACCACTAAACATACTAGTCATATTTGTAACCTGTGATGTATTCCAGTTGTCGATGGGTTGATTAAAACTAGCAGCACTACTAAACATTTCAGCCATATTTGTAACCTGTGATGTATTCCAGTTGCCAATGAGTTGATTAAAAGCTGCAGCATTATTAAACATATTAGACATATTTGTAACCTGTGATGTATTCCAGTTACCTATAGGTTGGTTAAAAGCTGTAGCATTTAGAAACATACTATCCATACTTGTAACCTGTGATGTATTCCAGTTGCCAATGAGTTGATTAAAAGCTGCAGCATTATTAAACATATTAGACATATTTGTAACCTGTGATGTATCCCATGAACCAATGGGTTGTCTAAAATCTCTAGCACCACTAAACATACCTTCCATACTAGTAACTCTACTTGTATTCCACAAACCAATTGGTTGATTAAATGCTTGTGCGGTATTAAACATAGCACGCATAGTCGTAACCCTACTCGTATTCCAGTTACCTATGGGTTGGTTAAAAATAGTAGCGTGAGCAAACATTTGTACCATATTTGTAACACTCGATGTATTCCAGTTACCTATAGGTTGATTAAAAGATCTAGCATCTGAAAACATACCACTCATATTCGTAACGCTCGATGTATTCCAGTTACCTATAGGTTGATTAAAATTACTAGCAGCAACAAACATATTAGTCATATTCGTAACTAGCGATGTATCCCAATTATTGATGGGTTGACTAAAAGCAGAAGCACCGTTAAACATACCATCCATATTCGTAACTTGCGATGTATCCCAAGAATTGAGAGGTTGGTTAAATGTATTTGCACCAATAAACATAGTACTCATATCCGTCATAAGTGTCGTAACAATATTGTTGAATGGAACAAGTTGTCCTTGGTGTATAAAAGGTGCGGTAGTTCCATTTGCATAATTAGTAATTGCTTGTCGATGCCTATTATCTACAACAGCAAACCATTCCAATCCAGTTCCTCTTGGGTTGGCTTGTATGAATAGTGGTGTAGTTGCAGGAACATTTGCAGCAGCACCGGTATACCGGATTGTTACTCCATTTGGTAAAAGAGTTAAAAACCAACTTGGTTGATTTGCTGGGCTATTATTAAGAGGAGAAAAAACACTAAAATTAACCGGAGGTCTGTTTACTGTAACATTTGATACATCCCAAGCCCATAAAGGTTGATTAAAGTTACTAGCACTTTGAAAGATACCATCCATATTTGTAACCCGCGATGTATCCCATGAATTGATAGGTTGAGTAAAATTTCCAGAACCACCAAACAAAAAAACCATATTTGTCATAAGCGTTGTAACGATATTATTAAACGGAACAGATGTTGTTTGACCTGGTGGAGTAAAAGCTGCTGAAGTTACATTTGGAGAAACTGCATAATTGGTAATTGCTGCACGCATAGTATCGTTTACAACAGCAAACCATTCAACACCTGATCCTCTTGGATTTGCTTGAAAGAATAGAGGTGAGCCAGTAGGAACATTTACCTCGAGACCTGTATAACGGATTGTTACTCTATTTGCTGCAAGACTTAAAAACCAACTTGGCTGATTTGCAAGAACAAGAGACGAACCGGTGTTAAAATTAACCGGAGGTCTCGTTGTAACATTTGATACATTCCATGTCCATAATGCTTGGTTTAATGAGGTAGTGTTTTGAAACATTCCTGTCATGTCCCTAACTTGTGATGTATTCCAGTTACCTATAGGTTGGTTAAAAGCTGTAGCATTTAGAAACATACTATCCATACTTGTAACCTGAGATGTATTCCAGTTACCTATAGGTTGGTTAAAAACTCTAGCACCTGAAAACATAATACGCATATTTGTAACCCGTGATGTATCCCATGCACCTATATTTTGATTGAAACTAATAGCATCCCGAAACATACCGCCCATATCTGTAACATTTGATGTATTCCAGTTATGGATAGGTTCATTGAACGCCCAAGATTCAGAAAACATAGACCGCATATTAGTAACTCTACTTGTATTCCATGCACCTATAGGTTGTCTAAAACCTATAACACGAAGAAACATAATTTCCATACTTGTAACTTGTGATGTATCCCAGTTACCTATAGGTTGATTAAAAGATCTAGCTTCTGAAAACATACCACTCATATTCGTAACTCGCGATGTATCCCATGCACCTATGGGTTGATTGAAATTATTCGCATCCATAAACAAATGAATCATATCCGTCATAAGTGTCGTAACAATATTGTTGAATGGAACAGGTGTTGGTTGACCTGGTGGACGAAATGTAGTAGTATCAGTCCCTATTACATAATTTCGTATTGCCCGCCACATGCTTTGGTTCACCACCGCGAACCATTCCAATCCAGTTCCTCTTGGATTGGCTTGTATGAATAGTGGTGTAGTTGCAGGAACATTTGCAGCAGCACCGGTATATCGTATTGTTACTCCATTTGGTAAAAGAGTTAAAAACCAACTTGGTTGATTTGCAGGGTTATTATTAAGAGCTGAAAAAGCGCTAAAATTAACTGGAGGTCTGTTTACTGTAACACTTAATACATTCCAAGCCCATAAAGGTTGATTAAAAGAAGTAGCACCTTGAAACATACCATCCATATTTCGAACATTTGATGTATCCCATGAACTGATGAGTTGATTGAATGACGATACATTAAAAAATAAATTTAACATATTTGTCATAAATGTTGTAACGATATTATTAAATGGTACTGGTACAACTTGTCCATTGGCGACGAAAGGTCCTGTGGCTACTCCATTTGCATAATTTTGTATTGCTTGTCGCATAGTATCATTTACAACTGCAAACAATTCAAAGCCCGTTCCTCTTGGATTTGCTCGAATGAATAGAGGCAAGGTATTTGGAATAAGTGATGCAGGACCTATATATTGAATTGTTATTCTATTTGCTGCAAGAGTTAAAAACCAACTTGGTTGATTTGCTGCAGTAAGAGGTGAATTATGACTAAAATTTAACGGAGGACTAAGTCTAACACTTGATATATCCCATGAATTAATTGGTCGATTAAAAGATCTAGCATCTGAAAACATATTATCCATATTTGTAACTCGCGATGTATTCCATCCAAATAAATCATTATTAAAAGAAGTAGCATTTGAAAACATACTATTCATAAGAGTAACTTGTGATGTATCCCATCTATTAATATTTTGATTAAATACAACAGCACCAGCAAACATATTACTCATATCCGTAACTCTACTTGTATTCCAGTTGCCAATGGGTTGATTAAATGCTGTAGCAAGAATAAACATTTGACTCATATTTGTAACATTTGATGTATTCCATGAGTTAATGGGTTGGTTAAAAACGAGAGCAGTACTAAACATATTATTCATAAGAGTAACCCTACTTGTGTCCCAAGAAGAAATATCTGCATTGAATGTATTACAGGATAAAAACAAACTGCTCATATCTGTCATAAGCGTCGTAATAATATTATTGAACTGAACAGGAACAGTCTGACCTGGTGGACGAAATGTAGTAGTGTCAGTCCCTCTTGCATAATTAGTTATTGCTTCACGTGACCTATCATCAACAACTGCAAACGTTTCAAGAGGACCTCGGGGACTAGCTTGTATGAATGTTGGGCTTACTGGAATAGATGCTTCCTGAAATACAACTGTTTCCCCTTGTTGAACTACTGTTGAAAAAGCAACACGAGGAACAGCGTTGAAAAGAATTGACGTGATATTGGCAACTATATAGTTATCGTTATTTGCCCTAGTTTCAGCTCTAATAGTAAAATTTCCTAATGTATTTATTGTAACATTTGTTCCATTAAAAGTACCTGCTTCAGGCGGATTTATAAAATATACAATTCTAATTCCATTTTGTTGTTGTAGCGCTGCCGAAGGAAGTGTAATTACAGGAGGAGTAATAGTAATTGTGTCTCCGATAAAAACTGTAGAACTAATATTAGGAAAAGCATTCCAGGCAACAGTGGTTTGAAATGCTGTAGTAGCACCTTCAACTATTATTCTTTGTGAAGTAATAGCTAAAGCGTTATCAAATAAAGTACTGTTGGCGTTGTTAGTTGCTGCACGAATATAAAAATGTCCTACATTATTTATTGTAATTGTTGTTCCTCTTACTCCTGTCGCAGTAGCAATAGGAATATCCGTGCGACTTGGACTTACTATTGAGTAGTTGATAGTTACACCATTATCTAAAGGATTAGGAGTACCAGCTGGAAAGATAAAAAATGCTTCACGAAGAGTATATGTTTCACCAAATGTAACTTGGGTTTGAAAAGTAGTTGGAAAACTAAGAACAGGTATCCTGCGACTAGTACCATATTCTAATTGCGAATCAGTAGATGCTGACTCATATCTAATGCTTGTTTGAGTAGTAGCCCTAATTCTAAATCTTCCTATACTATTTATTCTAACATTTAATGGATTTGGTTGAGTTATGGTTACAATTCCTCTAGTGTCGCTTATATAACTATATTGAGGAGGAATTTCATTTAAAGTAGGTGCAAAAGGAAATGTAAATACTGGAGGAGTAATGTTCACAGTATCACCAATAAACAAAACAGTAGGAATTGGGTTCCAAGATGTGGTCAATATGGGTCTACCTCTATTTACTGTTATTTGTGGCGAATTCAAAAAAACGCTTCTAAATAATGATAGTGCACCTTGTGGCACCGTTTCAACTGTCTGAGCAGTAACTATAAAATTCCCGTACCTAAGTAATGTAATTGTTGTTCCTCCTGCTATTGTAGCAACAGCAGTATTATTACTAGTGTGTGTAATAGAAAATCTTGCACGAACATCCGAACCAACAGGAGGGTATATAAGTATTGCTTGTTGAACAGCGATATTTAGTTGACCAAATGTCATTACTTGTGTAAAAGGTGTTGGAAATTGAATAACGGGGGTATTATAGTCACTAGTGCGTTGTCTAGAATATGTAGTCTCAGCTTCTGTAAAGTTTCCTACAGCTTCTGTAAAAGCTATAATTTGTATTGGATCATTAGTTGATCTATGTATTGTGATAGTTCTTCCTACTATTGTAGCAATATTTGCGTTATTCGTTCTATATCTAATTTGAGGTAATGGGTCAGTAAGACCTGCGGGTATTGTAACAGTTGCCGCTAAAAACTCATAACTTCTGCCTACTATAAATGTATCTATACCTGGAATTATATTATTTGGAAATGTTATAGTAGGTGTAGCCCTATTAACTGTAACACTTAAATATCTAAATGTTGTTTGAAATATATTTTGTATAATATTTGTTTGAGCTATAATGAAAAATGTACCCGCACTTAATATTCGAACTGTTGGGATAGAAGATGGAATTACTGGTGCTACAATTTGTGCAACCGTTGAAGCATTTCCAGCAGGGTTTCCATTGCTACGAATAGAATAGTTAATATTGAGTTCGGGAACCAGAGTTCTAATAATTTCAGCAGTAGGAGACTCAAAAAATGCTTGCGGAAGTGTATATGTTTGACCATATGTAATTTGTCTTATAGGAGCAGGATTTGTAGGAAAAATTATATCGGGTGTATTTAATGTATTAATAGTAACGCGTAACGAAGTTATCCCAGCCTGATTATAGTTATCACTTTGCACGGTTGTAGCTCTTATATAAAATGCCCCTAATCTATTTATTCTAACACTGAACACTGTAACACCATTTTCAATTACGGGACCCGACAGAATCGTTGCTACTGGTGTATTTGTATCTGAAATAACTATAAATGAACTAACTGTAAAAGCAGGAATTTCTGCTGGAACAGGGTTCGGAGTTCTAAATTGTGGGGGAGTGAAACTAACTATTGTTCCAGTAAGTAAATTAGTGTTAGTAAATAGTGTCCATGTATTAAAAGATGGTGTACCTCGTATCACTGTAACTATTATACTCATCGAAACACTTCTATATGCGGTTGTTTCGTTTGTTCTAGCAATAAGCGTAAAACTACCTACTCTTAATACTGTAATGACAGGAATTTGCGTTTGTACTGAATTCACTATAACGTTTCGCATTTCTAAAGTAGCAATATTTGGGTTAGTGGTAGGTATTGAGTAAGTAATAGTAAGACCTAATGAAGGTATATTCGCTGGCTGAGGATAGTTAAACACTGCTGGCGTAGGAGTATAAATATTAATATTTCGATTGGGATTTATATTCGTATTGGGATTTATAGTGCCAAAAGTAAATGTATCAGTAAAGTTAATAATATTACCTAAAGCATCAGGTGTGAAACTTAGACCAGGAAATTCTAATTCGGGAGTATTTAACTGTACACCATATTCAGGAAGAGACAAAATAAAATTACTGTTAAAATTATTTGTTTCTACTATTCTTGCTCTTATTTGAAATCTGCCTTGTCTATTCACTTGTATCCGTAAAGGGTTTAATAATATGGTAACAACGCCTGCAGGTTCAGATGTGTACTCAACCGTTAACGCCTCATTGCGAATACCAGCTGGTATTGTAACTACAGCAGGTGTAAAATTATATACTCCGTTCACAAGTAAATTTATACCCACAAACAAATCATTATTTGGAAATGCTATTCCTGGCGTAACTCTAACAACATTGATTACTGGCGAAAACACTTCTCTGCGGATAAATATAGATTGTCCTCCACTTGGCGGTTGTTCAACGGTCTCGGCTCGAATTCTAAAAGAACCGGATGTGATTAATGTAATTGTTGTTCCATTTATTGTAGCAACGTTTGTTGTTACTGTATTTGCGACTGCATCTACAATTCTATGTTGAATAGAAAGACCAAACCTAATAACATCGGCAGTTGAAGGATGATAAAATGTTGATGCTTGAAGAGTATAATCACGTCCAAGTGTAATTTGACTGCCTGAAATACCGACGATAGAAGGTATTATTATACCAGGTGTATTCGCCTGAGTGACGCGCACGCTAGTATATGTAGCGGTCCCGGGCAAAAAATTGTTTGTTTCTCCCGTAGAAGCTACAATGACAATAGGACCATCATTTATTATCCTAATAGTTCTTGCGGTTCCATTTACTAGTTCCGCATTACTATTTCCAGAACTATATGTAATCGTCAGTTCATCACGTGGAACTGTAGAAGGTTCCGTAATAGTTGCGGGTTCAAAAGTATATTGGTTATTTACAAAAAACGTGTTAAATGGAAACATTATGTCTGGTGGAGGAAATGTTATAGTAGGTGTAGCTGGAAGAACAGTGACGTTTCTACTAATCGATGTAGTTTGGAATGCATATGTATTATTTGTTTCTGCGACAATAGTAAAAGTACCTGCTCTATATATTGTAACAACGTTGTTAATTGAAATACTAGCAACAACTGAGGAATTTGGGTCAGGATGTGTAATAAAATATGTAATACGAAGCCCAAATCTTGTTATATCGGCTGCCGATGGTCTATCAAAAAATGCTTGGCGAAGTGTGTAAGTCTCGCCGTATGTAATCTGGGTAATAAAATCGCTTTCTGGCTGAGATGGTTCATCAGGTGATCTATTATCACCGGGAAAATATATAACAGGTGTATTGTGTATAATTAACCCTTCTTCAATTAATGAAGGAACTACAGCCTCGTTATAGTTATCGCTTTGCAATGTTCTAGCCGTTATAGTAAATGATCCTGTTCTATGTATTCTTGCAGTGAATACGGTAACACCATTTTCATCGATACGCTGTTGAGGTTCGATAGTAATTATACGTTCATCTGATGACGTAAATGATTCATATGTAAAAGGAAGAATTTCAGATGGAACAGAAGAGGGTGTCAAAAACCGTGGAGCATAAAAATCGACCGTCGTTCCTGTAAATAATTGAGTAGTAAATACATCCCATGGTTGGAATGTAGGAGTAGCTCTTTGAACGTTAAATTCTCTATGAATTGGTTCACTTTCGGCAAGTCGAACTGTTGGTTCTGTATAACCAACAAGTGTAAACTTGCTTGCATTTGTTTGAGCAATAAGTGTAAAACTTCCTGCTCTAAGTATTGTAATCACGGGAATATTTCTAGTAATTGTTCCCAGTTCTGACTGGATTATAGTATTTCTCATTTCTACTCTAGCAATGTTTGAACTTTCTTCATTTATTCTATAGTTAATTATAAGGTCTACAGGTATATTATTCTGGTTATCAGGATAACTAAAATCAGCTAGTTGTTCGACATTATAAATATTATTATTCTCGCCATACGTCAAATTTGTAACAGGAAATACACCACTTTCATCGGCACCGGGAAAAAATAATACTGGTCTATTTTCTTGAGCCCCAGTTTCATAGTTAGAGAATATAGCAACACTTCTGTTAAAATTTCCACTTGGTGGTTCTACTGTTTGGGCTTTTATTCTAAACTTTTCAGCTCTATTCACTCGTATAGGTATAGTATTTGATGATATATCTAGCGGAAATATTGTGACTACTCCTAGAGGAACACATGTGTACTCAACCTGTATTACTTCAGGAGTAACAAAACTAGGTATTATAACGGTTGCCGGTCTAAAACTGTATCTTCTATTTGTTATTAACACCTGATTTGGGAAAAGATCATCATTATCAAATAACAACGTAGGTGTAGCTTTTTTAACGGTGATAAGTGGTGAATATATTCTATTACTACTGTTTGTAAACCTTTCTATTGTTGCAACAGCTTGAACAGTAAAAGAACCCGCGCGATTTATTGTCACATTGGTACCTGATATTGTGGCAACAGGAGTATATGATTGTGGTATAGGAATAATAGACGGTACAATTGAATAAGCAATAGAACCACCTACAGGCACTCTTAATTCTTGACTGACAAATTCTATTGGATTGTCTCCTATAGGTAAAGGCACTCCTGTAGTTGAACTTACAAATCCTACGACAACTATAAAAACACCAGCTTCTATACTTTTACTTGTTACACGAAAGTCAATAGTGTTAACGATAATATTAGAATCTGTATTTTCAGAATTTACTATATTTACTGTTAAAGAAGCAGTAATAACAATAGCATTATACTGTTCTAAGTTATTCAATATTATACGTTTTTCATTTTCTAATACCCTTAACAGTGCTGTTCCAGGAATATTTGTAACTGGATTGGGATATATAAAATTAGCTTCTATAAAAGAATATTTGTCTCCGTATGTAACTTCGGTAATAAAACCCTCGTCCTTTCTAGGAAAAACAATAGCTGGTCTATCTGGTCTAGTAGCATATTTTGTTCGTGAAACAATTATGGCTTGACTATAGTTTATACTACTTGACGATTTTGCTTGTATGTTGAACTCTCCTTCGGTTTTTATAGTAACAAGGACACCTGCATTCGAACTACTAGAAATTTCTGCAATTCTTTCTTGTAAAATTATGTATTCAAAAGAGCGAAGTTCGGATGGAAATATTGGTTCGTTAGGATCAGGACTTATAAATGTTGGAGGAGTGATTTGAAAGGTTTGCCCTACCATTAAATAATTAGAATTTGTAAATGCATCCCATCCTTCTTGAAAAGTGGGTGTATACTTTTTAACTTTAACTTCTTTTTCTAATAAATTACTAACAGTAAAATTGTCACTTTGAATTGTTTTTACTCGAAGTGTAAAATTTCCTGCACTATATATTAAAACTGTTCTATTTTCTATGGACGCAATATTAGTTTCTATGATATCATATTTTACTTCAACTTCTGTAGGTTGAAAAGGAGGATTTTTAAATACTACTTCATTTATAGTAAATGAAAGTGTTTCTCTGTATGTAAAAGGACCAAAATTTTGGCTTGGGTCAAATTGTATTACTGGCATACCAGGATTTGTCGAAAACTCTTCGGGTGATTCGACATAACCAATATTATATCTTTCGGATGGTTTTGTTTCTGCTCTGACTCTAAATGAACCTACACGGTTTACTAAAAGCGATGGTCTTTGGGATGCTGTAGGTTGACTAATCACAATAGAAACAATATCGGGATTCAAACTTACATATGTAATTGGAAGAATTTCATTGGGGATAATAACAGGTTTACTAATAGTTGCTTTGTTAAATGAGTATGTATTTTTTACTTGTAATGTATATTCAAACAAGTCATTTAACTGTAGAATAGGTGTAGCTTTATTAACAGTTATCAAAGGCGAGTCTCTTGTAGAATTAATAATTGTAGGTGCTCGTGCCGGATTTATTTGATTTGTCTTTGCGCGAATTTTAAAATTACCGCCTTTTAATAATGTAACTTTTGTTCCTGAAATACTAGCGACATCAGACGCTGAACCTGTAGCAGAGACAATTGAATATGTAATAAAAAAATCACGTGGGTCAGATATATACTGGATAATATTTGTAATGGTTGCGGGTGTGGATATAGATATTCCTGTGTCAGTTCTAATATAAATGACATGTCTACTTACTCTGTTTGAAATATCATATTCTATTTTTTTATCTATTATAGTGTCATCTATGCTGCTTATCAATGGAGGAGAACTTCCTGGTAAGCTAACTATATCTGCTGTAACTCTTCTACCAATGATAAAATAGTTGTACAGTTCTTCACTTACTACAATTCTTGAACCCCATAGTAAGGCGTTTTCTTTAAAATTATAAACATCTCTTGGATAAGTAAATTCGGCTTCATTAAGAAAATACTCTTCACCATATGTAATAGTTGTTTTAAAGTTTTGTGGAAAAGCAACCCTTGCATAATATAATGTAGATATTTCTTCTTGTGATGTAATCGTTGCTTGATTATAATTTCGGCTTTCAGTTGTTTGAGCAGTAATTGTAAAGGGTCCTTCTCCGTCTATTCTAATCGTAGTTGTTGAGCCGATTAATGTTGCAATTGTATTCGAAGAACTTGTATAAGAAGTAATAGAAACAGAGCTGGATGGAAAGAACTCGTCAGGGTAAGGATATTGAAATATAGGAGAGCTGAAAGTATACGTTCTTCCTACAAATAAAAGACTATTAATATCCTGAAATAAATACCATGGTGTTGTAAAAATGGGAGTAGCTTTACGAATCGTAATTGGAGGCGAGTCAACAAAAGTACTGTTGTATGCATCTGTTTTATTTGTTTTTGCGCGAATTATAAAAGAACCTGCATTCTGTACAGTAACTGTAATTCCATCTATACTAGCAATATCTGTGAAAGTATTTGTTCCTACTACCGTTGGCAAAATTTCATATGTAATTACTACATTTGCAGGTGAATAAAGAGGATACACAAAAATTGCTTCTATAATATCAAATGTTAGTCTCTCTTTATATGTAAAGTCTGTAACAGTAATAAACGTTTGAGGAAACTCAATAATTGGATCATTCATACTTGTGGTATATTCATTTTTTGAAGTAACTGAAGTACTTTTATAATTTTGTGTTTCACTCGTTGTAGCTAAAATTCGAAAATTACCATATGAATTAATTTGTATTTTTTTACCATCCTCTATAAAACTAGCAACATTGGATTCTAGACCGTTACTATTTATAATTTTATATGTAATAGCAAGGTCGTTAGGTATTACTAAAGGATAATTAAGTGACGCGGAAACAAAGTTTAAACTTTTTCCAATAAATAATGTATAAGAAAATATTTCCCATGGTTCATTGAATATAGGAGTATCTTGAGTAACCGTAAAAAGTGGTGATGTTGTAATTGACTTTCCAAACTTATTAAATTCCCCTAATCCTGTTTCTTGTTGCCCTTGCAAATTAAAAGTACCAGCGTTCTCGAGTCGTAGTATATATTTATCAAGTGTGTTTTCATTAATGGTTAACGTGGCTATATTTGAATTCGTTGCATTAATAATACTCAGAGTAATAGGTGTTGTTGTGTGTAAACTGCTAATACTAACTGTTAAAATAACTGGTTCATCGGCGTTATAATTATATACGTAATTTTCGATAAATGGTTCTACATTTATTACTATGTTAGAATCAAATATAGTACTAGATAAAACGACATTGCTTCGAATACTTGTACCATTTCCATTTGTAGAAGTCATACTCATTAAATAATATGTATTCGGAGTTAATGAAGTAATATCATTTATGTTTTGGATGTTTGGTGGATTTTTTGTATTTGGTGATAGTTCTTTTGTTCTTATTTCCGATATAATGTTATATCGAATATTGTTTTCCCTATCAGTATATATTGTGTTACCATCAAAGATACCATTTTTATTCCATATAACCATATCAGTAGACATACCCATAGCCGTAGCCATACCCATACCCATACCCATACCCATACCCATACTGTCGCCCGTATTTTCGTAACTGTTGTTGTTGTTGGTGGTGTTGTTGCCACTGTAAAATTGTAATTCGTTATAGTTATCTAAAAAGTCTTGTATATCTATATCACCTTCGCTACTATTAAAAAAACTTTGTGAGTCATCTACATTTCTTAACGTTTCTACAATATTTATCGCAAAATATGTTATGGTATAATATACAACATTACAAAAAGAATTTCCAAAATCATCCCAGGTGAATGTAATACTGTATGTATCTCTGTCAACAACTCTTAATATTGGTGGTGTAGGTATTGAACCGCGGCAACTATCAACGACTGGTTTATTTTTTACATAATAGTTACTCGAAAGATTCGTTCCTTGAAATCTTCCAAGATTTGCTTCTTCGGCACCCCTTGCGCTATAAAATGAACTGCCGTTCAACGTCGTTGTATCAGATACTAGTTTTTTAAGACGCGTCGACCCCGACACAGCACCCTGTTTTGCAAATCCGATATTATTTGGCTTGTAAATTGTTTGTGATAGACAAGGCTTATTAAATAAGCGGATGGGTTGATAATTAACCGGTGCAACAACTTGGGGTCCATTTCGTGTGTCGTTAGGCCAAAGCGGAATTCCTTGTGCGTCGAAATATACACACCCGGGTTCTTTATTTGTAGATATATTTTGACCATATGTTTGGCATCTTGTTTCTAGTTTGTCGTTACTATATGAAAAAAATGCCTGGCTTTGAAAAGCAATTCCGCTGCGAATTAGATTTCCTTGAGGTGAGCAGTTAATGCAGTTTGTATTATGTATGCCAGTCATTATCTTATAAGCCGACTGGTTTGTAGGGTCATTTATTTGCGCGGTAGTCGCATCATAAGGCACAACGGTAAACCCATTATTCTGTACTTTAACGTCGAGAACCCCCTTCGAGTAGTTGTCATCTTTTACTTCATACCCAAATTTATTATTTGAAATAATATACGAGTTTCCTCCTTCATCGGGAACACAAGTGCAGTCGGGTGTAAAATGGTATACGGTAGTCCCTGGGCGTTCAAGTTCCGAAATCGTTGCCGTTCTTGAATTGTTAGCGGGACCATTATAGTTATATACTTGCAACTGTTTTCGCCAGTGTTTTAAAGGACGCGCTTTGAAGTTTGGACCGTTATAATCTTTGTCATTTATATTTGAATTTTGCCCGTTAGCATTGGGACGATTCCACCCTGGAATAATAGTCATACCTGTTGTAAGTTTGGTGGGATAGTGTGGCACCTTTGTTGTAATAAGCGTGTTTGAGTGTCTAAAATTGAGAGGTGCGTTTGAATGGTTCGCGTCATCATTCTCCGGCGGTGTAGCCATATATATGTCTATATATATATGTATATATATGTATATATGTATTATATATAAATATATATTTCACTAATTATATTTTTGGTGGTAGTGGCAGTTGGGTTAAAATATATTTTTGTTTACTATTTTTGTTTTTCTGTAAAATTAAGGTTGTTCTTCGTCATCTTCACGAACGGTTTGCAAACGAGGTTTTTTATATATTATCGCAGATGTTGAAAGAGGATGACTGTAAGGATTTCCATTTGGAAATAACCTTTTATAAATCACATCATATAATTTTTCATATAATTCAAAGTAGTCTTTTGATACATTATTTTCAACTATAAGTAAATCTGCACGTCTTACTCCTTGTGCCATACCATTTTGGTCTAAATGAGTAATGATACTTTTTAAATGATTTTTTCTTTCCTTATCCTCTATATTATTAAATTTACCATGCAAATAATTTACAAATTTTAATCCAGTCATATCAAGATATGCTCCTTTCGGAAGAAAAGTTTGAAAAGTTGTGTTTTTAATATACATATCTTTATTGTCTTGTAATGTACTTTCTAATTGCTTTACGGGAGTATTCATTAACTTATTATAAAAATCATGAAAATTAAAATTATCTCCGTGTTTTGAAATTCCTGCACTACTACTAGGTCTAATACTAACACTACTAGGTCTAATACTACTAGGTCTAACACTACTAGGTCTAACACTAGCTCCACTAGTTCTTCTAACAACAATACCACTACTTCTTCTACTAATATTAGACACCCCACCTTTCAGTATCCTTCTCCTAGTTTTCCCACTTCTCTTACTTCTATTACTTCTCTTACTTCTCTTGCTCCTAGTTTTATATTTATATTTTTTTGTTAAACGTCGAGTATTCATATTATATACTATATACTATATACTATATACTATATACTATACAGATATAAAATGAATGTAATATTGTATTATTTTATTGTTTTAATATTATTACAAAATCCCGAGGTTAATAATACGTAAGCCGCGTAGTATAATGTTTTTCTAAATCAGAAGACATTGTCGGGAAGCAAACCGTGCGATTTTGTCTATAAATAGCCCCTAAATTCTTCTGCGTGCATATCGGCGGTTGATACTTACTCTTAAGAAAATACGGCGTATCAGATATACCACGGTAGGCACACGCACTCGCACCCTCCGAACCAAACGCGGCTTTTAATGACGCCGCATTTTTATTAACCGTTGTTTGTTTCAGACGGTCGAGACGCGTACTACTATCAACCGCACCTTGACAAGAATATTGACGATTATTCGGTTTAAATATCGTGGTACCTGCTCTGCGACCGTTACATGTTTGCGTGCTTTGAGGGTTGTATTGTTCTGTCGTTGCATATACTTGCGGACCGGTGGGCGAATCGGACGGCCACTTAAGTTGTCCATCGGCGGCGTAGTAATTATCGTTTTCACCCTGAATAGGAACAGTCAGCTGTTTTTGCTCATACGTATTTGTGCGAGACTTCATATACGCTTCATGTGTCGTATAGTATGCTTTGCTCAAAAGAGTTGTGGAAGGTTTTATTACTCTCGCTTCTGGGGTACACGAAATACATTTTGTATTGTATAAACCGGTTAAAATCTGATAATTTACGTCGGTTCCGGCGAGCAATAAAGGGTTACCGATTTGCACATACCCGTTATTCTGAACTTTCACGCCATTTGCGAGGGAAGCGTCGGTCAAACTATTCTCTCCTTGTTTTGTAAATTTCTCGGAAATGGTATATGCATTTCCGCCGTTTGTCAAGTCGGCACATGAACAGTTATTGCTGTTTGCGCGGTATATTTCGCCACCAGGTGTTGTAGCCAGCTTAACAGTAGCAACGCGGTTACCTGAACTTGTTAAACCCCCGAATGTAGAAGGTCGCAACTGACGACGCCAGTGTTTTATAGGACGAGCTTTAAAGTCGGGACCATTCGACTTATGTAACTCGGCAACATTTTGGTCTACACCATTAGCTAAAGGACGGTTCATTCCGGAAATAATACTAATTGCAACCCCATCTTTAGTAGAAGAATGAGGAACTTTTGTAGTAATTAATGAATTTGAAGCCCTAAAATTAAGGGGAAGATTTGATTTAGGATGAGTAGATGTCATTTATCGTTTTATATTTATAATAGAATATAATATTATAATTATAAAAATAAAAACTGTATTATTATTATATATAATTAACACCACCAAATGAAAAATATACCTATAATAATATTTATAGTACTTTTTAGTTTCATATTATTACACTCAGTTTATGTAAAAGCTACATGTAATCGACTGATTGAAGGACTGGAATCTGGTGGTAGTGCGGATATGACTATGGATGAAAGATTTAAAAAGTTAGAAGATAGAGTAAATAAGATGCAAGATGAAATCGTAAAAGCTGAAAAGGCGAATCAAGAAAATGCGGAAACTTTGAAAAGTTTAAAAAATAAGAAATAAAATAAAGTTAAAAATAATATCTGTATTGTGATACAAATATAATACAAATATAATACAGATATAATACAGATATAATACAGATATAATACAAATGAATTTACTAAGGATGAATCCAATGAAATTAAAATATAAAAATGAAATAATACTTTTTTTTGTGGTAGTTTTTGGGTTGATTATAATATACCACGGTTTAGGAAAAATATGCAATAAAAAATCAGTTATAGAAGGAGTTACAACTAAAAAAGAAGAAACTAATAGTAATGATGGTAAGGTAGATAAGAAAGATAAGGATGACAGTCTTGAAATAAAACAGATGAAACAAAAAATAAAAATTCTGGATAATACTATTACGACTAAGGTCGAACCTAGATTAAATAAATTTTTAGAAAAAGTAAAAAGTGTAAGCAATGAGATTAACCAGGGAATAAAAGATGAAACAAATTCAAGATTAAATTCATTTTCAGATAGTAATCAAAAAGCTACTTCTGTTTCAAAACAAGATAAAGTACCTCCCTTTTCTGCATCAGAAATAAATAATGCAATTTAATATATTTACCGATATTTACCGATATTTACCGATATTTACCGATATTTACCGATATAATAAATAATTATATATGTAAATAATTATATACATTAATAATAGATATAGTCATTAACAAAAAATAAAGATATGTCGGAAGAAGTAGACAATAATTATAATTATACTAAATTTATAAAAACACCCAAACAAATGGGTATAGAAGTTGGAGACAGTTTAAGTAATGTAGAAAATGGTGTAGCAGGTATATTTAGTTATGTGAAATTATTAGTAGAAGGTAGATCCAACGCCTCAAAAACAGGCAGACCATTAGGTAATAAGTATTTTTTAAAGACAACCGAAAACTGTGTAAATCAAAATACAGGTAAAAAAGAAAAAAGAAGTTTATATTTTGACAATGTTCCTACAGGTAACCTTGGTATTTTAAAGGATACAGGAAATGAATTTTCAGAATTTCGCGGTCTTGTACCAGGGGCAATAGAAAGTGTCATGGCAATAGGTAACATTGATTTTTTTTCTGTTTTTACAGAAACTGGAATACCCAAATGTTTGCCTGTTAAGCTTAAAACAATAGACATAAACAATAAAGAAGGTAGTGACACGCAATATGTGACGATAAGCGATATTGAAAAAATATCGCCTTGTAATTTTATTAGTAGAACAAATCCTGTAAATGGTTCAGTGTGTACTCGACAAGGTTTTACACTGCAAAGTGACACTACAAACGAGGAAAAAAATAATGCGGAATTATATAAAAACTACTATAACTTAGATGATGATGATACTGATGGTAAAAATATGAAACTGATGATGCCCGATGACGTATTCTTGAAAGTATTATTTTATTCTTTAGGTGGACTGTCTGTATATGTTGCTCTAAAACTATTAGCAAATATGTATAAAAAACGGGACTAATATGATGCGGATTGAAATATTAGTAATATAACATTTACATTTATTAATGACAGGTAATAAATGTAAACGTAAGATGGGAATATGCATTGACTTACTTATGGTGGCGGCGGGCGCTTTGGCGACGGTGTCTGGTTTTTCTACCACCTTTTTGAGGTTCAGCAGTAGCAGGATTATTAGTATCTACATCAACAGGAGCATTAGGTTCAGGCTTTTTAGATTTAAAAATACTTAAAATACCTGAGAAAAATCCTGGTTGTGCAGCCGGTTGAGCTGCAACAGGAGAAGCCTGTTGAGCACCAGCATCAGTAGTAGGTTTAGAACCAAACAAACCAAATAAATTAATTCCCCCCGATTGTTTTCTAGTTCCTCTTCTTGCGCTACGTCTATTTTTACGAGCAACTCTAGATTTATGTCTTGTCATGATAAGAGTGAATAATTATATATTAAACGAAGATATTAATATATAATTAATTTCAGAAATAAAATAAAAATAATATTACCGATTTACCGATTATTTACTTGCGGTGACGTCTGCGGTGGGTTTTATGGCGAGAGCTGCGATGACGTCTCCTGCGTCCACCCTGTTGCTGTTGCTGTTGTTGCTGTTGCTGCTGTTGAGATGCACGACGAGCGCGGCGAACGCGACGAGTGCTCTTTTTACCGGTTCTACGTCTACGACGACCGCCTTGTTGTTGCTGCTGCTGCTGCTGCTGCTGCTGCTGCTGCTGCTGCTGCTGTTGTTGTTCTTGTTCTGGCATATCTGTTATTTTATATATTACACAAAGAAATAAATTATTTCTAAATGAGTAATTATAATTAAAACTGTTACTAAATAGTTATAGTTAATAATAAATAATAATAAATAGTTATTATTATTACTAAAGTTTATGATTATAAATGTAAAGTGTAACTTAAAAATATATAATTTAAACATTAAACATTAAACATTAAACATTAAACATTAAACATTAAACATTAAACATTAAACATTAAACATTAAACATTAAACATTAAACATTAAATCTTTTATATAATTCAAGGGCGGCTAATCCTCCTAAAACTTGTGCTAAAATATATCCGATTAGTTCTTCTTTTGGTTGTTTGCCGGCTACAACCATCATTAGAGTAACTGCGGGGTTAAAACTACCTCCAGATATTTTTCCACCTAAGTAAACAACTAACGCAAGAGCAGCGCCGATAGCGAAAGCGTTTCCTGTTGCAATAATTACGTATAAAAAGAACATTGTTCCTAAAAATTCTACTAAATACTTGTTCATCATGATGATTTTTATATATTTTTAATATAAAAAAATATATAAAAATATAATTGTAAAGTTGAGATATTCCGACGAATTTGCTAAACATTACAAACATTACAAACATTACAAACCTTACAAACATTACAAACCTTACAAACATTACAAATACTACGAATAAATTTGTCTGTTTCCGAAAGATGACAAGATAGATGAACCACCAGATTGAAACGGATTTTCAACCGCTCCCTTCTTTTTTGGTGCTACGCATCCACCACTACGACACCTTTGACGGCGGATGTTTCGAATAGTGTTGTCATTATTTTTCGTCTGGTATTCTGCATCCACCGGAAGACCGACTTTATATGCAGTTCTACCAATGGCGTTATATTTGACCATGTTAATATATTGGTCTCCGCATATAGGAACAGGAATCGGTTTTCCTGCTAAAACCTGTCGTTGGTATCGACTATGAAACATGCTTGTAGTAAAATTATTGGGCGAAGCAACTTTGCTAGTAGAAGGCTGCAGAGGATTTGTCGAGTATATTGTTTTTTGCGCATTCATAAATGAGGCGCGTGCATTCGCCATGTTACCCGTTTGGTCGGTTGGGTACTGCTGATTTGGTGCTGGAGCAACGCAACTTTGGACACCATTATTGCCGCGCTGTTTTATAATAACAGTTGGCGATGGTGGACCATTAAAATAGTATTGAAGTGTTCTAATCGGAACGGATGTCATGGTAATATATGTATATATATAATATTTATAATAATATTATTATATATATACGACAAGAACAACGACGACGACATATACTATTTGCTAAACGTAACTAGTACCATACCATATACCGTATATTTAAGCTCTGCGAACTCTTCTCCATGCAGACTGTGATGCCGAAAAGTCGTCTCCACCAAAAGTGGAGTCATTGAAATTTCTATTCACGGCTTGTAATTTTTTAAAACGAACATAGTCTGAACCATCATATACGTAACGAGGATTACACGATGCCGATGGAATATCGGTACTATCTCTATTGGGTTGGACGGAGCCACCAAGTATTTTATAACTGGTTGAACCACGACGAATATTATTTACCTGATTTGAGCCACCCGATGTATAATTCTGACGAGAAAGAAAATCGCCAGCATTATTGACAACTCTAAAAGGTCCTATTTTGCGCGGATAACCGTTTATCACACCTGTTGCGGCGGCACCGTTCCATGCTTGTACCAAGGAGAACCTATCTTGTGCTCTTTCGCTGCCGCCTATCATACCACCGTTACCATATTTTCCTACACCACCTCCAATCATTTTTGGCGCAATACCTTGAAAACCACCTCCTAAGTTTGACATTATTTATTATGTATTATATATAATATATATTATAAAATATATATTATAAAATATATCATATTATTCCAAAATATAACTCAGTTTATCTAAACTTGTTTGACTTTTACACATAATAAAATAAAAATAGTAAAAAAATAAAAATAACTATCCACTAAATAGTTTTATATTTTTATATTTTATATGTTTTATATTTTATATGTTTTATATGTACTGTAAAATAACAACAACCATGTTATTCTCCGTTATTATGTCATGATTCTGGGAGCAATGTTCATCGTTTGTAATTCTTGAAATAGTAGTTTGCAAGCGTATGGTATTTCTACATATGCAAAGTTCGTCCGGTTATCGCATGTTCGGCAACAGTGAATTCCCATTTTATCATTATAGGCAGCAATCATGCCACAGTCGCGGCAGACATGAACTTGATATTTGTCCGATGCATCATATAAGCGTCCGCGCGTAAATCTGGCTGCCCCATGTGACACCATGCAGTTATGTGCTACAATTCCATTTGCTAGAAACGAGTGTGTATCTTCTACGCTAATGTCATATACTTGTTTGGGACCAACAGGTATTCTCGACACGACACTTAGATTCATTGTTGGGATAGAGCCGCAGTCGCGCGTCACGCCATAGTTTGCTTCGGTATCGTCTGCATCTGCGTCTGCGTCTACATCTACGTCTGCGTCAGCATTACACGACGCTGTTTCGCTTTCACTCTTGAACCAGTCTAGTGCACCAATTTTTTCAAGATATTCTTCGGCGTTGGGGAATCCTTTTGCTGTGAATTTTCCGAATTCGGTTCCTTTGATGAGGTGGTCCGTTATGTCGTGCGTACTTGGGATAGCGTATTCGTGTATGAGCCCTTCTGTTTTCTTAAGTTCGTTTACAGCGTCGATAATAGCTTTTTTCGTTGGTACTATTTTTTCGGGATTCTTTTCCTTAATCTCCTTAAATTTTGTAATTTCATTTACGCGATTTACAAGCCAGTTGTGTTGCCGCGTCACTTCTTCACGCAGACGGCGATACGATACTCCAGCTTCCAAGCGTTGAGATTTATGACAGCAATAACGAAATCCAATTTTTTCAGAGAATGAAACCAATTGTTCGATAGGTACATGGAGTGTTAACTGAAAGCTGCGCTCTGACTTATCTGCTTTATCCTTTCCTTCGAATTTTTTCTTAGAACACGAGGTCTCTTTAGCTTGTTGAATAGTTATATTATGAATACCGCATTTAGCAAATAGTTTCTGAATATCTTCAAACATTTTTTGTAACGAGGCGCGATGTTCGTATGTTTTTGTCTTTGAAAATGAAACCGATGAAAGGATGTCGCGTTTCCCTCTATGCATTCCAAGAACACATGTGTGTCCGTCGCCACCAAACATCCCAGCAAGAAATTCGCGCACAATAGGACGAGGGCATTTTTCATCCAATATGAAGTTGGGAAGAGTTCCAGGTTGGTTCACTTTTCTGCCATGCAATAAGCCTTTTATTCCAAGGATGTCGGTCATAAGAATATATGGGATACCAACTCTATAATGGTTTCCAGATTCAAATTTTTTCTGATTGATATCGCAGAATAGTTTCAAGTCATCAATTACTTGTTTAACGTCTAACATATGACCAAGATACAATGTTCCATACCCATCAACGCTAATACTTCCATCTGTAATAAGCAATCCTAGAATACGTGCAAATGCTAATGATTTCATAAATTCGTCGCGTGTATTTGTTTCAAGTATTCTCTTTCCAAATTTAAATTTCCATCCAGCGCATTCTTCCATTTCATCTTTCAATTTCATAACAGGATAGTTTACACTTGTCTTAATCTTAGTAACATTCAATTCGATATCTTTAACCTTAATCCATTTATTATCAGATGTCAAAACCGGATGGTCTTCAGTGCATATAAGTTTTCTACCATCTTGAAATGTTAGTTGAACACAGTCACGAGTTCCCTTATCCATAAATGCCACTTGCTTAGAAGGAACCATTCCATTTTTTTCTTCGCTCCAACCAAGAACATTTTCATTTAAATTTTCCATTTCTTCTATATTAATTGATAACCCCGATTTCAGGGAAATGGGTGTGCCTACAGCAAAGCAATCTCTTTCCATTTCGCCAAACCGTAACCCTCCATCTCGCGAGCGACCTTCAGCTGGTTGTCGTGTAAGATTTACCATGGGTCCAATCGAACGACTATGTTGCTTATCATTTACCATATGCTTGAGACGCTGATAGAATGCGGGTCCTATGAAAATATTCGACTCAATCTGTTCCCCAGTCATGCCGTTATATAGGAGCTCATTTCCTTGTGCTTCATATCCGACTTTGATGAGTTCTTTGCGAATATCGTCGACTGCTAGTTCGCCGAATGATGTGCCGTCCCCGAATAGCCCGAGCTGGACGAGAACTTTACCGAGGAGTGTTTCTTTGAGTTGCCCAATCGTCATACGAGATGGAATGGCGTGGGGGTTGATGATGATGTCGGGGCGCATACCATTCGAAGTATACGGCATGTCACTTTCAGGGATGATATTACCTACGGTACCCTTTTGCCCGTGACGCGAAGAGAGTTTGTCGCCGATAACGGGTTTGCGGGAAGTGCGGATGCGGACTTTTGCGATACAATATCCGTCGCCATTGCGGTCGATGAAATTCTTGTCGATGTAGGATTCTTCGGTAGTGCGATGAATTTTGCTGTGGTCTTCGTATTTGATGAGCTTTGTGTGGTCGTTGCGATTTTCCTTGATGGGGACAACCTTTGCAATAATGATGTCGCGATTTTCGATAAATGTATTTTCCGGTACGAGACCCTTGTTATTGACCTTGTCGTAGTTGCCGAATTTCATACCCTTTGTCTTTGAAGGATCGGGTTTGCATCGAATCTCCTCATCGCCGTTGATTTTCTTGTCCTCGTCTTTTTCGGTGTGATAAATCGTCGCATTGAATAAACCGCGGTCAATGGAACCCTTATTTACGAGAATGCTATCTTCCTGATTATAGCCGGAATACGTCATGATTGTGACGATGACTGCCGAACCGGAGGGGATTTGGTCGAGTTTAATCATACCCATGACGCGGGTGTCGACGAGGGGGCGACTGGGGTAAGTAAGAACGTAGGCGGTTTTGTCCATGCGGTTCTGATAGTTGGTAACATACATGCCCATAGCTTGCTTACCCATAGCACATTGATACGTGTTTCTAGGTGACTGGTTATGCTCAGGGAAAGGAATACACGAAGCAAGAATTCCGAAAATAGTACTTGGGTGAATTTCGCAGTGAGTAAATTTGTAGATGAAGTTAGTACCTTCTTTTTTGACAAGATCGGTGGGTTTCATAGCAATCATGCTAAAGTTTTGTTCCTCTGGGTCAATATATTCTAGAATCGCTTCGCTAATTTTAGTATCTGTTAACAGATCATCCCAAGTAAGATTTTCAGCATTTAGTTCCTTGATGATTTTATCGGTTATGAAAACTTTGTTCTCCCTTACGCGCAAAACTGGTCGCGTGAGCCGCCCCGCATCATTGCAAATACGAATTTCCTTATTTTTGATATCAAATACAACCGACGTGTAAATATTAATAATACCTTTTGATTTTTTGTCCTTGAATGCATTGTATAATTCGATAGGCGTTGACGTGTTTCCAAGCCATGCACCGTTTACAAATACTTTAATGTTCACAAACATATCTTTCGGGGTCAAGTTATCCATTCGAGAAATAAACGGCTCGACATGTTGATGCAAAGATTCCGAACTACTTGGGATTGTCAAGTGCGTCATATAACTGATATTTTTCACAACACCTACGCTGCCACCTTCCGGTGTTTCGGCGACACACAAGAACCCCCACGTCGTATTGTGTAGTTTGCGCGGAGCAATAAGTTTACCGCTCTTATCTACCGGTGTGTTGATTCGGCGAAGATGGCTAAGACTTGACACATAAGTGAGACGATTCAACACTTGAGCTACACCGACTTTGTTACTGTTTACATTTTTAATACCGAAATCACCGGTTGAAAGTGCGCGCTTTATTCCATTTTCAATCGTAGTTGACTTTATGATTTTATAGATGTTTGTTTTATTGACGATATTCATGTGGTCATCGGTGGAGCGCCATGAACCTGTGTTGATTTCTTTAATAATTTGCTTTGTCATATCTTTGACGAGCTTATTGAAATAGTTTCGAAATAAATTGTTTAAGAGGGCACCAGTCAAGTCGACGCGCTTATTTACATAGGAGTCACGATCATCTTGTTTTGCCATATCTAGGCTGCATTTTAATACGCGATTTACCATGTATCCAAGAAAGTATATTTTTTGTATTGGATTGTGACAATGGGGAAACAAATCATTACTAAGAACATCTTGTGTAAATAATCTTTTGCGTGCAGCTCCTGCTTCTTTATCCATATTCATTGGTGTATACATAACATTTGAAGTAATAACTTTGAGTGCATCTTCATGTGTCATAATTGTATTTGCGTCGATAATCGACGCTTGTAGAGAATGTAGAATCGGTTTTGTAGTTTCGTCGTCAATATCTAATACAATATGCTTGCAAATCTCTTTGTCTGATATAACGCCGAGTGCGCGAAATACAACAAATAGTGCAATCGGCTGCTTGATGCGCGGAATTTGAACATATATTGGGCATCCGAAACCGTTATTTTTGTTTGCGACCATCACATTGATTTGTTTTGGCGAGATGCACTTGAAATCAGGTACAGATTTTATTTCAGCGGTCCATGACCATTTGTTGTTGTTTTTTGAGGTATTAAAACAGTATACGCGATTTTCGGCGGCTCTTTCCTGCCCCAAAACTGTTTTTTCGCTCCCATTAATAATAAAGTAGCCTCCGGCGTCGTGCTTGCATTCTCCCGATACATTATTATTAATATGAGTATATTGACTTAGCACACATATTGATGATTTTAACATAATCGGCAATTTTCCAATGTGTACTTTGGGAATAGATTTGTAAAATGTTTGTGCATTTTCTAAGTTTTCTCCTGTCCTTACGACATAACGAATGTTAATATCAATTGTCATAGTTGATGCATATGTAAAATTTCTTGCTCGTGCATCATAAGGAAACATGATTTTTGTAGCTCCATTATTTTCATGAATTTGTGGACGATATAAGTTAAATTTGTCGAATGTTACATGCAACTCCAATTTATTCTTTTTTGTTCTGCGACACATATCTTGTTCTGACGCAATGAGTACTGGATTAAACATCTCTATTGTTCGCTGAATTTGATTGTTTACAAAGTCATTATAAGACTCAATTTGATGACGAACAAGGCGTTGTAAGTGTTGATTTCTAAAGTATGCTCCAATAATAGACCATGGTGTCTCAATATAAGGAATTGTTGATGGTCTCAATGCTACTGCTAATGTATTATCTATTTTTTTATTTGTGTCTGCCTTTGTTTCTTTTATATCAACAGAGCATGACTCGAGACTTTGTGTTTCTTTGGATTTGTTTTCGATATTTTCAATATTTTCGATACTTCCAATATTAATTTTTTCACGTTTACCTTTTTTTGTTTTTATAGTACTATTCTCCATATTATATTTGTCGTTATTCATATTATTCATATTATTTATAGTAATATCAGTAATATCAGTAACATTCAAAACTATATTCCCAGAAGATTTTGTACTGTCTTTTCCTTTTCTACCCGATTTACCAGTTAATACAGAAGCTTTTGACATTCTTTTCTCTGAGTTTTGAATTCTTGTTATCGAATTATTGCTTATTTATTATTTCAATTTATTTTTAAGCGTATTTGTTATAATATATACTAAATCATAAATTGATTACTGTAATACTATAATAATAACTATATATTTCTGCAAAGTTGTTCTAAACAACTTATTTTATCATAATATGAGATTATTATAGTACAAAATATAATATCATCATCAATATCAATGTGTAATAATTATATTAGATAATTATATTAGATAATTATATTAGATAATTATATTAGATAATTATATTAGATAAATATATTTATTAATGATAACTAATGTATAATTTTGTTAGTTTCGGGTTATAGTTGATATTTTTGGGTAATGGTATGGACGGCACGGAAATAGTAGATGCTCCCACTTCTTTCATAATACTGCGCGATATTTTTGCAGAAGAAGAAGAAGAAGAAGAAGCGACTTGCTTTTGTACGGCACCGCAACTTTGACACTTTTGTACCTGTTCTGTCGATGTCGGTGTCGATACCGAACTTGTGTTTAAAAATACCGTATCTTCAAGATTTAAGGGGTTACCTGATGTTAATGCTGTTCTTTGTGTAAATCGGTTAACTTTTTCACCACAGCATATATCTTTCAAAAGATGTTTCCACTTGTATGTTGACTCAGGGTTATTTTGCAAACAGTGTAACAATAAATACGTAACTACGCCTGAAGCTTGTCCTCCTAAAAATGCATCAGCACTGGTTTGTTCATCTTGACAACCACTAATACAGAATACTTCGCCTGCGGTTTTATTGTACCGCTTGAACTCGTAGTTTGTTTGTTGGAGTGACCATTCACTTGATATATATTTTTCAGGTAATGGTGCGAGACGATTTGTGAGGTAACTAGAGTCGTCGTATTTATATCTTAAATCGCATCCTGTTCCGCTATGACATGCGTCTAATACCATATATAGGCGCACACCTTTGGGAACTAATGCTGCCAAGTTACTTCGAATAATGTCATCGCTTATAAATCCGGCACGTGCGACATCTATGGGGCAAATACACGAATCTTGTCCACTTTCTTCATCGCGACTTGCATCGTGTACTAATGTACCATGACCTGAAAAATGAAACCATAGTTCATCGCCCGATTTTGCTCCTTGTAGTAATGTTTTAAAACCAGCAAGTATATTTGAACGCGTTGGTTTTATGGTTGTTGTGTCTGTCATAATAATAAATGAGTTGTATTTTCTAACTTTTTGCAAATAGGAACCTATATTAGTTACGTCGTTGATGCAACCGTATAATTGATAAGGTGTTCCAGTGTAGTTAATACCTACTAGTAAAGCTCTTCGCATCTGTATTATAATATAGTACAATATAATAATATTATGTTAAGTATAAGTATTAAAATATATAAGAAGTATTAAAATATATAAGAAGTATTAAAATATATAAGAAGTATTAAAATATATAAGAAGTATTAAAATATATATAAAAATAACATAATAGTAATACAATACAAGTATTTATTGTGCTTATTGTATTTATATTAGTTAAATATTATAACATGACAAATAGAAAAGTGGCAAAGAAATGTTTTAAAGATTTTATAAGTATACTGGATACTAATTCAGAATACTATATTTTAAACTATTATATGAATGAAAATAAAAAAGAAGATGATAACGAACGGAATAATAAATGTGATAAGGAAGAAAATAAAACATGTAGTGAAGTGGTTGTAAGTGGTGGCAGTGGCAGTGGCGGTGGTAGTGGCAGTGATTCAGTATCTAATGTAATAAAAGGTTCAAGTCCTACATCTATTTTTGTTGCAAAAAACGCAGACCATGTTCTTTTGCCACCACCGAGAGATAATCCGGGAAGTATTTATAATGTTGGTGGAGTTGTTGATGATATAGTAGGTGTAACAGGTGCGAGAGATAATAAGAAAATCGATGAAATAAATATAGATATCGATGATAAAAATACTTGTTATATTAAAAACTGTAAGAATTGTAAGAACAGAATATCTTACAAGGTCAATAAGGTGAATATAAATGCTGAAATAAATAGTATTAGTGATTTAATTAAGTTATGTAATGATTATAAACTTGCCGAAAATGTGGAGTATAATATTGATATGAAGTCTCTACATAAAATAAACGAGGATTTAGTAGAGCTTAATAATATGATAGGTATGAAAACACTGAAGGAAAATATCGTAGACCAGTTATTGTTTTATTTGCAGAATTTGCATGTATATAAAGATATAGGAAATGGAAATAAACGCAAGAATATAGAAACAGGTGATTTTTTGCATACTGTTATTTATGGTTCTCCAGGTACAGGTAAAACAGAAGTTGCAAAAATAATAGGAAGAATTTATGCAAATTTGGGTGTAATTAAAGGTAAACCTGCATCATTATCAGACAAAAAGAAATCATCATCGTCATCGTCATCATCGTCATCATCGTCATCAACATGGTCATCGTCACGTCCGAAGTTTAAGAAAGTTACGCGTTCTGATTTAATAGCAGGCTATCTTGGTCAGACGGCGTTAAAAACGAAGGATGTTATAAAAGATAGTTTAGGTGGAGTGTTATTTATTGATGAGGCGTATGCTCTAGGCAATACTGAAAAGCGTGATAGTTTTGCGAAGGAATGTATTGACACGTTATGTGAGGCATTGAGTGATAATAAAGATAGTTTGATGGTAATTATTGCGGGGTATGAGAAGGAATTGAACGAGTGTTTTTTTAGTTATAATGAGGGGCTTGATTCGAGATTTATATGGAGATTTAAGGTGGATAATTATGAAGCGGAAGATTTGCGCGATATATTTGTAAAAAAAGCGCGTGATTTTGGGTGGTCGATACATGAAGAGTTAAAAGTTGAGTGGTTTGAAAAGAATATGAAATATTTCAAATACTATGGTAGAGATATGGAGACTCTTTTTACAAAAACAAAAATAGCACATAGTAGGCGTGTTTTTTGTAAACCAGAAGAAATGAAGAAAAAAATAATAATGAAGGATTTAGAGAATGGTTTTGAGTTATTTATTAAAAATGATGAAGTAAAGAATCGAGTCAATGATAATGAAATAAAAATTATTCAAAACATGTATCTATAGTTGCAAATAGTAACTATTTTGTATTGTATCATTATAGAGTATTATAGAGTATTATAGAGTATGTATTCGGTTTTATTCATAATAATATTTTATTTTTAAAATTATATTATGAGCGACCCTACTAAAAAAAGCATAGTAATTAATAAGGCATTTTTATCTGGAAGCGATAATTCGGGTACTTTACATACGCAAAATAAAAAATCGAAAAAAAATACACGTAACTTGTCGGAAGAAGTAATTAAACCAAATAAGTTGAAAAAAATGTTACTTGATAAAATAAACGCAAAACGAAAAGCAGAACAGAGTTCTTCTTATTTTACTTCAACTAGTGGTGATAAAGCCGATACTTTAGATATATCAAAAGAAACAAAATTATTTAGTAGTGAATTTAAAAAATCTCTTGATTTTTTAGACAGTTATATTGGTCAAAAAAGAACCGAAAAACATAATAATAAAACAAAAACATTAAAAAAACAAGGTTCATCTGTAACAACTAGTTTGAATAATGATATTTTAAAATCCCTACATAATAATAGTAGTAGTACACATAATTCACATCTTTCGTATGCTTCACATGCTTCACATCCCTCAAGTAGTATCCACCAGTCTATTCCGTCACAGGGATACGTTACGCAACCTATTGTGTCCCATCCGCAATATTCGATGCACCAACCACAACAACCACAACAAATTGCCGCCCCTATCGGCACACCCATACACCGTCAACAACAGACCCCTATTTTTCAGAAAATAGAACTACAAATCCCTAATAAACCTCCGCACAGTAAACTTCCACAAAATGTATCACCAAATATATTACCAAATGCGGTTCCGAAGATAAATCTTGCAATTGGAAAACCTGTGAATTCGTCATTTGTGTATACGGAACTACCTCCGGAATTGCAAAATTATACGCCTCCTGTGTATAATATTTCGTCACCTTCCTTGTCGTCAGTATCGTCATTGACACCGGCAGACATACCTGCGACGATAGACCCACTTCCTCTTTTTGATAACTATCATAAACCTATAGACGTTATAGATTCGAGAGAAAATGAGAAAATAGGATATAATAATTCGGAATTAGTCGATGCAGAAGATGGTATAAGAAATGAAATGGATGGTGGAACAATAGAAAAAGAAGAAGTAGATGAAGAATTAAGCAGTACATCATTGTTTCCTACATCAAGTACATTTTCCCCTGTAAAATTATCTGATGATGCTCCATATGGATGCTTAAAAGGTGGAAAAAAGCCTACATTTAGAACGTACAATAAAACAATTAAAAATAATACTAGGTTTTCTGATAATGATGGTAATTTTAATTCGGAAAATACATACTCTGATAGACAGACAAAATTAAAAGAGTTGCAGAATAAACATAATAATAAAATGTTGCGTGAAAATGATAAAAAATTAAAATTTGATACTGATGATAATGGTAGTGGTGATAATAATAAAAATGAATATGAAAAAAATGGACAGGATAACCACTTAAGAAAAACTAAAATAAGAAAACACTTCCGCAAAACAATAACTAAAAAATTTAAATTAGGTAAACAACCGGGTAGTAATGTTGTTGGCGTTTTGATAAAAAATAATGATACTCGTAAGAATATACAAAAAGAGCATGGACTTTTAAAAAGTAAACAACTAGGAGAAATAAAAAAATATCTTGTTGAAAAAAATCTTATAAAAATAGGTTCTACAGCTCCACCTGGCGTGATACGTAACATATATGAAGCATCTATTTTATCTGGAGAAGTAGAAAATATAGGAAAAGGAGTTGGACTTCATAACTTTTTAGAAGATAAAAAATCATGGTAATGGGAACAAGAATTGTCAACATGTGTAGTGTATCAAAAACAATACACATACACACACATAGACACACATAGACACACATAGACACACATAGACACACATAACAGTGAGATATCTTAGTAGATTGGAATATTTGCTAATAATTTCCCTGTTTCTACACCTTTAAAGCTGTTTCCATATTTATTAAGAGGCGGTGATACGATTCCAATACCCATTATTCCGGGTATAACAATCATAATAACACCACCTACACCACTCTTAGCAGGGAAACGTGTTTTTTCCCACCATTGTTCAGATTCATTATATAGTCCATGTTGAGCCATATGGTCAACAATATACTTTACCTTTTCTTCATTTACTAGTTTTTTGTGTGTTATAGGATTTGTGCCATTGTTTGCCAATGTTGCAGCCATTACTGCGATGTCTTTACTAGTAACCATTACTGAACATTGCTTTGTGTATGATTTGAGTACGGTTTCAGGAACTCCATAAAAACGACGATATGAAACGAGTTTATCAATAAGCAGTTGATTATGGTGGCTTGTTCTATATTCAGATAAATAAAGGTGTTCATTGACTTTAAGTTTTCTCCCAGCGAAATCCTCCATATTTTCTAAAATAATTTTATTCATTGTTTTCTCATTACTTTCGCGCGACTTTGTTTTATCATATAATAAACTTGTTGTCGCCATTGCCCCTGCATTTACAAATGAATTAACTGTATGGTTTTTTATTTCTACTACATCTTTTATAGAGTTGAACTCGCGTTTCTCATCCGTATCGCCTACATGAGAAATAAGTTTTTTAATATCATACATATTCAATGCTAGAGCAAGTGTAAACACTTTCGATGCTGATTCTATTCCCACCTCGGTACGATAATCGCCAAAATTCATTATATCCCCATTTATATTACAAACCGAAATTGCGTATATAGTTGGGTCAACTATTTGTAAGTCAGGGATATAGTCGGCATTTTTTCCTTTTTCTTTCATGTTTTTAACCTTTTTATATATTTTTTTTACATCTTCGTATTTAAAAGACATATTGATTATTACTTATTACTTATTACTTATTACCTATTACTTATATTATATGTGTATAAAATAGTATTTTTCATAAAATATGTTATTTTGTGTAAAATATCAATTTTGATTTATGTATTTTGATTTTGATTTTCGATTAATCTCACGCATGTATAATGACACAACTTTTCACAATGTCAATACCATCTCAGTTTGTGCCACCACATCGAAAAGAATCATCCAATCATACTATGTTATAGATGCGTGAGATTAATCGAAATTCAATTCTATAATTCTATAATTCAAAATAAAAATAATTTAAAAAAGTAAACATATTACCTAAAATCAAGTTCGAGTGGGACTACTAAGTGTATATATAATTCGATTTGATTTTTTTGATAAATAAAAAAAATAAAATACAAATAACATAAAAATATATGGGTTATGTTTTATGAAATAAGAGGAGTATGTGAGCTGCATACATTATATATATGAAACATAGTTAAAGACTTATAGCTTACACTATATATCATCGAATCAACAATATACACGACCGTAAAGGTTATTTTATATAGATACACAACATATAAAAGACAGATATACACACAATGTCTTTAATAACTACGTACCTAAAGTTAACAAAAGAGTATTCTGATAAATATGGAGACAAAACCGTAATTTTAATGATGGTGGGTTCTTTTTATGAAATCTATGGTGAAAAAGCAAGCAGCAACGACGGTTCATTTTTGATTACAGGCAGTAAAATAGAAGAGATATCTAAACTGTGTGATTTAACAATTGCACAAAAAACCGGACAACATGTCATGGCGGGATTTACATACACAAAAATAGATAAATATTTAAAAAAACTGCAAGATGCGGGGTATACGGCGGTTGTAATAACACAAGACCCAAATAATCCAAGCAATCGAAATGTAGAAGGAATATATTCTCCAGGTACATTTTTCAACCCTGACTCCGCGGAAATATCAAACAACTCTATGTGTATATGGATTGAACAAGTTTCATATATGAAAAACAAGTCGATTGTTGTTGGGATAGCAAATATTGACATATATACAGGACGTGTTACTATTTTTGAGTATACAACTGAAGATAAACATAATCCTACTACATATGACGAACTCGAAAGATATATTTCCACATATAAACCTAGTGAGATTATTATGATTACTAATTTTAGCGAAAAGATATTAGACGATATTATAAATTATACAGGAATTTTGTGTAAGAATATACATAAGGTTATATTAACGACAGTAACTGCACCTTTGTCACCGTCGTTACATTCATCAAATTATTTAGTAACCAATGCGCGAAAATGTGAAAAACAGACATATCAAAAAGAAATACTAACTAAGTTCTATAAGTTCAATATTATTGCATCATTTATAGAATATACAAAACAACACGAATATGCAAATCAAGCCTTTATTTTTTTACTACAGTTTCTTTATGAACATAATCCAAACCTAGTAAATAAAATACGCGAACCCATTTTTGATAATAGAAGCGACCGTGTTATATTGGCGAATCATTCATTAAAACAGTTAAATATTATAGACGATGATAGTTACAATGGAAAGTATTCATCAGTTTCTAAATTTTTAAATAACTGTATTACCCCGATGGGGTCACGAAGGTTCAAAAATAAAATTCTTAACCCTATTTTTGATTGTGATAAGTTAAATAAAGAGTATAATATTACAGAGTATATTATAAATAAAGGGAGTGATACTCTTATAATGGAATGGCGTACAAATATAGGGGAACTAAAAGACATTGAAAAGTTACACAGACAAATTATCCATAACAAAGTTACTCCTAGAAGTTTATTTCATTTATTTAATAATATGACCACTATCTCTTCAATGTATGACAAAATGAAAAGTGATACTACACTCATTGCATATATATCATCGGAACTTGAAAGTAAAAAAGATAGTTATGGTTTACATGGAAGAACTATACCGGATATATCTGAATTATGCAAAAAATTAAAGTCGTATATTGAAACGCATCTTGTACTTGAAAAATGTTTTACTATTGATAATCTTAGTTACGAAGAAAATTTTATTCGCCCATTGGTTAGCGAAACACTAGATAGTATTGTATATGACTATGAAAATTCTTATATAGAATTACAAACGATTCAGGGCTATTTATGCGATGTAGTATCGTCATGCGAAAAAGCGTCAAAAACTGAGAAAAAATATGAATATGTGAAAATACACGATACTGAAAAAATGGGGTATAGTCTAATAACTACAAAACGCAGAGCAAAGTTACTAGAAGAACAGATGAAAAAGCAGTTAAAGTCGACTGCAAAAACAGAAATAGAGATAAAATATGAAACATATAAAAAAGAGCCAAACACTTTACGACTAGAACTATCGGGGTTATCATATTCTGTAGCGTCAGGAAGTAACACATCGATTCAGTCGACACAAATTGATAAAATATGTAGCACGATTATAAAATCCAAACAAAAAATGCGCACTGCAATAGAAAATATCTTTACTGAATTTATTAAAAATATACAAAACAACTTTGAATCAGATATTCAGATTATAGTTGACATGGTAACTATGGTTGATGTCTTACAAAATCAAGTATATGTTGCTTTGAAAAATAATTACTGCAAACCGGTTATAATAAAAAAGGAAAATAAAAAGGAAAACAAAAAGGCAAACACGAATGCAAACACGAATGCGAACGACGACTCTTTTGTAAAAGCGCGCGACTTGAGACACTGTCTTATTGAACACATCAATACGAATGAGTTGTATGTGACGAATGATATTGAACTTGGAAATAACACAGAACAAAATGGAATATTATTGTATGGGACAAATGCGGTAGGAAAGACGAGTTTGATACGAGCACTTGGGATAGCTGTTATAATGGCACAGGCTGGATTATATGTACCGTGCTCTTCATTTGAATATATACCGTATAAAAGTATATTTACGAGAATTCTGGGGAATGATAATTTGTTTAAAGGGCTTTCAACATTTATGGTGGAGATGTCTGAGTTACGTGTTATTTTAAAATCAGCAAATAATTATGGACTTATTTTAGGAGACGAGTTATGTTCGGGAACTGAAATGGATTCGGCGATTAGTATTTTTGTAGCGGGTCTTAAAAAATTGCATGATGCAAAATGCTCTTTTATATTTGCGACACATATGCACGAGATTAACAAGTACGATGAAATCGAAGAAATGGACAGATTAACGATGAAACATTTAGAGGTGACGTATAATAAAGAAAGGGATGTTTTAGTATACGATAGAAAGTTGAAAGATGGTCCGGGTTTTAGTATGTATGGATTAGAAGTATGTAGGTCTCTTCATTTGCCAGAGGACTTTTTAAAATATGCGAATGAAATCAGACTGAAATATAGAAACAATGAACAGAGTATTCTTTCAGCGAAACCTAGCAAGTATAATGCCAAAAAAATAAGAAACATATGTGAAATGTGCAATAGTGAAATGGGAACGGAAATACATCACCTTCAACATCAAAAAAATGCAGACCAACGTAATTTTATAGGACACTTCCACAAAAATCATGTAGCAAATTTAGTATCTATTTGTGAAAAGTGTCATGATACGATTCATTCCAATGAAGAACAACATCGTAAAGTAATGACATCAAATGGACCTATTATTATTAAAATGTGAAATATCGACTGACGAAATATGAATCTTGAATAAAATATATTAACTTTATATACACTATTTTATACACACTATTTTATACACACTATTTTATATACACTATTTTATATACACTATTTTATATACACTATTTTATATATATAGTTACTATAAATAGTATAAATAGTATAAATACAATAACACAAATGAGTAGTCCAGCAAAAATGCAAACAGTAGCTGAAGCTACAGGGTCAGTTAAGAATGTTTTTCAATCTACATTTAGTAGTTTAGCAAATTATTTAAACATATCAGAGTTGAGAGACTCATTTTACCAGAATATTATTTATATTTTAATTGTTATTATCATTTTAATTGGTATATTGGTATATATACAAATGGTAGGAGCAACACATACAAACCCTCTTCTTCAGCAACCTACAAAAGAAGTTAAAAAAATACAAATACAAAAAGTAGTAGAAGGCTTTGACATGGAACAACAAGGTGGAATAGAAGAGTTTGCTTCAAATGTAAATACAGTGGGTGAAATAAATGGAGAAAGCGGAAACTTGTATAGCAGTGCATATGATGGCGCATACGAACACCAATATGAAACTGTTGATGGAGGAAATGATATAGCAGATTTAACTACTGATTTATTTCATAATGATTCCCCAGATGATAATAGAAGGCGAAGGTAAAATTATGCGATTATGAATATTAGATATTAGATATTAGATATTACATATAACATAAAATTGATTTATAAAAATTTATATAATACATATATAAAAACAATCTATACAATCAAACAAACAGTAAAATAAAAATGATTATCCCTATCAAATGCTTCACATGTGGAAAAGTAATTGGCGACAAGTATCGTTACTATTTATCAGAAGTAAAGAAAACTAAGATTGAGAAAGATATGAAGAATGACAAAGTTATATATCTAACACAAGAGTTTGCAGATAAAACTCCTGAGGGTTACGTTTTAGACAAACTAAAGTTCAACAAAATGTGCTGCCGCCGTCACTTTCTCACTCATGTTGACATTGAGTAGTATATTATAATGTCAAAACACCAAATATAAAATATTAAGTAAAAAATACATGCGTTTTTTTTTAATATATATTAATAATATATTTTTCATTTATAATAATATATTTTTCATTTATAATAATATATTTTTCATTTATAATAATATATTATCGTATTATTATATAATATAATAATATAACATGGGTTCTCATTCTTATAAAAAACATAAAAAATCGAAACATAGTAAAAAAAATAAACAACATATGCGAAGAAAAACGCGAAAAATGAAAGGAGGTAATACCGAATGGGATACAAACACATGTGGAATACCTGGTTGTCGTTCTGATGCTACAAACTCTGTCGGTGCACATATGTTAAATACACCACTTGCCGTAGGAGGGCAAAAAGGCGGAGGTCAAGTATGTACCGAAAATCCTTATAAGTTTATTTATTCAGGTGGAGGAAAAAAAATGAAAAAAAATATGAGACGAGGTAGACATATGAAAGGCGGGGATGGAAATTTCTGGAACTTTGCAAAATTCTGGAACTCTAGTAACCCTAGTGAAGGTGGTAGTGTTATACCATTATCCGACAAGGGTATTTCGCCATCAGGAGGAGGTTCTCCTATATCAACTGCTGGAAATCGTCCAATGCCACCAATGCAGCCATGGCCTGCACAAAAACTAATACTCCCACACGAATACACGATACGTGGTTCACAATCCGGTGGTGGCAAAGGGAGCAAACGAACAAGAAAAGGAAAAGGAAAAGGAAAAGGAAACAGAAATGGAAACAGTAAAAGAAGGGGTAGAGGGGTAAAAGGTGGTGGCGTTATAGACGATGTACAAACATTAGGACGAGATATTGTACACAGACTAGGTTCTGCTGTAAATAATATGAGTGGATACGATAACAAACTATACAACACGAATCCAAGCCCTACATTTCAATTTCCTCGAGGTTTAGGAAATGTAACAACGGGGGCATCTTCATATAACTCATTAGATTTACAAAAGATATATAATAATTCATATGCGGAGGCTTCATTAAAATAGACACTTCGAATATAAAAATATTTACAATAATATTTACAATAATATTTACAATAATATTTACAATAATATTTACAATAATATTTACAATAATATTTACAATAATATTTACAATAATATTTTTATATTTACAAAAATAACATATCATAACATAATATAAAATAATATAAAATAATATAACATATAGTAAAATGATTTTCAACTTTTTGTCTAACTTATGTACTCCAGCAAAACTATACTTTATTATTAGCATTATATTACTTGCAGTCTCTTTATATTACGACATAACAAGAAATAATGCAGATAAAATATGTTTAGGAAACTTAAGTTGTAAGATAGAAAGCAAGCCCGTGTTCTATGTATTAAATATACTATTTATTCTACTATGGGCATTTGTTCTTAATGTATTATGTAGTTTTGGGTGGTCAAAATTATCATGGTTTCTATTTTTGTTTCCATATATAATATTAGGTATTGCTTTTTTGATAATTGCAGGAATTGTAATTACTGTAGCTAAAAATAGTAAAAAATAAAACCCTAAATAAAACGACAATAAAGCAACAACGGTAACAGTTATAATCAAATTTTATAATAAAATTTTACTATAAAATTTGAATTTGTTTATGAATATGAATATAAATGTAAAAAGTATAAAAAATACTAATGATATAATATAATATATAATAATATAATTTAATTTAACTTTGGGCAATGAATCAAGAGTTAGCATGGCAGATAATAGATAAATATTTTGACGACAATCCAAATATTTTAGTTCAACATCATTTAGAATCTTACAACGACTTCATGACAACTGGAATAAAAAGAATCCTCAAAGAAAAAAACCCAATTGTCCTACAAAAAGAAGAAGACCTATCCCAAAATATCTTCAAGCTAAGATGCGAATTATTTATAGGAGGAAAGGGGGGAAATAGAATATACTATGGAAAACCTGTAATATACGATGACGAAAATAACGGTTTAGTAAAAAGGTCACACTTTATGTATCCGAACGAGGCGAGATTGAGGAACATGACATATGGAACTACGATTCATTATGATATAGAAGTGGATTTTATAATGCGTGACTCTGAGAACAATATAATAGTTGAAACGGCAGTATTAGAAAAAATATTTTTAGGCAGGTTTCCAATTATGCTTCAGTCTGAGTTATGTATTTTGAACGGGCTTAACCCGTCTGTTCGGTTCAATATGGGCGAGTGTCGTAATGACTATGGCGGATATTTTATTATTGATGGAAAAGAAAAATTCATTATTTCCCAGGAAAAATTTGCAGACAATATGCTTTATATTAGGGAGTATGATGATGAAGACGAACTTTATAGCCACTCCGCCGATATACGCACAGTGTCAGAAGATGCATCAAAACCAGAGCGAACCATGTCCGTGCGCGTTATTGCACCTAGTGCGCGATACTCGAATGGACAAATTGTTGTTTTAATCCCAAATGTTCGTAAACCAATGCCCCTTTTTATTGTAATGAGAGCATTAGGTGTTTTGTCGGATAAAGATATCATAGAATATTGTTTATTAGACTTGGACAAAAACGAAAGTATGATAGACCTTTTTATTCCATCGATTCATGATGCAAGTAGAATTTTCACACAAGAGGTGGCGCTAAAATTTATATCTACTTTTACAAAGTCAAAAACGGTTTCACATGTACATGATATATTAATGAACTACTTTTTGCCGCAGCTTGGTGAGTTAAATTATATAAACAAAGCCTACTATTTGGGATACATTGTTTACAAGCTACTGCTAGTATATACGAAAGCCGAAAAACCGACCGACCGTGATAACTTCAAGTTTAAACGCGTCGACTCACCAGGTCGTCTTTTATATGACTTATTTAAAGAATACTACTCTTTACAACAAGCGAACATTCGTCTAGCAATTGACCGTGAGTACTATGGTAACGCATCTAGATATAACGCAGTAAATACATTTCCTTCACTCATTTTGCTAAATAAAAATGAAATTTTTCAAGACCGCGTAGTAGAATCGGGATTTAAAAAGGCATTCAAAGGGAACTGGGGTTCAGTAGAACATACTAAAAAAATCGGTGTTGTCCAGGATGCAAACCGCCTTTCATATAACTCATTCATTTCAGGATTTCGTAAAATAAATTTGCCAATGGATTCATCCTCAAAATCAGTTAAACCACGTCTATTGCATAGTTCTCAATGGGGTATAATTGACCCTGTAGATACACCAGATGGTGCAAACTGTGGGTTACACAAAAATATGACACTAATGTGCCACATCACCACCGGATTCTCCGGACAACCCATGATAAAATGGATGCGAGATATAATAGGCATGAAATTATTAGAGGAATGCCCTAGAAAATATTTATTTAGCGCTACAAAAGTCTTTATAAATGGTGCATGGGTAGGTGTATTGTCGAATCCCGATGAAGTAAATATACAAATAAAAACGTATAGAAGATTTGGGTTAATATCGCCATTTATAAGTTCGCACTGGGAAATACAAAATAATGAAATGTATATTTTCACGGATGGAGGTAGGTTATGCAGACCTTTGCTATATTACGACACGGTTGATATGCGTTATTCTTTCGAAAGAAAAGAAATATTATCTGCTTTACAGAGTGGTAATTTCAGCTGGAAAAGTTTGGTGGTTAGTATGAGTGATAAGTTAGTAGATGGTTATAAGATGGATTCGCCAAGAATATATACACCGATGATGTTGTATGGTGCAGAAACGATTGTGGATATTAAAAGAAGCAAGGTACCTTCTATTATTGAATACATAGACACGGCAGAAGAAGAGTCGCTTTTAATTACATTGTCGTATAATACGCGCGATAAACCATATACACATATTGAAATTCATCCTTCTATACTATATGGGTTTATGGGGAATCAAATTGTTTTTCCGGAAAATAACCCTTTGCCGAGAAATGCATTTGCGTGTGGACAAGCAAAACAAGCGGTTTCATTATATAGCACAAACTTCTTTTCGCGCATCGACAAGATGGGAGTAATGTTAAACTATGGTCAAATACCGCTAGTTAAAAGTCGCTATTTAAAACACATAAATAATGAAGAACATCCGTGTGGTGAAAATGTAATTGTAGCAATTATGTGCTATTCAGGCTACAACGTAGAGGATTCTATTTTATTTAACGAGGGTTCGGTAAAACGTGGAATGTTTCGAACAACGTATTTTAACAGTTACGAGACACGCGAAGAGTCTACTAAAAATAAAAGCGTCGCGGTTGATTCACGAATAGTGAATATTGAAAGCGAGAAAAATGTAATTGGGCTAAAACCAGGATATGAATATAACCACCTCGATATGTATGGTATGATAAAAGAAAATACTGAATTAAATGACAAAATAGTATTAATAGGCAAAGTGAAAACGAACTTAGATAATCCCGACAAACCTATTGATGAATCTGTATTTCCTAAAAAGGGACAACTTGGGTTTGTTGACAAGACATTTATTACAGAAAGCGAAGAGGGAGCGCGGTTGGCAAAAGTACGTATTCGCGAAGAAAGAATGCCAAATATAGGAGACAAATTTGCGTCTAGAGCGGGACAAAAAGGAACCGTTGGCGTTTTAATACGCGAGCAAGATATGCCCTTCACGTCGGATGGTATACGCCCGGATATTATTATTAACCCGCACGCTATACCGTCGCGTATGACGATTGGACAATTGGTTGAGACGTTAGTTGGGAAAGCATGCTGTTTATATGGTGCATATGGAGATTGTACTGCCTTTTTAAATACGGGACCGAAAGAAAAACAGTATGGTAAGTTGCTGGTAAATGAAGGTTTTCACTCAAGTGGTACGCAAATATTATATAACGGAATGACGGGGGAACAAATACAGTCGGATATATATATTGGTCCTACGTATTATATGCGCTTGAAACACATGGTAAAAGATAAGATTAATTATCGCGCCAGAGGTCCAAGAACGCTTCTTACGCGTCAAACCGTGCAAGGTAGAGCGAATGACGGTGGTTTGCGCGTGGGTGAAATGGAACGTGACGGGATAATAGCACATGGTGTTAGTCATTTTCTACAGGAGTCTATGATGATTCGCGGGGATGAGTATTTTATGGCGATATGCAATAAGACAGGAACAATTGCGATTTATAATAGTATGCGCGACCTATTTGTTAGCCCTATGGCAGATGGTCCTATAAAGTTTACTGGAAATTTATTGAGTGATATGAACATTGATAAAATAACTAAGTTTGGTAGGTCATTTAGCATTATTCGTATTCCGTATTCGTTTAAATTATTGATGCAGGAGTTGCTGACGATGAATGTGTCGATGCGAATTATAACGGAAGACAATATAGACCAGCTTGAGAGTATGTCGTATTCTAAGACGATTCATAATCTTATGTTTGATAACACGCCACAAACAACGGATGTTATTTCTAGTGTAATTGAAGCGAATAAAGAAAGAAGTTCGGCTAGATATCTGGTAAGTAAGAGTGAGCGAAAGTCTGAACTAGAAAAGAGACAAGAGAATACGAATGCTATTATGTTGGATAACCAAAAGGCGCAAGAAAAGATGCTTAAAGATATTGAGAATCTTGGATGGAGACTCGAAAGTCGTGAGTTAATAGAAGGGTCTGATGGAGAAGGAACATCAAAGAGGTACAAGTATGTATTTGCATCTTTAATTTTGGACGATCGCGGGTCTCCTACTGAAATATGGGATGGTCCATCTGGTGGATATGGACAGTTTCCAAATACGCATCCTGTTGGTTGGGCAGAGAAAGATTTAGTATATCCGAATGGAGAAAAAATACCGGATGAAATTATGGCGAATGAATTAGCTAGAAATCAGACCCCAAATAACTGGTTAAGCTCGTATGTAAATATAGCACAAGAGTTTCAAAAAGTAATGTATCGGAAGAAGGTCATGGAAGAAGCAAAACAACGCGCCGAGCAAGGTATTGAAGAAGGTGCTATATCACCAGTTTATATTCCTGGTTCTCCTGAATATACTGCATCCAGTCCGGTTTATGGAAGTTCACCGATGGCGGCAGCGCAGTACCAACAACAACAGCCGATGCGGGTTGGAACAGTCGCCAGTTTTGCGCAATACACACCATCTTCTCCACAATATTCATCCATTATGAGTCCGGATGGTTCTCCTGTTGTTTTAACGGGTTCACCGACAGGTGTTGTAGTTCCTTCAAATCCATTACAAGCAGTACAAACACCAGCACCGGCACAGGTACCCGCACCAGGACCAGGACCAGCACCAGCACAGTTAACACAGCCTGCTGTGCAAGGGGTATTATCTGTTAGTCCTGAAACTGATAAAGAACATGATAAAGGTGAAGGACAAAGTAAAAAAACAGTAATGGTTAACCTTGGTCAATAACTTGAATAACTAAAATATAATGAGTATATTGATATAATGAGTATATTGATATAATGAGTATAATAAGTATAATAAAACAATAATAAAATTGAATTAAAATTATTGTTTTGTAATATAAATATAAGAAAGAACCAACAGAGAAAAGAACAAATAATAAAATGTCTTCTGCACAACAACAAAAAACATCAAGTGGTTTAATAACTATGATTCACAAGTCAAGAAAAACAGTTCTCGAATTATTAAGACAACAAAATTATGACACTTCAGAATATGAGAATTTTGGAGTGAGTGAAGTTCATGCAATGTATACAAATAAAGATGTTCCAAAACAACTGGATATGATTCTGACAACCAACGAAGGACCGTTTAAAAAAAAAAGCGTATATGTAAAATTCCATTTAGGTAAGACACTACGAGTTGAAAATATTCAAGACTACGTAGACGATTTATTCAATATAGAAAGTGTTTTGAACAAAAAAACAGATACACTGATAATAATAATAAAACAAGACATGAATCAAACCTTAATGAATATATTAAATGAATTTTGGGATAGACACAAAATATTTATTATATTATTTAGTTTAGAAAGATTACAGTTTAATATTTTAGAACATCAATATGTTCCCAAACATGTTATTCTAACCGACGATGAAAGAAAAGAGATGATTAAACGATACAATATTTTAGATGTAAAAAATTTACCAGATATTTCTCGATTTGACCCTGTTGCGCAAGCAATTGGAATGAGACCAGGTGACATTTGTCGCATAGAAAGACCAAGTAAAACGTCGGTTATTTCAAACTACTATAGGTACTGTACACAAACAATATTATAAGTTACTTTTACATTATTACAAAATATACTGGACTATACATCTTAAAGATATTTTGGATTATTATACTTTTCTATTTTTTAACATTCTATGTTTATCATTTTTACATTCTATGTTTATCATTTTTACATTCTATGTTTATCATTTTTACATTCTATGTTTATCATTTTGACATTCTATGTTTATGATTTTGACATTTAATTTTACAAAATAATATTTTATTATGATATTATAGATATCACCTATTATAGATATGGCAGAAATAATAAAATATTATTCGAATTATCTTAATAATTTAAATAAGAAATACGATGAATATACAAAAAATTATGTAACAGAATTCATAGAATTTAAAATACCAGTATTTACTTGTAGTTTAACAAGAAATGATTTAAACTCTGTTGATTGTATTAATTCTTTTTCGAATAACAATGCTTTTGTAAATACACAAAAAAAAATAGAAGCTTTAAATGAGGAGTATTTAAATGTAACAACAGAATTAAAAGGAATGTTTATAGAACAGTCAAAATATGTAGATAGTGTCCAAAAAAAAGTAGATGAGTTAAATGATGAAAATAAAGAGTTACTAAGTGTAGCGGCAACTATAAAAGACACTAGTGCAACATCAAAGCCATTTTTTCAGAACGAACGTATACTATACTATCGTTCTTTAATTTATACTATATCAATTATTATTGGTATTGTTTTTGTGTTATATATGTTACAGTCTACTCCATTTATAGAAGTTGCATCAAGTGTAGCTACAAATACTAAAAATCTTGCTGAAAATACAGCAAAAGGGGCGAAAGAGCTTGTAGAAAATGCTACTGCTCAAAATCCTGATGGTTCATACTCTAGTAATATGACACGAAATATTATAATTTTTGTATTAATAAGTGTTGTTATAATTTCTGTCTTTTATTTTATAGTGTATATATTGAGAAAAGTAAACCCACCGTTAGAAAAGACGAATACAGAAAAAGAGATAAAGAGAATAGCAGATAGCTGTTTAAGAGATAAAAGCGAATCATGGGTTAACACACAATTAGAAAAACTTAAAACATTTTTAACAAACAAAAAATAAGTTAATTGATTTATGAATATTAGTAATATTTGATAGTATTAGTAATATTTGGTAATATTTGATAGTATTTGATAGTATTAGTAATATTTGGTAATATTTGATAGTATTTGATAGTATTAGTAATATTTGGTAATATTTGATAGTATTTGATAGTATTTGATAGTATTAGTAATATTTGGTAATATTTGATAGTATTTGATAGTATTAGTAATATTTGATAGTATTAGTAATATTTGGTAATATTAACATTATAAAAATACATTTTCTATTTATATGTTATAAATAATTATTTTATAATGGAACTATTAGACATGTTTAGTGATTTATTACCTATTTCTAATAATGGATATAAAAAACAGTTATATACAGACCCTGCCATTTTACAAGGTGCTGAGTTTTTACAAAACGAAGATAAAGTAAATAAAGAGGTAATGAAAAATTTGAATTTAAACTTAGTATCGTATTCACACGGTTCAGAAAGCTCAATTGTTCATTCGGCTGGATTATTAGATAATGAAAGTAATGTAGAAGGGTTTCAAGAATCAATGGATGGAGCAGAAGCCGCTGCTAAATACTATAATAATCTTAAAGCACAATATAAAATTGCAGTAGATATGTTTAATGCAGCTACTAATGAAGCTAGAATTACCGAAGGAAAAGGCATAATACCATTAAAACCTAGCCCAAATGAAACACGAGAACAGATGGAAAAAAGACTGGCTGCAGATAAACTAGCAAGAGAAGACTTAAAAAATAGACTGCATCATTTATCATCACAAATGGCAAATATATCATCACTATTGATGTCAAATGTAAAAGAAAATACAGAAAAGGACTTTTCGTCTTATAATAATATGCAAAAAGAGATAGATAATGTTCAGAAACGAATCATTGAGATAGATGTATTAATGAAAAAAAATAATTCAAAAGCTACTTACGACATTAATACTTCCCTTGCAAAAGAACGCGAAACTTCTTTACTTACAAAACAGAGATACTATGTATACATAACATGGTTTATTATACTGGCTATTATTTTATATATAACGATATCAAATTTATTTAACGATGATTCATCATTTAGTGTGTTATTAATAAGTCTTATATTATTAATATGTATATTTTTATTTTTTATATATAATAAATGGAATATAGAGTGGTATGATTTTAAATATAAATTGAAAAATTTAGACTTTGGTCTTCCTGATATACCAAAAATAGATTTTAATCCACTTGTATCAATTAAATATACATCATAATTTTTTTATTTATTGTTGTTATTATGGATAACTACATGTATTATAAAAAAATATTTTTATCTGAGTATAATTATATTAAGAAAATAAAAATATAATTATAAATAAAAATAAATGTATAACAGTAAAAGTATAAATGATGGGTTACAATTTATAGAACAGTCGACTTTACGAACTAGTAAAACATCTAATAAAGTTAAAAGTAACAAATATAAAAGTAAAAATAATAAAAATCTTATACTAGAAGATGATTATGAAATTATTGAAGGCTTTAAAGTAAATGATGAAGATTTAATAGCAAAAAACAGTTCCGAAACCGCTGTTATGAAAACAAATATATCAGGATATAATGTTTCGATGACAGATTTAAATAGGGTTCAAAAAAATATTACTACACAAGCAAAAATTTTTTTAGATATTAACAAAAAAAGCGACGATACAACACTAAGAAACAAAGATGTACAAATTGCTGACGGTAGTATGGCTCGCGTAAACAATGCAGGTTTATTAAAATTGTATCCTGCGGGTGCTACCAAATGCGGTATTCCGGCTGTTCCCAAGTCAGTAGGTTTTGATTTATCGAATAAATCAGCAGAAAACTATTCGGTATTAGAAGATTCTGATGGAAACTTAGCACTGTATGGAACTCAGATGGTTGCAGGACCGAATGGTTCATTTCCTTGTACCGATTATGCGGGAACAAATTTGTATGTGTCGAAACCCATAGACTTTAACTATGATACAAATATGGTATATGTAGGTGTATATGACCAAGCCGCGGCGAACCAAGGTGGTTTATTAGGGCAAGCAGATTTGAGTAACTCTACAGTAAAACAGTGTGTAACGAGAGCAATGGATAGTGGCATGTCTTTTGCCTCACTTTCAAATTATAACCCCGCAACCAAAACAGGGCAATGTTATATTGGAAACGCTCTACTTAATGGCGGAGTATCTAATGCGTTTAGAAGTGTTACACGAGCAAATATTTTTACAACCATTCCGTCACATGATAAATTGAGTTTTGCCGCTGATGGTGGAATCTACTCAGGAACAGGTTCAGATTCCAGTCTTTTTATAACTCCATTAATAACTGCTGTGGGCACTACTAAAGTTCCTGTTTCTATTCTAAGTCCGCAATATGGTGGAACAGTGAATGAACTTACTGCTAGTTACGCTTACGAGCAAGGGTGGGATAAATGGGAAAATTTAAAAATATTTAACGGTTCTCCTGTTGGAACGCCTGGAGTAAGTTTAAATACAACTAGACAATATAGTTACTGGTATCCTGTTTTAAGAACTTATAGTTATCAATGGTATGGACAAATGTATAATTATCAACAATACGATTGGGAGATTCGTACTCATACAGATACAGTTTCATGGCACGGTTCAGGATATGTGTATATTAAGTACAAATGTGGTAAAAAAGATATGACACCTACATCAACACGAGTAAATTTAGGAGAAGGTTTTAGTATAGGTTGTTGGGAATTATATCAACAATATCCGTCATTTTCTCTCAGATTATCTGATGACGGTGAAATTACGATTGTAAACAATAAAAATCCGAATGATATTCTTTATAGAAATATAAATCAAATATCGAATCAACCTGAAACGCAAATAGTTTCAATATCTGGTGGAAATAAAACAATGATGCCATGGGCTGAACGTCCTGACTGGGTGAGTGGTAGTGTTAATCGTGGTGGTTTACTAACTTCTTTTTCAATGAACTCGCAGACGCTAGTAAATGGACAGTATATTTCATCACCAAAAGGGAAGTGTAGGTTAATATTTAATAAATCGCCAGGTAGTACTGGAGCATTAGTATTAGAGTACTCGGTTTATAATGTGTCACAAACAAAAGGAGCAACAACAGGTGTAGATAAAGATAATAATTTAATTGGAAATTCTAATAACTTTTCACAGTATTATTTGACTAAAGTAGATAAACCGAATATAAAAACGAAAATGGCATATATCGATATAAATAATGGATTACATGAATATCCGTCTGCTATGACTGAGTTTGACAATGACTATATTCAAATGAAAGGATTTCACCCTTATTCTCTATCAGGAACAGTAGACACAGAGTCTAAAAAAGAAGATGCATGTATAACAGCTTGTAATAACGACCCTTCGTGTGCTGGGTATACATATACGAACTCAGTTTGTAAAAGATATAGGGACACGGAAATATATCCAAAAGGAAATCGAATACTAGATGAAGAAAAAACTATGTATATCAGAAAGAAAAAGGTAACTGCTAATCCTAAAAATACTAGTCATTTTACATGTAATAAGTTTGTTAATAATGTAGATAGTACGGTATACACTTCTTATCCTGAAACAGTTAATATGACTACACAACAAAAATGTGCGTTAGGGTTAATATTAGAACCGAGAATGGCTGAACTACAAAGTAAAAATACTGCTGCGGTTAGTAAAGGGAATGAAGTAAAAGGTTTTATAAATGGTATTTATACAAACCAGAACAAGTTAAAAGAAATAATCAATACAAAGACGAAAGAGATAGAAAATGGAATTGAAGGACAAGAAGCAGTTAAAAAACTAATAGATAAAATTGATGACTCTAACATTACAAATAAAGCGACTGTTTCAGATACGGAGTTGCTTCTTCTTAGTGATAATTATAAATATGTTTTATGGAGCATAATGATGGTGGGAGCAGGTATTATTGCAATCAAGTCATTTAGAAGTACAATACTCTGAATAGTGAATAGTGAATAGTGAATAGTGAATAGTGAATAATAAAAATATAGAATTTGACTTATACAACTAAATAATATTAACAAAAATATAACTAATATTATTTAATTATTTTATTGTAATATTGTATATTATATATTCATGACACCACCACTTGGAAGTGAATTAAAAACATATCAAGATGATTTTACACGAAACTTAAATGATCAGTTTAATAATATTGCCGAGTTGCAAGATATACAAAAAACTTTATTTACTGATTTAGAAAGATTGGCTGGTTCGCCAAATATTGCTGATGATAGTATTCAACAACAAATTAAAAGTAAATTTGACCAAATTGATAACTTAACAAAATTGCGAACCAATATTTTCGAAACAATTAAGGCAAACTATGGTATAACTCAATCAGACTATAATATTCAAAGAAAATCATATGCCCAACAACTTGTTGCACTAAATATCATTGAAAATGACTTGACCAATACAACTAATCAGTTAAAAAGGTCAATAACAATTCGCGACAATGCTGAAAGAATGGTTGGTGTGAATAACTATTATACGCGAAGATATGAATCACATGCCGATATTATGAAACATATTATTTTTTATTGTGGTATCATAATTCTTGCAATATTTTTAATGAAAATGGGACTAGTTACCGATCAAATAGCGAGTTTAATTATTATTATTGCTCTTTCTTTTGGTTTTATAATTGTTGGAAAAAAAGTGTACGATTTATCTAGACGCAATAATATTGACTATGACAAGTACAACTTTCCTTTTGACATAACAAAAGTTCCAGATACTAGTAGAAATACTATTTCTAGAGAAACGGATAGAACATTTGGACAAGGGATGCTACTAGATGTATGTAAAGATATTAAAAGAGAAACATTTGTACCGTTTCAACTTAGGAATCCAAACTGTAAAATAAAAAATAGTGATGAAGGAACCTCTCCCATACCATCAACAGATACACACTATGACTGTAACTCATCCTACAGTACTATGTAGTGTCTAGGTAGTATGTAATAACCAAAAAAATAGTAAATAAAATTGTATTTTATTTTATAAATAAGTAAAATACCATTTGAACAATAATATAACAATAATATAACAATAATATAACAATAATATAACAATAATATAACAATAATATAACAATGTCGGAAGCAATTGCCAAAGAAATAGCAAAAAATGTTGAAGAATCCAATAACAAAAATGCTTCTCAACTTAAAGGAGCAATGGGTGGTGGTGGATGTTCACCTGAATTAACAAAACAAGCAACAGGTGCAATGGTTGCTGTTATGGGTGTAGTCGATAAAGTAAATAGAGCTTTAACGACAACAGGTAGTGGGTTATTTAGCGACGATAGTTTGAAAAAAATATATGAAAATGCAAAGAAATCAAACGACAATGCACTGTTAAATGAATATATTTCGGAAAAAAATTACATGGTAAATAAGTATGGAACATCTCCTGACAACTTGTCAAAAGGTAATAATGAATACAATGAACTACTATATAAACGATACCAAGCACAAGGAACAAAAGATTTAGACGAATTAAACAATAAGTATATTGAAGTAAATAACCTAATAATGGACTTAATAAAAGTAATACAGCAACAAAAACTTGCTGTCGAAAGTATGCAAAAAGTAATGGAAAATTTAGACGAAAAGAATGAAGAGTTATTAAGTATTATAAATGGAGGCAAAAGTGACATACATACATATAGTCGAAAATCAAAGTATGAAGGTATGTTAAAAGAACGCGTTGACAACTGGACATTCATTGCGGTAGTAGTTTACTGGACTTTAGTTATTCTTTGGGTATGTATTGTCATGTTATATTTGAAAAATGTAACATTTGTATCGGTGATTATTCTTATTGGTTTAATATTATATCCATATTTTTCGACTCCGATATTTTTATGGATACTTGAAAAAATTCAGTCAGTATGGAATTTTATATTTGCTGCGGTTCATAATAGGATTACATCATAATTTTTACTGTAAAGTAAAGTAAAGTAAAGTAAAGTAAAGTAAAGTAAAAATATTTCCGAATATATGTGACACTATATAGGGGATAAAAATATAAATATATAAGATTATTTATATTTTTTTGATTAGTATTTGCGAGTATTAACTTTCTTCTTCTACTTCATCATGATTGTAAATAATAGAGATATTTTTCCAGCCTTTGGTTGTATATTTTCCGTATTTCTTATCAAATACTTCATAAATTTCATTGCCGCGAGGTACGTTTCTATCATAATGTTCAATATACCAAACTTTGAATGATTCGTACATTTCAGTCTTCTTAACATAGTGTCCATCGACTTTACGTATCTTGTCGCGTACAAATTCATTGATGTAGTCCTGGCTGTTGCGATAACTTTCGCTGCTAGCAAGAACACCCGGAGTGTCTTTCACCATTCCACCTGTCTGAAACGCCTTTTCAACAAGCATAGCCAAGAATACAGGTGCCCATGTTTTAAATTTCTCATCCAACCTTTTGTCAATGAGGAATTGATACGGTTTGTCGGGGTCATCATCACGTGGGTTTTCGCAAAAGATTGCTTTGTGGTCTACTTTGCGAATGCGTCTCCACGTACCTTCATCGTTCGCTTTGATGTCAAACAAAGTATTTGTACATACAACAAGTTTAAACTGAGGTTGAAACGTAATCATATTCTTGAATAGAGCACGACCCTGAATTGGATCGCCGCCAGTAATTTCCTTCATAGGACCTTCCTCAAGCCGCATTCCTTTCGACGGTTCTTGCATAACAGCATACCGAATACCAACTAACTGAGCAATTTCTGACGATGTTCCACCAATGGATGCACGCTTGCTAGTAATAAGAGATATAGGAACAACTGCTTTATATTCGCCAAGAGTAACGGACATTAACTCGACAAGTTTTGATTTTCCATTGCTGCCGCACCCAGTATAAATGTTGAATGTTTGTGGATAGTTTACACCGATAAGACATGACGCAAGATGTTCCCACATGTAGTTTCGAATATCTTCTTCCGGGTACAGTTTGGAAATAAAGTCGTTAATTTCTGCAATGACTTTTCCATGTTTTTTCTGGTCAAGAGGAAAGTAATCGATATTTGTGCTTTTGGTAATATAGTCATCAGGTTGTCCTTGTCTAGCGCGTTTTTCTTTGAAATCAATTACACAGTTGTTACAGCACAGAAGGTGCGTTTTAGTATCAATACTCTGTAAGAATTTTTTATCATAAAACAACTCTTGCGCCTCCTTCATGATGTTGGTCTTAATTCCTGTTTGTTTTAGTCTAATGCAAATATCGGATATTCTGTGTTGAAATTGATTTGGTTTTCCCGATTCATCTGTAGAAGAATTTGCACTAGATGATGCTGCACTAGAAGAAGCAACCGGAGCAAGAAGTTGTTTATTTGCTTTCTTTGTATTTCCTGTTGTTCCTGATGATCCGCCGGTTGAACCGATGCGGTTGATATATACGTTATACATTTCATTTGAAATCATCTGTTTAAGTGCAATACCAGAGTCACATTCTACCCATCGATTATTTTCAAATTCGTACCATGTGTTGTCGCCAAAGTTAGCACATACGAACTGGTTTTTAAACATATTATATAAAACAACTGCCAAGTCAACCATAGTTGTTTCTGGTTTCCCGTTGATATTGACCAAGTCATTTGACAGTGTAATGTCGACATAGTAGTCAATTGTTTTCTTATATACTTCATTGTACCGGTCTTTTGCGTCGTGTTGTGCCCAGTATATAATCGAACGACGCGTAAGACCATCTTCATTTTCCATTGAGAATGTCAACCACATGTCATAAAACTCGCGAATTTTGTCATAGCTGAATTTTTCAGATTGAGAGCTGAAAAGAATCCATGAAAGGAATAATTTATCACTCGTATTTCGGAGTGCCCATCCTACGCGAATCCACAAATTATATTGATTGTAGTATTTTTCAGGGAGACACATCGTATAGTCACTAGTTTCCTTGATAAAATGTTCACGCGGTTCGAGGCTGCTAAACAGTTTATCAATTTCATCTGTAAGTTGTTCGCGATTTGTAATTTCGAATATATCACTGTTGCTCATATTTGTTGCTCTGCGCCTGACTCCACCTACCTTAGATAGTGTTGGTTTTCTCACTTTGTTACTTTTAATCGCGTCATATTCGCGCTGAATACACTCGCGATTCTCAAAGCGCGGATGTCCGTCATATTGTGCCGACAGAAGGTTAAAGTTTTTAGCATAGTCAAAGAATGACACATTTTTCGGCTGGTATTCCCATATATACTCGGATTTTTTGTTTGCACCGGTGTCATCCTCATTATCGCTCTCGTCTCCGTTGCCACATTCTTCATCATTCTCTTCATAATCTTCAGAATTTTCATTTTTTACATATACAAAATTAAATTGCCATTTAAGTTCGTAAGCTTCATGTCCGGGTTTTCTAGAGCCGTACAACTGCCATCCTACAGGATTCTGAATACGCGATATATTATCGTCGAGGATATCGTCCCAAGAATTTTTCAAAGGCAGGTGTTTCAAAACATCGGGGATTTTTTTAAGAACAGAATTTCTAAGCATGTGTTGAATAACTCTGTCAGCGTGGATACCAATAATCAAATGAATTCCATCTTTTGTATATTTATCATCATCGGTATTCACGTTCGGTTTTTCAAACACGAAAACACTAATCTCCTTTTTAGCACCATCTTCAATATTCAACATTTTAGAAATTTCATCCATATAAACTCCAATAATATTTTCAACGTCGTCTTTTGTATGCTGTCTCGTATCAATGTGCGGTCCATACCTAAAATCCAAATCAACCAGAATCGGTCCTCCATTTTGTAATTGTTTTTCGGTTAAGTATTCATGCCGCCTATTTGTAATGACGTGTTTGGAGTACTTTGACCAGAATTCGGGTAGTTTTTCGGAGGGAATGCAGAATGTTCCACCTGTTACGCCGTGTTCAACGCTAGGGATTCGAGTATGTGTAAATGACAAACCCGAGGATGATGGGTCGCCCTTTTTTATATAGTACTGTTTCATATATTGTTCGTATTCGTTTGCATTTGCTGTAGATGATGCTGATGACATTTTTGATATTTGTGACTTGTTTCGAGTTGAATTGTTTGAAGGTTCCATTTGTATATTATAGGTAGAGATATTTTTATATCAATTTTTTATGTTTAAAAAATATCCCTAAAAATAGATAACTTTTGTTTGAATGAAAAGTAATATATGTATAAAAACGACATAAAAATAAAACGCGTATGTTATACATTGTTGAAGTATAAACAAAAGTAAAACTAGATAACTTTAAGATGAAAAAAAATAAAAATTCATTATTTTTGACCCATAATAAGAATGAAGAAAATGAAACAGAAAATGAAACAGAAAATGAAACAGAAAATGAAACAGAAAATGAAACAGAAAATGAAACAGAAAATGAAAACAAAATTATAACACCTATATCTGCAAACCCGTCTGCATCGGAAGCATCAAAAGATAGTTCAAACGTAAATGTACACATACCCAAAGAAACTATAGAACGGTTATTAAAAGATATAAAAGACATCTATGTATCGTCACTTGAAAAGGATGGTATTTACTACAAACATTCGGATACAAATATTTTGAAAGCATATGTAATGATAGTTGGACAACCGGATACTTTATATTTTGGTGGATACTATTTTTTCGAAATAACATTTCCGTGTGACTATCCACATCTTCCTCCTCAGTTTGAATACTTAACAAATGATGGTATTACAAGATTTCATCCCCATTTTTATAAGTCAAAAAAAGTGTGTTTATCAATATTGAATACATGGAGAGGTGAACAATGGACGAGTTGTTTAACAGTAAAGTCTATTTTATTGACGCTCTTGTCTATAATGGATAGTCACCCTATGTTACATGAGCCTGGTGTTACAGAGAAACACCAAGATTATCAAAAATATCATACTATGATTTTGTATAAAAACTTGGACTTTTCTTGTATACGGATTATAGAGGAATTTATGAATACGACAATTATTCCTTTTGAAATGGAATATAAAGAATATTTTTATAAATTTATGGTTGAACGTTTTAAAAAAAATGCGAACAGTTTAAAAAAAGTTATTACAGATGCTATAAATGTAAAGAGTTATAATAAACACTATTCTATATTCGGTTTATATAATATGTCATTTTACGTAAACTTTGACGATCTACTAGATAAACTAAAAAAGACAGCTGAAAAACACAGTATTATATTAGAGTAAGACGTAAGTGGTTGATATTGTTATGGTATCTAGATTCGTTAATTTTTAACATTATATATTTTATACAATGTAACTAACTTTATTGTATAAAATTTAAGTAACTATATAAAATTTAAGTAACTATATAAAATTTAAGTAACTATATAAAATTTAAGTAATTATATAAAATTGAAATAAACAAATAATCGTATAATATTATATACGAACATTACAATAAACAAGTATGCACTTTTGTATAAATTGTAGTAACATGTATTATATTCGGTTGTCAGAAGAAGACCCTAATTCAATCGTCTATTATTGTAGAAACTGTGGTCATGAAAATAAAAACATTTCGCTAGACAGTGTTACGATTTCAAAAACAACGTTTAAGCATAACAAACAAAAATATAACTCGATTATTAACAAATATACAAAAATGGATCCAACCTTGCCGCGAATTAATACAATAAAGTGTCCAAATCAGTCTTGTAGCAGCAATGATGAACAAAATAAAAAAGAACGAGAGATTATTTATCTTCGCTATGATGATTTAAACATGAACTTTGTTTACATGTGTTCAACATGTGACACTGTTTGGAATACAGAACAATCAATGTAATAATATTTAGAAACGACTTTTGACTATAGTCTTTGTTTTTATATTTAGTTTTTTATATTTAGTCAGTGTAATATTATTAACATTGATGGTATTGTTAATAATATTAATATAAAATTGAAATAAAATCAACATAATATATTATAAGATAGACACAAAATTAGACATTTTCAATGAAAAAAACCGATTCCAAGTATGCATCTGATGACTCTGAACCTGAACCTGAACCTGAACCTGAATCACCATCTGCTTCAGAAAGCGAAGGCGTAAATAGCGATGAAGAACAAAGTACCACTAGAAACAATAGAGATACTATAAGTAAAGTAAAATCAATACTAGGATTTGGCGATGAAGATTCGGATAATGCTAGCCCTAAAGTATCTGATTCTGAAAATGATACTGATATGGAAGGTGATGAAAATGAAGATATTGATGATGAAGGTCAATTAGAAGAAGTCCCAAGTATCAAGAATGGGTTTTCAAAATTGCTAGGGAGTTTAAAAAATGCAGTTAATAACATAGGAAGCGAAAGTGGTTCTGCTGCCGTTGAAGCTGAAGAAGGGAATATTGGTAAACTAGGAAGACGCAAAGGAAAATCAGCTGCTGAGTCTTCGTCTAGGAAAAAAAAATTGCGCGGCATCCAACCTACAGAAGCAGAAATAGTATATAATAGTGACGATGATGAAGGTGAAAATATGGACGATGATGAAAATATGGACAATGATGATGATGATGATGATGATGAGTCAAAGTTGAAAAAATTTGACAAAGATATAAGAGAAGAGTATTTAGTGAACTTTCATCCTGAAAGTCTGATACAAAACTACGACGAGATTTATAACTTGGCTCGTGTTGTCCGCGACGAAAATGGTGTAATTGTAGATAGCTTACATAGAACATTACCGATGATGACAAAATATGAAAAAACGAGAATTTTAGGGCAGAGGGCGAAACAAATTAATGACGGTGCTACTCCATTTGTAAAATTACCCGAAGGCGTTATTGATGGGTATCTTATTGCTTTAAAAGAACTAGAAGAAAAAAAAATACCATTTATAATCAGACGACCGTTACCAAATCGGGGCTCAGAATACTGGATGGTCGAAGATTTGGAAATTATTATTTAACACTTCCAGCGTTTTCCGCAGTCGAGACATGATACAAATGTAGTCATTGGTTCGTCCGCTGACCGCGTTTGTAGTTGATAATAAGTACATTTTTTTGAGTGGCATTTGCGACACGTGAACTTATCAGTTGATGCTTCTAATTTTGGTTCATACTTATTCTGGTCTCGAACTTTCTTATCTTCGATTAACTTTTCCCATTTTTCTGGACTCATTTCTTGATGAGTCATAAAAGCCAGTTTGTGTGCTTGAAACTCGCGATTCTTTACCATGTTTAGTATTCTTTCATTTTTTAAATTTACATATATTGTGCGAAGAAGGTCTAAATAAATTGCTACAAAATATATATTATCCCATTTTTTGATAATACATTTTTCTTTTGCTTTTCCTAAAGAACTATTGAAAATTCCTTTTTCGAGATTTGTTGCTATTTCATTATCATCAACAATATTTGTTAACTTTGCGCGAATATTTTCACGAAATTGAGTAGGGTTTGATATCTGACGCATTTTTAATATAGATAAATTGTAGTGTGATGTAGCGTAGTGTGGTGTGGTGTGGTGTGGTGTGGTGTGATTGTTATTAACTAAGACAGTTTATATTAATAACAATTGATTTGTCTTTATTCAATTTTCCTACATATATAAAATACGAAAATACAGAAAATACAAAAAATAACAAAAAATATGGTTATGATTTAAGGAAGATTTAGAGCAGATGATATAGCACCGGTTGTATCAAAAAATATTTTTTTAATAGTTTCAATTATGTAAACAAAAAAGGCAAGAAACATAAGAACCCAAGGAAGAAGAACTAAAAACCATGAAAGATTGCTAAATCCTTTTTTGCACAAATACGATAAAACCCATGTCCATAAAATAATAAACGTCACTTGAACTATATATGATGTTCTTGTATCTTTTTGATAAGTAAAGTTAAGACTTTGCAAAAATGAATTATTTGCTTGGTTCAAAGTAATCTGTTGGGATATCGCATTCATCCCAAAATAAGTAAGTACCAGTAAAATAAAAGAAATAATAAGATAAATTTCTGCAGGAGTGCAAATCTTGTTAAACATTGCTAAGTTATACTATATATAATAATTTATAAAAAAAAAAATTTACAAGTTGTTTAAACTATTTACATTATTTACATTATTTACATTATTTACATTATTTACTTATTTACTTATTTACTTATTTACTATATGAATACTCTTCTTCGCTTAATTCACTAGACTCATCTGTTTTCCATCCCGAATTATCATCATCATCTTCTTTTGAAATATATTTATTACTATCTCTCACACTATCTTTATTTTTGAGTTTCATTTTAGTTGACATATTTTTGGTTACAGTATTTTTATTTTTTTTAAAATATACACCTTCTCCATCAAGATCTGCATCACCGTCGATATCACCTTCGCCATCACCTTCGATGCTTCCATTTTCCGAAGACTTGTCGCTATCAGTATCACTATCATCATCATCATCATCTTCGTCGCTATCATCGCCGTTTACACCAACATCTACATCAGAGTCACCTCCTGCTCCACTATCTACAACAAATCCATCTTTTAAATATCCATCTCGTGTTTTTCTATTTTTAGGAATTGACTCTAGTTCATCTTCTTCTTCGTCATCGTCATCATTTGTTGTCAATGACTCAAAACCACCAAATAAATATTCGTAAATTTTATTCCATTTCTCTTTTGTCAAGTTTACATAACTATTTTTGGCATCTCGAGCAATCAATGCACATGCACCAAAAAATAAGTCTGTATCAACTGGTGGAGGAAACTCATATTTATTTTCACTGTTTGCTATACCATCATCTTTTGCCCATAGTTCTACAACTATTTTACTCGACACATTTTCTTTTTCATTTTTCGAAGAATAATTCCATTGCGTCCTCTTACTAAACCCTTCAACTTTTTTAAATTTACATTTTTTTGATAACTCTTCTGCGCAAATTAACTTCTCTTCAATATCATTTTCTTTTAAACTTCCGTTTTTTTCCACAGTAATAAAAGTAACAATGTTATCTTTATTTTTAGTCTTTTTACTTTCACTTTCACCAATAACACTTTTATTAAGTTTTACATTTATTTTTTCAGGTTTAAAATTTTCAGTCTTGCCTTTTCTTGATTTTGATTTTATATCACCACTTGTTTCCATCTTTTTGAATAGTTACTTGAATATATCATTTCAATGCAATCGGTTTAAATAGTTTCTCATATAATATATAAAGTTCAACTTAAAGAGATATAAATATAAAATATTATATCGTGTATATACTGAATACTGAATACCATACCTGTAATATAAATGGAAACATTACATACTAAAAAAAAATATAATTTTAACGGTAACAATAATGGTAACAATAATGGTAACAATAATGGTAACAATAATGGTAACAATAATAGTAACAATAATAGTAACAATAATAGTAACAAAAAAGATAATAAAAATACAAACTATCGACTATATGCATCTCTTCCAGTAAAAGTTTATTTCCCGAATATTAAAATTGATAAAATAAATAATATTTTAAATCCCGATACAAAAAGTGGAAATAAAAAAAAGAATACAACTACTGTCGATATATCAAGATATTTAGTAGATGAAAGTAATAAAATTTTAATTTACAGTTCTTCTGGAATTTTTGAAATAATAAATAATACGTTGTTTCAGATGTATCCTGTTGATAAAACTATTAAGGAAATAACTATCAATAATAACTTAAAATTATTACTAGATAGTTCTTATATGAAACGTTATGATACACCTTCATATCAAATACCTTATAATCATAATATAAAATATAAAACAATTAGAATATATAAAAATGATATTAAGTCAAATATAAAATTTATAATAGAAATGGAAAATGAATGTGTATATGATTTTTATATGTTGATTCCATCAGACCAAATAACGATGAATGAAAATAAAAAAATAGAATTAAATAATTTTGTAAAAGATGAAGTGTTGTCGTTTTTATCGAGGTTAAACTTATATAGGTAATTATATACAAGAGATAAAGATAAAGATAAACATAAAGATAAATGTGGAGTTGGATATTAAAAGTTACTATGATTTCATTATTATTGATATTTTTACTTCATTATTTGTATTCATTTTTTAAGTCGATGTTAACTTCTCCAAAGTTAAAAGATTTAGTAAATAAACCTCAGGAAAAATATAATACTATTTATAACTCACTCAAAAGCACGGGAGATGGAGGAATGATGCATGCAAAAGAAGACACTAATAGTAATTTACAAAACATCACTAATAATAACTCATCTAATATGAAAGATGAACTAAAAAAGTATTTAAAAGAATTAAATTTTTCTGATACTAATAATAGTAATAATAGTAATAGTAACAACGCTGGTTACTTAAATACAAATATTGAAGATATAAATTCACATAGTATATTAAGAGATAGTATATACTCTCCAAATAATATAATGACAAGCGTAGGTGCAAATGGTATATCTACACGAGTAAACAATACGCCAAGTTACTTACCGAATACAAACACTAGTAATATAAACATTGCACCCGATTATGGTACACCATGTATGTCATCTTCTTATGCTTCTCCATATTCTACTTATTAAGGTATATAATATATGTAACATAGTTAAAGATATTTATATATTATAATATATTATATAGCCTCAGCGTGCGAACCATTATGACAAAATTTTTTAGTAATAACGCTAACAATAACAGTTACACTAACAGTAAAACTAACAATAACACTAACAGTAACAGTAAAACTAACAATAACACTAACAGTAACAGTAACAGTAACAGTAATAATAGTAGAAACTCTTATATTTGTACAAGAGAAACACGTGATTCATTTAATATATCTTTTGATGAAAAGAATGAAATATTACGAAGTTTTCCTCCGAACGTTAAATTTTCTTATGAAAAAAGTACTCATAAGAAAGTTTTATCAGATGTATATGTAATTATTCCAAAAGGTAAAAAATATTTTGTATGGTTTACACATCGAAACAAAAAAAATATTTGTATTTTTCTTGAAATTGGATACCAAAATAAAATAATGAATATATTTTATCGCCATGTTTCGTTTGATGATGTGCTATCGTATGGTACAATATTTTATGGAACATTATTCAAGACGAGACCAGATATTAATGACAAAAAAAATACATGCAGTAGTGAAATATTTTCAGTAGAAGATATTTTTTACTATAAAGGTGATGATACATCACGATACACTTATTTGAATAAGTTAAATATAATTAAAAATATATTTGACACCAAGTTGCACTACAATATGGCATTTTTTAAAAATGGTGTTGTTTTTGGACTACCTATTATGACTACCGACTTTACGGAAGCTTATGAAAAAGCATTAAAGTTACCTTATTCAATATATTCTATTCAGTATAAGTATTTTGAGGATAAAAATTCATATCAATCTGTTACAGAATTTTACCATTTTAATAACAATGATACAACTAATGCAGAGGTGAATGTATTTCGTAATTCTATTAACATCAATGATAGCGGTAGTGAACATTATACTTCAACTACGAATAGATGGAATGATAGGTGGAATGATAAATGCAATGACAAATGCAATGACAAATGCAATGACAAATGCAATGACAAATGCAATGACAAATGCAATGACAAATGCAATGACAAATGCAATGACATGCCTTCATCGTTAAATGAACCAATAAAACAAAAAATAAGTTCAAATGATGTATATAAAGTATTTTTTGTAAAACCAGATTTACAAAACGATATTTATTACTTGTATCAAAATAATACTACAAATTTTGATATTATTTCTAAAGAAATAGCACATATACCAGACTACAAAACAAGTGTTTTAATGAATAAACTATTCAGAAATATTAAAGAGAATAATAACTTGGATAGTTTAGAAGAAAGCGATGAAGAAGAAGAATTTGAAAATATACAAATCGATAAATTTGTGGATTTAAATAAAATAATAAAAATGCGTTGTATTTTTAACTATAAATTTAAGAAATGGGTTCCTGTTTCTGTAGTTGTATAAAGTGATATTTGCACAGTATTTGCAGAGTATTCACCTATATGTTTCTATATCTGTATATCTGTATATCTGTATATCTGTATATCTGGGTGTAGCCAAAATAAAATATCTTATAAATATATATACTATTTCATACTATTTTATTTATGAGTCCGACTTCGACACTTTTGAATCCAAGCAATGTTCATGGTGGACCTTTTACAACCGACACAACCGGTGCTGTTGCAAATTCGGGAAATAGACTATATGGTCATGTAGGAGGAAGCGCTGCTGCTTTAAACCGCGAAGGGTTATATTCCGTAACCGGCGGTGATGGAGTACCTAGTTCCGTAAAGACACAAATGGGTGGCAGCACTTGTGGCAGCAGAATGATGGCGGGTGGCGGGCGACACCGCAAGCATAGCGGAAAACGTAGCAGAAAAAATAAACGCTCTCGTTCATCGAAAAGGTATGCTCGCAAACGCAGCCTTACATACCGCACCAAGCATAGACGCTCGCGAAGACATTCGCGTTCAAGTAAAGTAAAGAGCGGAAAAAAAGCACAGGCTGGTGGTTATCATCAGTACATGGGAAATACCCCATTTTCATTAGGATTCAAAACTCCCGGTTTTGCTTTACCATCTAATATGAGTGCTCTTGCAAATCCTGCCCCTTTTATGCCTTATAATAGTCATGATTAATACATTCAACTATTATTTTATTCTTCTATTCGTTAAATAACGTCGACACATCAAGAAGGCATCCTTTATTTTCTAAACCAGATTTTCCTTTCCCTTTTTTGCGTTTATTTTCATGTTCTTCCTCTTCTTTATCGAAATCATCACCGCCGTGATTTTTTGGCACAGGAACAGTAAAGTTAAGCGTAATAGCAAGTTGTTCTGCTACACTTTTTTGACTGGAATGTTGTTTTGCGGCGTTTATTTTTTTCGGCTCCCATGACACTTTCCATTTTGACACATCTTTGCTATACCCATCAGTATATTCATGATTATCACACACCAAAATCTTATAATTCTGTGACTTATAATATTTTCGTCTTTTATACCACTGACTCATGAAAATATCGTGTTCATCTATAATATCAATCACAAGCGGAGAACTATGTTTTTGTCGCAATATTCGCCCCACCGACTGACACACATCCGTCTTCGGTGAAGCTAAAATTAGACTTGTTAACGTCTTAATGTCTAACCCCTCCGATGCCATCGCATATGTAGCTATTATGACCTTTTTTTCTTCACTTTGTTTTAGCGCTGCTTCTTTCATACCGCCAATATAATATCCAACCGAACCTCCTGCTATATTTCGATGTGCTATCGCATCGTGTAAATACGTAATCAACGACTTGTTGTGCGCTAATATCATAAACTGTTGTTCGGGATTCATCTCCAGTTCCGATACCAAAACGCGTAGAATAAACTCGCTACGGTGACTATAGCTACACAGCTTAGAAATCATTGTGCTGAATTTTGGATTACCCATATAGTCATGCTGTGTCTCATTGAACTCTTCGTCGTCCACATTGTACACTATACCTTTCACTACTACACTGTGTTCAGACTCCGCCTTCTCTTTATGTACTACAGGTCCAATAAACATCTCAAACACTTTTGTTAGCCCGTCTTTTCGCTCCATCGTACCAGATAATCCCAGTGTATATGTTGTATTCACTTTCATCATACACCTCGAGAATACTTCAGCACCCATATGATGACAGTTACTTACTACAGGACCAGTATTCTTTCCAGGTATTTTTAATACGAAATTGTGATTATCTTTTACCTCGATATCAAATACGTCATATCCTGAGTCACTTAAGTTTCCGAAAATTTTAGCGGTTTCGGGGGTAGCTGGTGGTATGTATGTCTCTGTGTATAAGAATGCATTTTGTGTTACTGAACTGTTTGCTATACTTGTTTTATATGTTTTTAACTTACGAATGTCCTGGCATGCATAAGCATAAACATTTTTGGAGACATTATCTGCATAATCCCTGCGTTCCATACATTCTGTACTACACTCCATACATTCCATACATTTGATGTAGTCACCCATACATAAGTCTTTTGCACACTTGTAACCGCTTTCGGTCAATATTTTGTGTTCAGGTGTACAAACGAATGAACCGCACATCAAATATACCTTCAGTAGTTCTTTTCGCTGCCTTTTCCACGCATGCGTCATTTGCGACCATTCAAAACGCTGCGTTGTTTGGTTGTAGCTAAGAATTTTCGGCAATACTTCTACCAGTTTCTCTACTTCTTTTTCTATTCTTACATACTTTTGCATTGTACCATTTGTAACCCATAAATCATATAGCGTTCCAATTTCCATAGGTCCTGACGATGTGTGAATAAGCGTATTGCGCGGAAAGCATTCATCATATATTGCCAACCCAAAGTTGCGAAATGTATCTTTAGGATACTCCTTCATTGATAGTGACTGCAGCATCCCAATTACAATATCTTTATTTTCGATATCTAGAATTTGTCCTTGTATTTTACCAACACGTGCGCCAGGTAGAAACTGTTCTATTCGCTCTATCCATTGATTTAGCAGAAACGACTTGTGTACAACTACGAGAGTACATTTTCCTAGACGCGATACAATATTTAGTGCCATCACTGTTTTACCTTTGCCTGGGTCTACATCTAGCAAACCGCCACCACAGTCTCCAACATGTTTTATATATTTATCTACGATTGCGTTTTGATATGGACGCAGTTCGCCGTTAAACTGTATTGAAATATTGTTTCCAGAAGGTATAAGTATTCTGTCGGGTGGACCATATGTCTCAATTCCAAAATATCGCGGAACATACAACTTAAGTGGCGACTCTAAATATACCGGGAAAGGAGTGGGTTGTATTGGTGATTTAGGAATAAAGGGCTTTACGGTTAGCTCTGTTCTTATAAAATGCTGTTCTTCTACTGATAAACATTCTTTGAAAATGGAATATCCTTTTTCACCCAAATACGTAGAGTAGCTTTTGTCGTTTTTGTTATTATTTTGTTGTTCTATTGTCGTAAGATTTGAAACAGACAATGACAAAGATGGATTTTTCGTGTTTTTCTTCATATTAGTTATTTAGTTAGTTGATTTACTATGTGTTATTTCTTTTTAAGGATAAAATATTTTGGTTACTAATATTGATGTTTTTATTTAGCCATTTTCAATTTTAACTTGGTTGGAAATTATTCAAAAATATTCGAAAATATATTCAAAGTTATTCTAAAATAATTGATAAATAAAAAATATAATATTATGATATACGGAAATGTTGAAAAAAAATGATACTGTCAATAAATTAATGAACGGTCAATTTTTGCTACTCGTTATTTTTGTTATTTATATTATTTTTAATATACAAACACCTGAACCATTAGCGAATATTGTTGACTCGACTCTTGGGTACGTTATTATTATCGGATTATTCGCTTTTATGGCTGTAAATCTTCATCCTTTAGTTACACTTGTCGGAATTTTCGCCATTTATCTCCTCTTTAAGCGTTCTAGTATGTCCACCGGTTCTCTCGCTATGGCTAAATTCCTCCCCAGCGAAAATCTTAAAAGTCAGCACTTGTCTGCTTTTAACCAGTTTCCTGTTACATTAGAGGAGGAAGTTGTCCAAAGAATGGCTCCTTTACAGCCTGGTCCTGCTATGGGTCCTAAAACATTTACTCCTCTTTTGAATGATTTGCATGATGCTGTAAGCATAAATTAATTTGGCAATATGTATAAATTACTCGTTTTATTACTCGTTTTATTACTATTTGATTCGCATAGTAATAAAATATATAAATAAAATATATAATTTGTAGATGTTGTTTTCTAGATATTATTTATTACACAAACTATCATCTCGTAAAAGCTCTTTTACCTACACTTAATACAACAATTCCCAATACTATTGCTAAAATAAACTGGACTGAACCCGACTCCATTAAAGAATTAATTAGTTTCATACCTTGTGTTCGCGACTCACTACCAATGTCGTCTTTTGTTTGTTTATATAGTTCTTTCCCTTCTTCGCCAGTAGGTTGACAGTCTATATATATTTTATCATCTGTAGCTCTACCTTGAAAGTTGGGACCATTTGAATTAACATATAGTGTTTGTTTTGTTACGGCTGGATAATTTTGAAGTCTTGTCTTTCCTAATGCTGTATTTAGTTTATCAACTGCTGTCTTACTTATTATTTGTCCGCTCTTTAGCATATCGAATGCAATATTACTTTGTTTACATGAAGCTGTATCTACGCGGAAAAAATAATAAGGGGTATTTGGTATAAAGTTGTTTAAGTTAAAATTATTTATGTTAACCTGGTATCCTTCGTTTAAGTTTGCCGTCCTCCCTGCACTCTGTTTTGTAAATTCATTAATAATATTGTCTAAAACTATTCCTCCTGGTTTTAAATTAGACGATGATGATGATGATGCACCGGCTCCTACTATAAAAGGTAATGATACTATCATTTGCTCTTTGTTATCACCTTGGTGTGTTATTATAACTTCGATATCTGCTCTTACTCCTTTATATGTATTTATAGATGGTTGAAATATGTATATGTCGGAAACATTATACTTTTTTTTATTTAGAAATGCTTGAGGAATAGTTCCATCAGATTTTAGATCATACTTTATTCTTAACATTTGACCCATATTATATACTACGCATGAACTGTCATTATATTCGTACTTATAGTCGCAATACATATTACAATTTTCTGCTTTTTCCGTTGTGTCTATATTTATTGGAAAATCACATGACTGTGACATTTTATATTTATGTATTAATATATTATTATTATACTAAATATATTTTATATATGCATAAAATATTTACTTTAATAATTAATTAAAGCATAAATTAAAAATATAGAAATAATATATATTTATTATATAGATTATAAACACTAATCATGACAAGTATTAAAAAACCTTTTGATAATACAGAATATAGAACTGATTTTCAGAACATAGAAACTAAGGTAATTCCTACAGATACAATTGATACTTATGATTTAGTATTTAATATTCAAATGCCTAGTGATGTTAAGAGACCCACTGCTGAACTTTTTAGTAAAGATAAAGATAAAGATATAGTTGACTATTATTGTAACAATAAAATACATATACGGTTGTATTTTAAAGATGAAAATATTTTTGATAGTTATGGAACTGATTGTATTATATCTCCTCTACTATATGAGGATCAAAGAAAGAAAGAAGATAATGGATTATATTTTGCTTCATTAAATGATATTAAAAATGCTGATGGTGGTGCTACTAATAGTAATAGTCATGTTATTCTAAAAGATACTATTCTTGCTAACCTAAAAGCCCGTATTAATAATAAAAGCTCCTCTCCGTTTAAAGAATATAATACTCGTTATAGTAGAGAACAATCTCAGGCTGATAATAGTAATTTATTAGTTTCTAGAGTAAGCTTTATGAATTTTGAAGAAAAGAAAAGATACTTTGATAGCGATTATCAATATTATATACAATTTGATTTTGACTTAAACGAATATGAAATTGAAAGTGATAATCTTGTAAAAAAAAGTGTTTCAGGTAAAACTCCGATAATGTTATTAAAAAAAAATAAATGGATTAGTGTTGTATTTAAAAATATACGCATACCTTTTGACATAAAAGAAATTCCAGCAAAAATGGTAAAACTTGAATTTCAAATAGAGAATACTTCCCCACCGGAATCCAAACCAGATTCTGAGGATGAGCTAAGTATTTTTTATAGTCATTTTTTTTGCAAATATCTTAATGTGGTTCTTAAAAAATATACAGACAAACCAATAAAGGTGCATGATGACTTCATGTTTCTATATCAAGACATGGTTAATGCTTTAAAAAAACAAAGTCTATCTAAAATAGTTGATTTAAACTTAATCGCAAGAAAAGTAATATGGTATTATTTGAAAATTCTAAATGATAATGAAAATAATAAATATAAGGAGATGTATTCTGAAATGAATAAAGCAGTTACAACTGCTGCAGATAAAACTGCTCAAGTTACAACTGCTGCAGGTAATGCAGAAAATGCAGTAAATAACATGAAAGAACTTACAACAGCTGTAAAAGATGCAAATAATAAAATTAAAATTTTTTCTAATATTTTCAAAAGAGATAATATTGAAAATTATAGAAGAAATATTCTTAATGCTATTATGAAATCATTTAAAAAAGTAGGTTTATCGGGTTTATCCAAATTGTCAAGAATATCTGACAGAGAAATTATGGATAAGTATAACGAAATTAAAAAATATATAGATACTATTAGTATGAAGGAGACGGATAGCAAGGGCGAGGAGGAGGAGGG